GTACCAGTAGGTGTAGGTCTTGGTGGCGGCATCGTAAGCGATGGAGAACAGCTCGTCGTTGGAGTGGTCAGCATCGTAGATGCGGCTGTAATGGGTAACCTTCACGATATCGGCAATGTAGGTGCGGCTGTTCTTGTCGATGGTGGAGTAGTTACGCAGCTGATAAGCATCCTTGGTCGGGGTGACAACGTTGCCGGTGGAACGGAAGCCGTACATGCAGACGTACAGAGGCACAGTAGCCTTCATGTTGACATGGTTCACGGTAGCAACGGTGATATCGTACTCAACGCGGCCGTCATCGGTCTTCACGCCAGGATGCTCTTCCTCGGTCGGAGGAGTCTCGGGAGGAATCTCGGTGTCGTTGTCCAGGTAGATGTAGAACTGGGTGGACATCGTCGGGTCTTCGTTGGTGGCGGTGTCGGTGCCCTCAGCCTTGGTATCGTCAGAAACCTTAGCTTCATCAGCAGTGCCGTGGTTCCAGTTCACGCCACCCTGAGTCTGCTGGCAGTCAGAAATCTTGACGTAATGCATCTGGAAGGTGCCATCAGCCTTCTTGGTGGTATAAACGCCGTACTCTTCGCCATCGTTATACTGGCTGCCTGCGATGTAAGCAGCGGGGATAGCAGTGAAGCCTTCGGCATCCTGGTCGGCGTAGACAACGGAACCGTCGTCGTTCACCTTGTAGAAGGATTTAGCACCGATGCGGTAAACGGGAGTGCTGTGCAGCATGGTCTCGTTATTGGGATGATTGGCAATAGCAGTATTGTCAGTGGGCTGTTTGGTGTCTTCCATTGCGTATGCGGTGATAGGAGCCATGCAGCTGGCGGCCATTGCCATACCCATCACGGCGCTTGCAACGCGCTTGTAACATTTCATTGGAATAGTCTCCTTTCAAAATAGTGGATTCGAACTAAGCTTTCTCCTTTGATTCCTGCCGTTCCTGCATACGCCAGGTCAAAAGTCAAGCCCTGCATATCCGCGTCCTCTCGACGCTGACTGCATCAAAACACGATGTACTTGGCAGCAATGAGGGGTTCATCGCTTCCCTCGCCTGACCATTCTTGCAACACCGCAAGGCCCGTCAGTCTACCATGTGATGACTTGATGACGCAGATATGCACCATGAGTTCGCCCTTATCAGGGAGCTCTGGGGCTTACTGCTCTGAGCCACTGATTTTATTATCTGCGACTCGCACACCCACGCAAGCACAAACATCACGTTTTTTTCGCATTTTTTCACTTTTTTCAAAATTTTTCTTGCCTTCGCGTTTTTTACCATATATTTGATGATTTTATCACCTTTTGTCATAGTCAATTCATAAATATATGGTATAATTTTCCCATAAAAAGTCGGAGGAAAATGATGGTTGCAGAGAAAAGGATTTACAGCACCACGGCATTGCAAAACTGCTATCGTGCATTGCGTTCCGCTCGCTGGAGTGCGAGACGTAAAGACGAGCATATGACCCGCTGCTGTGAAGTGCGTGAGCTGTATGCCAAGTGCCAGGTGTATTTGGGCTGCATTCTTTTTGACCCTGATATGTCTCCAGCCAAAGATTATCTTGATATGGTGAAAAGCAAAAAGGTAACCAAACGGCAGTTAGACAAACAGCTGAGAAACTGCAAACGTTTTTTGTTGTATCAGTTTGATGAAATCGAAAAAGACGCTACGAATGCCTCCTTGGCATGACCATCCTGACAAAGAAAAAAGCTGCTCTCCGTTTTTGGGAGAACAGCTTTTCTTTTTTATTGGTCTTCTTTTCCGAACACAAGGTCGTAAATGCCCGGGATGTCGTAGGGACTGACGATGCGCAGTGTGGGAGCATCCTTGTCCGACGTTTTGAACTTTTCGGGTTCATCCGATACGATAACGCTTGCGTGCTTCCAGTCGTCGCCTTTCAGGAACTGTGCATAACGCATACCAAGCATTTCCTTGATGGACAGGCTCTTCAGCTGCATCGCATAGGTACAGGCAGCCACGGTAGGAGCATAGTCTGTCACAACATTCCGGCACGCCAAACGGAACTGAGCCACGCTCTTATCCACCGTAATGACTTCACGGGTCATGAGGTCTATAACGACCATAACGAGCTGGTCAGAATCCGTAGTGAGAGCAAAGCGGTCCTTGACAGTCGCAGGTTCAAACTGCTCACCCGTCTTGCCATCCCGAACCATTACGCCGCAGAAAGCGTTCTCCATCTCAGAGAACTTCTCCCCAGAGTAGGATTTTACAGTAATGGCGGCATAACGGAACCCGTTCTGAAAGCACTTCTTGATATCGAAATCTACATACTCAACGGCACCATTCTTACCGCTGCAGCGGCGGTCGCCGGAATGGACAGCGCCGAGCGTCTCGTCCTTAGGGTTCGCGTAGTAGATGAACTTTGCCTTTTCTTCCCCGTAGAACACAACCGAGAGGTCCAGGTCGATGCCATTCCACAGGCCATCGTTTCCCTTCCAGTAAAGGAATGCACGGAGCACATTTCCGTCCGGCAGATTCGTGCGAGAGCCGCAGGCTGCAGCACGCACGGCGGAAGTGACCTGACGGGGATTATCCGGAAAAATCAGCTTATTGCAATGACAATCCGGGTCGATGTACACGCTCTTCGGTTCGGTGTCCTCTGCGCGAAGGACCTGCCACAGCTGATTAAAGATATCGCGTGCCACACGCTTGCAGATATCCTCAGACAAAGGTTCAATGTCCCGTTCCAGAGCTTTGCTGGCAGCGCCGTTTGCCTTGCCGGTTGCCAAATGCACAGGATTGTTGCGGTTTCGGAAATGGTTGATGAGCTGAACCAGCACACGCGGTTCGATGCTTTTGCACACCGAGATGAACCGGAACAGAACATTTTCCATCTGCTGTGCATTGGAGCAGTTGCGCAGCGCAAAGTCCAGGTTTCGGGCAAACATACCGGGCCGCATCATCAGATGAGAGGAGAGCAGGTCCACATTGACCGGCTTTTTCATGAGCTCCTGCAGCTTGGAATTGTAGGTTTCAATCTTGACACCGTTGCGAATCTTCGTAAAAATCTCATAATCTTCCTTGAAGATATAAGAATAATCACCCGGATGCAGGCGTTCGCCCAGTCGTTTGAACTCTTCGGGACGCAGCGCAAATCCCTCATTCTTGTCGGTGTGTTCCAGCAATTCCAGCAGCTGACGACGTTCACCGCGCTTAAAGTTTCGGAATTTCGGGGCTTTTGAAAGACTCACATCCTGGTCGCTCATTGCAGCAGCCAGGCGCAGTACATCGGTAGAGCTCTTGAAATCCCGGAAACATGCCTGTTCCCGCCATTCGGGACGAGAGATGATGCGAGACACATACAGAGCAAGATTTTCCTTGCATGGGATATGCTTGGGTTTCATGCGGTCCATCAGCTCAGATGTGAAATCAATATCATGCATCAGAGTATCGAAAACGCAGGACGCCTCGTCAGGAGACAGAGGAGAACGCCCGGTAATGCTCTGTACGGCATAGCGGTAGATTTCCTCCTCGTCACATACCGGAATCTGTTTCACGGCAGGGAGATGGCTGCGGTCCAGTGCCGGGCAGAATTTTGCCGGGTCAAAGTCCGGCTGCCATTCGCCGCAAGTCAGATAATTGAGGAAGTTGACAACATACAGGTCCACAAGGTCGGCTTTCATCGCATCGTCCGGGAAATTCGGCCAGATGGGAGAAGTCTGAGAAATCGCCTTGCCATCCTCCGTGACACAGTCATACAGCGCAGACCAGGTCTTGAGGAAGTCGTTGTATTCCGCCTTGCAACAGGCATCAAAGAGGTCACGCGCCATAATATAGCCGTATTCCATCAGTTTCATGTTCGCCGAGCAGACATAACGTTTCTCTACCGCCTTCTCCCCTTCTTGTGCGGGCATGGGCGGTACGATACCACGATGATGTGCAAACGTAATGCGGTTAAAATCATAAACAGTCAGCATTCAAATGACCTCCTAACAAAACAAAAATCCCGCGCCGAGACAAACTCGACACGGGTGGATGAGACACGTAATAGATACGGAGAGCATATCCGCTAACGTGTTGAAGTCAGCAGCACAAAAAATGCGAGCCGACTTCCTTGTTCTTCTAGAAATGAAGGAAGCGGATATATAGCCGTATTGTTATGTTCTCGAGCCGTGACGGAGAGCGAAACCGCTGACATAATTTCATATTATCTTCAAGTAGAAGGAAGCGGTCTCATAGCCATACACGAAAATGCTCAAACTTTAGGTTCTTTACTATCATTTGAGCCAGTAGATATATTGTACCACAATATATAGCATATTGCAATACCAAAACACAATATATTGTGTCTGCTTTTTATGCCGGAAACAAGATAGGCCCTAGCTGCCGTGTTCAGAACGTCCAACAAATGCCTAGCAAAAAGCCGCCTACCCAAAAGGGTAAGCGGCATAAATCTTACTAGAATTTATTGCATGGAACACTCAAATGTCACAGTACCAGTCCAGTTTCCAGGAGCAAGAACTGCACTCACGGAATAGTCTGAGCTTGTTCCATCCCCAAGCATTTCGGTGCGATTCCATTCAATTTTGGGAGTCGTGATGGTCAGGGATACATCTGTTGCGCCTTTTGATTGCAGGGGTGTAGCGGAAGTCTTAACCCGAACAGTTCCTTTGAGAGGAATATCGCCAGCCAAAGTAACCAGAATCGTACCAGTCTTGATGCCAGTCCCATCCGTGCCTTCCAGCGTGATTTCTTCCGGAACGGTTAAGGCGTAAAAACTGTCCACTTCTGCTGTGACCTGTGTTGCTGTATCTTTGGAAGCACTTAGCCAGACAGCATCATTAGAATCCGAATCAGAATCCGAGCCCGGAGCAGGCGCATCTGCTTCAATCGTTTTGTCAACATCGGTGATAACGTCATCCAAATTGGCAGGTTCAGAGAATGCCAATACAGGGCAGGCAAGCATAAATGCAGCGATAGTTCCTGCCGCAGTAGTTTTCAGGCACATACAGTTCCCTCCTTTCCAACAGCATTATTTGTACTTCTTTTCACAGCTGAACGTTGTTGTGCCGGTCCAGTGTCCGGGGTCAAGCTCCGCAGAGACTTTGCAAGTTGCGCTCGTTCCATCGTTCAGCAAGTCTGCGCGGGACCATTTACTTTTGGTCTGATTGGATACTGTGACAGCAGCGGTTTTGCCCGCAGTGTTGGTCATGGTTCCACCGTCCACAGATACCGCAATCACTGCATTCTCCTCAACGTCGCCTTTTAGAATCATGGTGATATCAGCCGTATATGTACCCGGGCCGCTGTCAACACCTGTCAGCTTAACAGTTTCAGGGACCGTAATCGTATAGGTGGCCGTTGCACTCGCAAGCAGCTGAGTGGAAGCCGTTTTCGGCAATCCTTTACCGGTAGAAGTAGCAGCGCCCATCGTACTCAGACAATTCGAGCACAGAGGCTTTCCGTTAATAGTCGTTGCATAGACATTTGCATCCGCAATTGCGGTATAAGTAGCGCTCTTATCCGACTCAATGCCCTTAATCGAGTTCACCTTGTTGTATGCCTCGAATGTTTTGGCGTCATCAGCGGCCGGGGTTGTCACAGTGAATTCCTGCCCACAGACCGAACATGTCCGTGTAGCGGTATCGGCAAATCCGAACGACACATTCAAAAGAAAAGGAGACAGCACTGCCAAAAGCATAGCAAAGCGCTTGATAGCCTTCATGTTGACCCCCTCCTTATGCGGCCGTAGATGTATCAGGTTGTGTGTTTTCTGAATCCGGAGTTTTAGTTTCGGCTTCATCCTCTTTGTTTTTTGCTTTGCTTTCAGCTTGCTCGGAATTTCCCTCAGACGAATCCGCATCAGTATCAGTGTTCTCTGTATCATTGGCTATCTCCGGTGTTTTTTCGCACAGTACGCCAGCAAACATGTTCTCTTTGTTCGTCACGCTGCTGGTATCCCAGCTATCTGTCGGCGAAGCATCCGAGAGAGAACGACAACCGGCAAAAGTTTCACTCATATCAGTTACTTTCGAGGTATCCCACTTCTCCATCCCGGCAATAGACTGCAAAGCCTCACACTGATAACACATCCTGTTCATCGTAGTGATGTTCGACGTGTTCCAGTTCTCTAATCCACCAATGCTGGTGAGCTTCTTCATTCCGGAAAAAGCAGATGCCGCAGAAGTCACCTGCGAAGTATCAACGTTCTGATACTCGATGTTTTCAATGTCGGCAAACGCTTCATTCCCATCAAACGAGATGCTGTTTCCATCGCCAAAGACGAGCGTCCCGCCTGTTGAATTCGCGATATAGAGCCGGTCCTCGCCGTCTTTTACGAAAGCCAGAATTGCGCTGGAGCCGATTCCAGAGACATCAAATACTTTGGCCGATTCCGGGACCTGATAGTCGCCAAAGGAAATCGCCTTGATTTCAGTCCCGGATTCCTTGAGCTGCGTCATTGCCTGCGCCAGGTTTGAAACGTTCATCGAAGCTGTCGGCGCAGGTGCCACAGTGTTGTCGGAATCCTCGTTCGGAAATTCATTATCGGACTCATCATCAGATGCGGTAGAAGTATCGTATGTCACGGTACGGTTATCGGAAGTGAAGTTATAGCCGCTCAAAGCGTTGGACGGATTTCCGGCAATGGTAAGACCCATCCGTCTGCTCACGTAAACAAGGCCCGTAGAAGAGCCTGGAGTCGGAAGATAAGCCGTTGCAAAAGTATCTGCGACCGTGATTTTGGTAAGGGAAGTACATCCAGACATCATGCTGGAGAAATCAGTGACATTTTTGGTGTTAAAGCTGCTGAAATCAAGGCTTTTAAGTCCTGTGCATCCCTTGAACATGCTGTTCATCGTCGTGATTTTACTGGTATCCCAACGGCTGAGTCCAGTAATTGTAGTCAGTGACTTCATGTTATAGAATGCGTAAGCAGCGGATGTCACGCGAGTCGTGTCAACTGCATCAAAGTTAATGGTCTTGATATTGTCAAAAACCGTAGAAGTGTCAGACGCACCGCTTTTGAAGCAAATGCTGTTACCGGAAGCAAACGCCACCATATCACGGTTCGTATCTGTCACTCGAAGCTCTGTGCCATTCTGAATGCCCCACCACCAGCCGCCGTACATCGTGGTCGGAACATACGCGACAATCGATTTGTCACCCTGGCCGGATACGTCATAGGTCGTTGCATTGCCCGGAACTGTATAATTGCCGAACGAAATAACGGTGATGTTTTTTCCCTGAGAGGAAAGAGTCGTCAATACAGAAGCAAGACGGCTCACATCCATCAACGGCATCTGCGCCTTGACGTTGATGATGTATTTGGACGAATAGATGACGCGAGTCCCGGTACTGTCATATGCGGTCTTCGTGATGTTCGCAGTTCCGATTGCCGAAGCGATAATATGGCCGTCCGAACTAATGGAAGCCACGGAGGGGTTATCGGATTCAAATACAATATGAGTTTTATCTTCATAAGCGGGAGAAAGCAATACAGAATTGTCTCCTACCTCAACTGTATAGGTATCTCCTACCGAAGCGTAAAACACCATATTGCCGGTCCATTCACCTGGAGTGAGGTGCGCAGTCACGGAATAATCGGTTTGTGCAGTTTTCCCTTTTACAGCAGTTGCGTCCCATTCTGTTGCAGTGGTAGCAGTGGCGGTGCAGACAACATCGGTGCTGCCGTCGCGGTGCATGGTCGGAGCAGAGGTATTAAAAAATACTTTCTGGTTTGTCAGCAGTTCGCCCGTTGCCTTGATAGAAACGGTGTTAGCATAATCTCCAGTGCCACCGTTTTCATTGCTCAGTGTCACTGATTCGGGAACGGTAATGATGTACACTGATTCATCAACTTCACCGCCCGTGCCGCCTTTGTGTTCGCTGATAATACGTTCAACGCAATTTGTGCAGATAACGCCATCTGCGTTGCTGACAACGTACATATTTTTCAGGGCATATCGTTGAGTTGTGCTCGATGTTAGGCCCTCAACTTCTTCACAGTTGTAGAATTCAGTGTACTTCTGTGTGCCACCATATGTAGGCATAGGCGTTACCAATGCGCCGCACAGCACGCAGTTTTTGTAGCCCATGCCACCCCAGCTTGCAAATGCCATGGACACATTACATACCATGGCAAAAATCATAAACAGAAAACTCGCAGCCGCTTTTTTGATGTTCACAGATTTTCACATCCTTTCGAATTTGGCATTATGACATCGTGCAGGAAAATGTAGCTGTGCCCTTCCAGCTGCCTGCTGTCAGTGTCGCGGAAACCACATAATTGCTTGTAGTTCCGCCATTCAGCAAGTCGGAGTATGACCAGACCGTTTTCGGTTTTGCCGTGAATGTCACGGGAGCCTTAGTCCCAGACGCATCGGTCATATCGGTCACTGTGGTAGTCACCGTCACTTTTTCGTTACTGCCAACGCTGCCTTTGAGATTTACCGGGATTATACCCGTATAAGTACCGGACCCGTCCGTACTCTTCGACAATGCAACAGTTTCCGGCACCGTAATCGTATACCCGGAAGTCACATCGGCAACAAGCGCCGTTGTCGCAGTCTTATCCACTTCGGCCAGAGCAGTTCCGGTATTGAGACAAATCGCCAGAAGGGCTGCCAGAACTTTCTTTGATGTCTTCATAATAATGCCCTCCTCTGCATAGCGGCATGATTCCAAGATTTAAGCCAAAGTACAGGTAAAGGTCGCGGTTCCGGTCCAGCTGCCGGGGGTGAGGGATGCAGAAACAACATAGTTACTGGTGGTGACATTGCCCTGCATGTCAGTCCGTGACCATTTTGTCTTGGGGGTAGACGTAAATGTAGCAGCAACGCTGTTTCCTGCTGTATCTTTCATCGTAGGCGCAGTTGCCGCAACCGTTACCGTTTGATTGGCTGCTACATCTCCCTTGATGTTGACAGCAATCGTACCCGTATACGTGCCGGTTCCTGTAGTCGTGCTGGTCAGCGCAATTTTTTCAGGGACAGTGACTGTATACCCAGACCCGACCTCTGCGGTAATCGCGGTAGATGCAGATTTACTCGTAGTGGCAAATGCGGGGGCTGTATTGATGCCAAGCATCATTACAAAGCTCAATGCCGCTGCTATAAGCTTTTTCATTTTCATATGTGAGAGCCTCCAGAATCTAATAGAAAAGGCGGCCAGCCTGCTTGTGAGGCCGACCGCTTTTCGGTTTTGCGCGGGATACCCCAGTTTTTATTATGGGGATTGATTATGCCAGAGCGCAGGAGAAGGTAGCAGTGCCTTCCCAAACACCAGGAGTCAGGACTGCAGACAGACCGTAGTTGTCAGTCGTGCCCTGACCAGAAGTCTCCATACGGGTCCAGCTCTTCTTAGGAGTGCCGGTAAAGGAAGCCGTAACGTTCTTTGAACCAGAGCACTTCATGATAGGCGCAGTGGAAGTAACGGTCACGGACTGACCTTCACCGATGTCGCCCTTTACGTTGACGGGAATCGTACCAGTGTAGGTGCCACTCCCACCCTTAGCATTGGTCAGGGTGATGGATTCAGGGACGGTCAGGGTGTAGGACGGGGTAACAGTGGCATTAACCTTCGTGCTGCCGGAAGTTGCAGCAAAAGCGGAGGTTGCACACATAGTCGCGGCCATCGCACAAGCGAGGGCCATCGACATAGCTTTGGCGAGTTTCATCTTCAGAAACCTCCTTCGTTGATTGCGGACACAAAATCAGCCATGTGCAAGGCCATCAGCTGATTCGAGCCCTTGTCTTTTACTATTTATCTCCCTTGCGAGTTTACCAAAATGCGCTTGTCGCGCAATTCAGCCCAGTTAAGATACAATGGCCGTGACCGCAAACTCAGCGCCATTGCGCGGCTGTTGGTCATCTACACCGACAGTAGATACCGAGAACACCACAGCGTGCTCTCCTGCCCCGGTAATGTAATCCGATGCCTGCCAGGCGTATTTCTGGCCTGGAGCAATGTAATCGGATTCATAGAGCACTTCATCGTTCTCAAGAATCGTATATTTGAAGTAGACATGGTTGCTTTCCGGGTTCACCAGGTCCACAGTACTGTCAGGGCTCACATAGATGGTCGTGAATGCCGGGAATTCGATGAATCGCATCTCCCCGGAATCGGTTTTGCCGTTGTCCATCGTCCCGTCATACGCTTCGCCGTCAGCAATCACGATTTCGCTGCTTGCGGAGCTGGCATCGCTGCCGCTGCCATCAAGGGGCTTGTTCACCATTTTATAAAGGCTTGCAGTGATAAGGGCGACGAGCAGCACGAGAGCAGCAATCACCGCGATAATCAGAAGAAGAATCGGTTTTTCCTTCTCACGCACAATGCCAACGAGTTCCCCGGTTTCAAGCGGCAGGTATCCGAGAATATCACCGGAAGCCTTTTCCTTCACGGAATACCGAGTATCCATATTGGCGTCTTTGAACTGCACAACATTGGCTCCGTCGTCATTGAATTCAACAAAGCCGTAGTCGTTTGCCTTGTACTTTTTCTGGTCAGCATTGATGTATCCAACAATCGTGATAGGCTTACCATCAACCATATCGGCGGGAATTGCTGGCAGAGACTTTGATATATTTCCGAATTTGACTTTTGTTGCCGGAAAATCGTCCGGCATATTGGCAAGGTAAAATTTTGTTGCCATGTGATGACCTCTTTCTCAGTGTTGTTATTTTTACACGCCACTTCTAGGCTGTTGATTTTATTATCTTTGATTCGCACGGATAGGCAAGTAAAAGAAAGCCTAAAAAACAAAAAAATGATTTTTTGTGGAAGAACAGCAAAAGAATAACAAAAAGACAACAAAAAAAGAGCCCCCGCATCACAGCAGGAGCTCGTAAGTTAGCGCAAATTATCGTATTTACTATATTTCTTGTCTTCTTTTTCGTCAGGCATGCTGAGCTGTTGGTCTCTGCCGTTTTCTTGCGGACCATCCCAGTTGTCCTTTTCTTCGCTATCGTTTTCTTCGGAATCCTCCAAATCTTTTTTGGGTTTTGCCTTTCTGGAAGTGGACTTCTTCTTTTTGGGTTCAACGAACACATCAGACAAATCATAGGGTGAAACTGCGATTGCCGTTACCCCTTCATTCATTTCCGCCGCATGGTTCAGAATCCAAATAAGTTTTCTCCACTGCCATTCGACCATATCGGTTCCGAGCTTTGATACGATAACGGAAGCCTCAGCCTGTTTGGCCTTGACCATCGCCTGCAAGAGACACCCGTACAGATACGGGAACTGAATTTTCGAGCCGTGCTTGTCGGCGGTTTCAGTACTGCAAATCATAATTGCCACAATCGTGTTCTCGTTATTGCCCGGACAGAATAGAACCTGACCGGAATACCGAAGCTGTTCTGGCAGCTTATGTAAGTACCACTCTTTCGCTTCCGGGAATCTCTTTGCAAATTTTTCAAGAGTCTTGGTATCCCAAGTCCCCTTGTTATTGCAAAAGCAGCAAATGATTCTGCGGCCCTTGATATCTCTGGGGATTGTCTCCCCTTTCATCAATGAAATTCTCATGTCAGGCATATTAGTCGAGCTCCGAATGATAATAGAGTTCAATGCCAAGACGCTCTTTTACGAGTTTCTTGACAAGCTCTGCACCATATCTCTGAACATTGACGCTCTGGCTGAAAGTCGGAACCGCAATGTCGAGCCAGCTCAGCTTGCGCTTGTTGGCACCGACCAGCAGGCTCATGTCCTTTTCGAGCTGAGAATCAGCTTTCGGATACCAGAAAATGAAACCACAGTCAAAGCCGCCCTCCTCATTGAGATGAGCAGTTTCGATGTCTTTGATTTCGTTTTCGATTTCCGGAGTGCGTAGGAAAAGGCGAATCTGGGTTTCGACCTGCTTGACGCGGCTCTCCACCTTGGCAATTTCCTTCTCGGCTCTCGCTTTCTGAACATTGTTCAGCAGCTGCGAGATTACGCCATCCGGGTTCAGATGTTTGCGAAGCCCTTCGATTTCCTTGTCTTCAATATCGTCTGCAATGACGGTATCGATGTAGGAAGTATCGACCAGCGGGCTTTCAAACAGTGGAACCGCAGCACCAAAGCCGTTCACGGAAAGCACTTTCTGATTCGTGCTAAAGCGTTTGAGTGTAGGACAATCAAGATTGACCCATTCCTGAACAAAGCTTTTTGCGCGGGACAAGTCCGTGCAGCGGCGTGTGGTGGTTGCGGAAGAATACTCGTACCAGACGACTTCCTTCTCGTTCGCATACCGAACGCTGCCAACGGGAGGATTCTTGAGGTCCTGGCCGCGAATCAGCTGAACATAATCAATCTGATTGGCTTTCAGAAATGCTTCAAGAACCCAAGGGCTGACGGCTACCATGTAGTCCTTTCCTTCTTCGTAGTTACCTGCAGGCTTGATACTGCGCATGTCTTTTTTGTATGCCTTGAGCGGCGTGCTCATAGGAGTCCAATCATCGTCAAAAGTCTTGACAAAGGCTTTGGGCCCATTGCTGGTATTTGCGAATTTAACTTCTGCTTTCATGGTATCTATCCTTCCTTTTTGTAATTTGTTAGTTGTTGATGAGACTGTCGATATCAGCCGCTTCGACAAGTGCGCGGATGCAACGCATCATGTTTTTTCCATAAGCGTTGCCATTGAGATATTTTTCAATAATGCGGACAGCTTTTGCACAAATGTCGGAATCCGGATTGAACGGTACGAAAACGAATAGTTCGTGTCCGTCCACATCCGTATTCTGCCCATATAGAATGTGAACATCATCACGCATTCTTGCTGCTCCATTGTCTTTAAGCAAATTACGAAGGTCATCGTTCATAGCATCTGCAATGCAAGGCAATGCAGCTCCAAACAGCTCAACAACAGCGCTTTCCGACACATTGGGGTGAAAAGTCTCAACCGCATCCAGAATCCAATCGCGGTCATACAAAACCGTCAGAAGGATACCGTACTGACCACCGATAGTCGCAACCTGCTCGCCAACACCACTGTCAAGGTTCAACGCCGTATAAGCGGGTGTCATATGAGAGGGCAAAGCATTTGCATCTCGACCTGTCGTATCTCCCGGCAAGATAACATCACCAAAGTAATTGGTCCAGCAGGTAACGGGATTCCTTTTGATGTTTTCAATGTACATATCATTCTCTCCTCATATTAGAAGTTTTGGTTTGGGAATGTGAATCATTCATCTTCTTTCTCGGCGACATCAAATCCGAAATGACACCAGCCATATTCATCCGAAAGCCAGTCGGAGACATCGTCAAGGTATGAATCCAAATCGGTATTTTCGCGGTCCAGAAACGGAGGCGTATGTACCTCGGTAGGTAAAGAAGCGAGAGCTTCTGTATTACCGTCCGTATCCCACTTGATATTCTTGATAAGCATAGCTCACACCTCCGTGTTGCTTTCAGAAATAGCGCCGTCAATACTGGCAGCTTCAACGAGTCCACGAATATATGTTTCTACCTTTTTGCCATAAGCCACATTGTCTAGATAATTCTCTACAACGCGAGCCGCATGTGCGCACCTGATTCGTTCATCATGGTCAAACTCTGTGCCGCCAAAGGGAATGAAGAAGCAAAGCTCATGACCATCCTTATCTGTATTTTGGCCAACCAAAATTCTGAGGTCGGGGCAGTTCGAACAATGTTCCGTCTTGTTAAGTGAGGCGTGGATATCATTCCACATTATCTGTGCCAGACACGGCAAGGCAGCGCCGAACAGGTTCATGATGATTTCGTCTGGAATCTCACAGTTGAGATTAGAGAAAGTCTCCGATACCCAGTCCTTATCGTAGAGTACATCCAACAGCAAACCGCAGTGGCCGTTCAGGGTGACAACACGTTCTGAAACACCACTGTCGGTGTTCAGCGCACTGTAAACGGCAGCCACGAACCGAGGAAGGTCCGATTTGGTCCGATACGTTAGGGCAGTATCTCCGGGAAGATAAACAGCACCGTTATTGTCGGTCCAGTAGAAAATGTTTTCGATGTTGTTGAGATTCATAATGTTGAACATGGTATTTACCTCCTGTAATTTTTGATGCAAAAAGGCGGACCTCCCGGTATGGGAAGTCCGCCTTCAAGCGAAATTATGAATTGTACGAACGCAAAACGCGCCTAGTAGATGGTATCTATCGTACAATTTTTATAATATCCTGTTCGCACATCTGCGCAAGTGCGGTAGCTCAAAGAGTTTCGAAGAAGGCGTTTGCCAAATCCTCATCGGACAGGTTATTCAGGTATTCCTCGAGCACGCATTCGGCTTCCGACATATTCACGGGATAGCCGAGAAATTCTTCTACCGCCTCAGAGCCGCGAGCAAGCAGCGCATCAACGAGAATTTCGGTGCGGCATTCACGAATGGTCCGGTTCAGGTCTTTATCGGTGGTAGTACACCAGTAGTTCCCGTCAATATCACCGTGAGCTTCGATGGAATACAGAGCATCCAAAGCATTGTCAATATCATCGTCGTATTCATCGAGGATATCATCAATGCAGTAAACCTGATGCCAGTGTTCGCCGTCATCCAGCGAAACAAGGCGTTCAGAAATATCATCATTATCAGGAGGAGTCCCGGAAGCCTCAATGTCGAACACTTCACGGCTCTTTTGATTCACGCGGCATTGTGAAGCGAACGAAGCGCCGGACGAAAAGTTCATTGCAAATTTCGCAACAATCACATCCGGTTCAGGGTCTTTGAGTGCTTCCTGGTATTCCGGCAATCCGCGATAGGCAACCCGCTTGGAGGTCCCGTCAGGTTCCAGCTCATACACAGCCGAAATCACATGCCCTTCATTGGCAAAATTCACGATTGCCCTGCACAGATTCAGCATCACAAAATGCTTATCGTTCAGGTCATGGGAGTCTCTGTCCGCCTGAACGGTAACGAGCTTGGACGAGCCGGTCATAGTCGAGATACGGTACAGATAATCGATGTTTTGCAGCTGATACATAGAGTCATTCTCCTTTTTGCTTATCAGAGGTGGTTGCGATTTTTTCTTCGGTTTGCTTCTGTTTTTTGGCCTGAACCGCCATGCCAGCCTTATAGGCGGCGTAGATGGTAAAGGCCATATACATCATCATGATGTCATCCACCGGCCGGACCTGAATTTCCCCATAAGTCAGGATTTCCAGGAGCTTCCAGACGGTGGTTGAACACATGACAAGCAGACACATAATGAATTTCCAATCCATATAAATTCCTTTCACAGTCAAATCAGTCGTCATAGAACAGCCCCGGAATGATGATGTAGTCTTCAGCATGAGCTTCGATGTCTTTCAGCTGAAAACCGTTTGGGAAACACTTCCAGGAGTCGCCGTCATAAAACAGCTCACCGCATTCCGGGTTTGGATGGTTGTCGAACAGTTCAGCGGCGTAGCGAAGAAGATAAGATTCGTTGGAATCCATTTCAATGGAGCGCAGGCAGGTATACATCGGCTTGGTGATGTCGATGCCTTCTGCTTTATGCTTCTGCAATGCTGCACTGAACTCAGCCATTGCCATGCACTGCGTGCGTTCCTTCATGGTTTTCGCCCATTCAATGAGTTTTTGCGGTTCGCGAAGACCCAGAATAACATCCTTGTCTTCGATGTTTCCTGCAATCTCGGATGTTGGGTAAATATTGAGGAGAGGGTCGTCGAAAGATGTCAGACGAGACGCAAAGTTCTGAAGAAAAGTCTCAGGATTGTAAGGATTTTGCCCCATACACTTGTTCACGGTATCGATGTCAGTCTTGATTAGGCAGGTTGCGTTAAACATACAATTTTTCCTTTCTCTTGATTGATATTTGTTTTTTCGGAAATGGTTGATAGAAAGCTGTCGGCACTCCTTTCTTGCAAATAAAAAAGCAGGCCCACCGAATTGGTGAGTCTGCTAATTTAGCTGCAGAATATGAATTGTACGCATTGGGCCAAAAGGCTGTTATCTATCATACAGTTTCATCATACGCCGTTCGCACAATATCGCAAGAGAAAAGAAGAAAAGCCGCTGCCTCCAGCATAGGCAACGGCTTATTGCTATTTGCTTAGCGCTTTCTCAGCGTTTTCTTTGACAGTCGAGCGAATATCAGCAGACACCTTCAAAATGTCCAGCGCTGCTTCAATGGAAAAATGTCCCGAACGAACGAGGTTCGCAACGCTCTCAGAAAGAGATTCGAGATGCCCTTCTTCGCGGCCTTTTTTGAGTCGCTGCTGCTCGACAAAGTCACTGTAATTGCACATTTGATTGATACCCTCCTTGATGTCAGTTGCAACCGCAAAAGCCTTGATTAAGATTCAGAATTGCCAAACACGCCGAGCAGTTGCTCCACGCTCGGAGCCAGCAGATAATATCTGCAGCCATCCTGCTCAATCACGAAAACAATATCCCCAGACCCGGTTCGGGCAGTGCTGTTGTATTTGGCTTCAATGCCGGATGGCAGAACCACAGATTCATCGAGAGGCTTGGATTCCTTGATAGTGGCCGAGCTTGTGATAAATACCCTGCCCTGATTCGTTTCGATTTTGGCAAGAGCGTTATCCACTTCTATCATCGAATTGTTCTTAACTGGAACGCCAAAGATTGTGATGGTCGGTGCGACATCGCAAAGAACCGCTCCATCCAAAAGCTGTTGTATCACTTTGGTTTGCTGCTGTTCTTCATTCACCTTGACAAGTGCCGTGACGACAAGGCTGGTATCCTCATTGATGTTCCTTGTTCCCGACAGTAAGGCGGAATCATTTATCAGAAGAAAGTTGACGCCTTCTTCCTTGTGCCCATTCACAAGAGTCATATGATAGGCCCCAACGCAGGCCGTATGGTCTTGCGTCTGATACGATACCAGGCTCCTTTCACCGATGCTCTGTATCGGAATGCAGACCGTTGTATCATCCAAAGAGAGCGGCACACAGGAATTGAGAGTCAATTTGAGTCTTTCTTTGCTTGCAACAAAATTCATGTGCGGGTCACTTGCATCAAATGGAGTGATTTCTGCCGTTTCCGGCGTTGCTGGCAATAAATGAGATACAAACTCTGCAAATTCAGCCGTTTCCGGCGTCTGCTGTACCTTCTCCGCCAACTTTTCGTGCATTCTTTGAGCGTCCCTGAACGCCCAGATGCTTGTGACAAAAATCAGCAGCATCGCCGCAATCATCAGCCCTTCAAGCTTTTCTCCGTTGTTTTTCATGGTTCTCCTCACCCGATTCCCCGCAAAAAATACTGATTCAGTTTCTAATGATACGAGCATCGCAAGAACTGGCAAGCAAAGTGCCAACACAAAAGCCACCCCCCGAAACGGGCAGATGGCTCAGTGAAAGATTGGTTCAGAACGTATTAACCCTGGAAAAATTCCTGCAGCACTTCCGCACCGGTAGCAAGAATCTTGACATTGCGGTTATTTACCGTAGAGACAAACGGGATATACCCGGTCTCTTTGTCCTGTACGTTCCCGTATCGAACAGTGAGTCCACCGGGAAGGTTCAGGGTTTTAGAGAAGGCGTTTTTATCAAAATTGAAATTGAAAGTTGATGCCAAGACAATGTCATCATTCAGCTGCAGCTGCAAATAGCCATCGTCCGCTTCGATTACGACATCGTCTTTTACGGTTTCTCCAAACACAGTTGTCGCAGGAGCTGTATCGGTGATTACTGCATCAGCAAGCAGCTTTTCAATCACTGCCTCTTGTTCTGTCTCCTGCCCTTCCTCGGCTTCAGCAGCAACGGTCAAAGTCAATCCTTCTCCCATCGTTCTTGTTCCCGACAAGATTTCCTTGTCATCATTTTGGAAAGTCACAATGGAGTCTTCTGTATTCCCTTCCACCAACGCAATTTTGTAATCTCCGATTGCAGCAGTGGAATTGCCGGAACGATACGTCACGATGCATCCGCCCGGCCCGGCAGAGGCAACAGGGATGCAGACAGTCACGTCGCCCAGCGTGACCGGAACATAGGAGCTGTCATCCGGAACAATACCGTTTTTCGTCGCGGTGAAGTTCAGCTCCGGCTCCAAAGCCATTGCGGTTTCGGCTGTCGCAGCCGTTTCGGCAGTTTCAGCAGTTTCAGCAGTCGCGCCATGGAACAGCAAGGGTTCCAGACGTTCCTCATAATCTACCGTTTGCTGCAGCTCTGAAAACTTTTGCTTGATGCGGTTCGCGTCAACGATAGCGAAAATCAGCAATGCAGCAAGTGCTGCCATGAGAAGTGCCGCAAGGCATGTCATCTTTTTATTATTCTTCTGCATATACTTAGCTCCAAAAAGTTATTGTGATATCGTGATAATTCGAACCATTGCAGGTATACATGATAACGCCGCTGCCTGTCGTAGCGCTCGCCCCATCCTCATAGAGCAAATCATAATCAGCGTTCACACCGCGACAGATACCGGTACAAGTCAGCGTTTGTATTGAGGTTCCGCGATAGATATAGGCTTTCGTTCCGGCCGAACAGCGCTTGATTTTCCAGAATCCCTGGTTCCAGTGGTCTGCAACCAGCATATAATTCTTAAACGGATAATATGCAGCGCTGTCCTGTTCATCCGCCGTTGCCTGGCTGAAGGCCGCAAACAACGCCACATTGACTCCCACGGAAGGAATCACGAGCCGCCCATACATATTCGGTCTTCTCGCCATCTCTTCCAGAACCGCGTCATTCGATACCGACGCCGTAACGGACTTCTCTTTGATGTTTGCGTTGCAGAGAGACGCGAGTCGTTTTGCTTCTCCCGCTACATTCTCATTTGAGAACGTAGCAATCGCGATTTGCGTATCGGCTCTCGTTAGAGTGGAAGCAGCCGCTGCGTTCAACGTTGGTTGTTCTTGTACTGCCTGTACCGCTTCCGCATGAGTTGTCAGGATTCTTGCCGTGCTATCCAGCTGCCGGATTTCGAATTCCGTTTGCTTCAGCCCCAAAAAATCGAGGATTGCGAAAATAAATATCAGGAAATACCCGACTTTCATAAAATATAGCTTCAATGTGTTTATCCTTCTACCGTTGATTTTTCAGTTTCGTATCACTGTTCTTAATCATACGCAATTCGCACAGCTTGGCAACAAAAAACGCCCACCCAAAATGGGCAGGCGATGAGGCAAATTAACTATTTGGTTTTCATGATGCAAAGTCCGATATATTTTCTGCCATTGGGTGTCGTATACGGTTCAATTCCAATCTCGACATCCTGTGCGCCGGTCCCCTCTTTGTTCTGAATCGTGGCTTCGACGGTTTCCCCGGAGAGAAGAGCCTTGGCAATATCGGCATCAACATCAAGCTCATTGCCATACAGCTTCGATTCCTTCCAGAGTGCAGCGCCGCAAGACTTATTCATGCAGGTGAAGGCTTTGGCCGTTTCTGCGACAGGCTTACCGCAGAACGGGCATTTCCCAACTTTGCTGCCAAATGACATGCCAGACTTATCAAATTCAAAATGATAGGCAATGTGGTCTCCGGAATAATCGCAAATTAGAATACAGTCATATTTCTTTCCCGTCTTAGCACTCGTACATCCCTTGAGAGGGGCTTTGCCTTTGGTGAGTAAAGCCTTCGCTGTTGTTTTGGTCATCTCTTTGCCAAGCGATTCAAGAAACTTATTCTTTTTCCAGAGTACGACTGGGCACCGTTTCCCATCAGGTCCTTTCCCGGTACAAGCATAGGCAAGTTTTGTTTCCACAACATCCCTGCCACATTTCGGACACTGGCAGAGAACCGGATACTTGCCAGCAGTTCCTTGAGCGGTTTCAATCGTCACGTCCTTTGACATGATGTTTTCAAGGGTTTGTTTCGTGAATTCAAGAACCTGAATGCGGGTCAGGTTTCCATCCTTGATAGAGTGCAGCTGCTTGGAAAGATTCACGGTCACGGGAACATCCAAGACAATGCCCAGCTTATCCATAATATCGACCAGCTGGAACCCTGCGGGTTCCCCGTAATACACGCCCTTCTTGAGGGAAATGTACTGACTCTTGACGCACCGGTCTACCGTGTCGGCGCGAGTTGCTTCGGTGCAGATGGTAGCATCAGAAAGAATCTCTTTCCATTCGGCATCGGTATACTCAGTGTCTTCTTTCTCAGCACCACGCATCGGGGCAACCATCCAGTTGTTGAGACTTTCAACCGTATAACGTTTCGGAGGCGTTGTCATCTTACCGACCAGCTGGAAATTGATGTTTACCGCATCACCCTTGTTGAGCTTCGGGAGCATCTTGTCGCCATTTGACGGTTTCTCAAATTTCCGCCATCCGGGAGTGACTTGCACATCGCCTTTCAGCGTGAAATCTTCATCGAAGCAATGAATGACAATCGTGGTCCGGTCCACGGTGCAATCCTCCGCACAGAAGACGACACAGAATCGATTCAAGATACATTCAAAAACCGTTTTCTGTGCTCCAGCCAATGCTCCAGGCCATTTACCGGTCGGGGTGATAGCAGAGTGAGCCTCGATTTTACTGTCGTCATAAATCGATTTAAGGCCCGGCTTATTGACAAGGCCCGTAATTCCGTTCTGCACTAAGCCCTTGATGGCGGCGTCCACCTTGACGGTTTCATTCGTCGCAAGGTAGCTGCTGTTGGTACGCGGATAGGTGACGAATCCGCCTTCATACAGCGCCTGCGTTGCGGCGAGAACATCTGCCGGGGACAGGGTTTTGTCTGCCTTACAGGCAAAGCTCTGCAAGTCGCTCATGGAAAAGAGCTTGCCGGGATTGATAGTCTTGCGCTCGGTCTTGACGCTCGTGACGGTCGCACCTGCCCGGTTGAAGGCGTCCGCCAATGCCTGAGCTTCGGCTTCATGCCCTTCCTCAAAGGTTCGTTTACTGGTCAGTTCAATATCTTCACCGTTCGTCTTTTCCTTGCTGGACACGGCAGAATACGGTTTCGGAACAAAATCCTGAATTGCCTTTTCGCGTTCAATGACATGGGCGACAATCGGGCAGACACAGCGGCCAATGCGGATAAAAGAGCCTGCCTTAATAGAAGCATACCGGGTCAGTTCAATTCCCAAGAGCCAGTCCATCTCGCTGCGGGTCTCTGCGGAGGAGGAAAAATCCGCATACCCATCATTAGGTTTTGCCGTCTCAAATGCCTGTTTGACGGTCTTGTTGGTCGTATCGGGCAGCCAGAGCCGGTAGATGGGTTTCGGCTTTTTGAGTCCATACTGGATAATTTCATCAACGAGCCGCTGCCCTTCCCGGTCAGGGTCTCCGGCATTATAAATCCTATCAACGTCTGCGCGGTTCATCAGACTGTTGATAGTTCGAATCAGACCCTTGACATTATCTTTTCCCTCGAACTTGAAGTTCCAGTCGTCGGGAAAGAACGGCAGTCGGTCCATCGTCCAGGAACGCTTTTTCCCCGGCTCATAATCCGGAAAATACGCATCCAGGTCAATAAGCTCATACAGATGTCCAACGGAGGATGCCACGATATAGTTCTGACTTTCCAGCCAGGTATTCCGGTCTTTTCCCTGCCGAGTGAACTGTTCTTTCTTCCACCAGGTAAGCCCTGATGCAATGCTGCGTCCAAGCGAAGGCTTCTCGGCGATTACCAGTGTCTTTGCCATTGTTGTCCTCTCTAGTCTAAGCCATTGATGACTGTCTCATACCGGCTGACATCCTGTATCGGCCGCCCGTACAGCTTGTAATATACTCCAGCAAAACTTCCCGCGACAGCCGAAACGAGTTTTCGGTCTCCTAAAACATCCTGCACTGCTATGCGGATGCAGGAATCAAAGCTCTTGGAATTCTCAAAACAATAAAGAGCCAGAATCAGAGTTGATACGATATCTCCGTTGTTCTCGACCTTTTCAGGATTCAGAATCCGGTCAAGCTGTTCGCCAAGAGCCGCAACGGAATACCTGCCGCCGACCGCTATAGCGGACGCTTCCACCGCCTTACGTTTGTTTCGTTCCCCCTGTGCCAGCTGCCGAATAATTTCTGCGTAAATACACGAACACAGAACCGCATCATTGGTGCTGTGAGTCATGGCGGCAACATCCGTCACGGTATTGAGCAGCTGGATGTCATAGACCGGCAGGAATGCAAGCGGAAGGATTCTGGCTAAGACTTGAGCTTCCGTACAGCTCTTTTCAGAACCCCCAAGTGCCAGGAGGATTTGATTCCTGATGGCATCACATGAAGCGAGCCCGTGACGGGATTCAATCCCTTTCATTGTGGCTAAGAGAATTTTACTGTTCAGGCCCAATGCTTGATTCAAAGCAGCCTGTTCGCCCAGAATAAAACCCGTTAAGCCAGAGGCGGAAGGAGAAAGCTGCGGTTTTAGAAAATACTCAAAGCACATAGCTGTTTCCTTTCCGGCTTATAGTTTTCAGCAAAAAGTTCCCGGTGGGTTCCGGGAACGGATGATGTCAGCGGTACTTTTCCTGAATCTCTTCCTGTGTTGCCAGGCGCGGTTCGCGGGATTTCGAGATGACGAACGGTGTGCAGTATTCGTTCAGCCAATCGATATCACCACGGTCAATCTGACTGAAAATCTGACAGAGGACATTGACATGAACACCAGCTCTGGCAGCAGCTCTCAGGAGGTCGCGGCGGCCGTTGAAGATATCATGGCGGCACTGGTCATAGAAGACAAACACCATCCGCCGATTGTTCTGGTACTCGTTGTCATCCTCATTGCCCAAGAACATGCGGGATTCCCCGTTATTGGCGATATCGACGGCCTTTCCGATTGCTTCCCCTGCGCCATCCTGCAGTGCAAAGAGGAGCTTGCCATGAGGCTTGCTGCCATAGGTGTCGGAAACCATTCGGCAGATACGCTCAAACTCCCGGTCAAAGCCGATGTAGATGATGACATTGTTCACATCGCGAATCGTCTCAACCACTTCCCTGGCAGCCCAGCGGGTCTTACCCGCTCCGGGCCGTCCAGCAATCACGTTAATGCGAGTACCAGTGTCCATAGCTTTTACTCCTTGTCACTCAGTTTCAGTCGAGTCATCCTGAATTTTGACTTCTTCGACTTTGGTTTCCGGCTCGTCGTCATCATCTTTGGCGGCGGCCGCTGCTTCCGCTTCAGCCAGGCGTTCCTCGGACTCATCCATCTTGCGGACCAGTTCATCGAAGGTCAGCTTGTGGCTTTCTTCCTGAGGTTCAGAAGGCTTGGCAGGCTCTTCCGGTTCTTCGGGGTCCTCAGGGCCTTCTTCGTCGGGTTCAATCTTCACAACCACGTGGTCGCTGAAAGCCACATAGGCAACAGCAGCAACGGTCACAGCACCAATCACGGCAAGAATATTTTTCAGCATGATAAAAACCGCCTTTCAGGTTTGTTTGATTTTGTTACTTTCAAGTGTACGGGATTCGCAATGGAATACAAGTATCTGCCAAAGAATTTAACTGCCAGGCTCACCGAGGTCACTGCGGACGTTCTGAACGATGCATTGGTGGGCGGGGTGCGGGCATTTCCAGCCGGGGTTCTGCTGCGGCAAGGCTGGTTCAGAGAGTTGTGTTTTTCGGGCTTAAAAACAAAAAAGAGAGGAACGCTGGTTCCCCTCTCCTGGTTTTATTTCTCGCCAATTTTGTATCTTGTCTTGCTCAGCTTCACGAGGTCTTTCGTTGTGTAACGGGCATACAGCTGCTGAACTTTCGCGTCGTACATCGGCTTGACAATCGGAATATTGATGTCGGCCATCACTTCACTGCGCAGCTGTTCCGAGAATTTTGTTCCAAGGCCAACATAGCGCAGGCCCATGATTTTACTGTTGGCTGCGTCAGCCAGAATGAGCAGAAGACTGTATCCCTGCCCTTGCGGAACTTCAGGAAACGACATGTTTCGGCTCAACTGTACAGCATAGGGACTGTCCATCCATTCAAGGGTTCCTAGCTTGGAAAGAATGAACAGAACGCCGCCAACGCGCACGAAACGAATTTCACCGGGAACGCCTGCCTTGAAAGCCTCGATTTCTTTCTGAGAGGGATGAAAGAAATTATATATCAGCACAAGTCCTGACCCATCGCACTCGAAATAGCATCCTTCCGGTAGCCCTGCGAGGAATGGTGCAGATTCCCCAATTTTGAGAGATTCGAACATGAGTTTTGCCTCCTTGTTGTCTGCTTGAGATTCAGTATCTCAATTCTACAGCAAGTTGGCGGTATTGTCTAGGACTGCGATTCGAACCGCTTTCTGCGCCGTTCCGTGCAGCGTTTGAGTTCTGCCAGGGATACGACCTTCACGAGGATTTGCTGAGAGGTCTGGAAGTTTCGCATCACGCCGATGCCTTTCAGAATACGCCAGTAATCGTCCGGAGTAATTTGCTGGATTGTGTAAATCGGAGCTTTGGTCAATTCCATGACATAGTTCCCGACCATGATTCGAATTCGTTCCCGCTCTTCCAGCTGAATCAGCGAAACATCCTCGTCCACCATCACGCGCACAATGGCGAGCTGGGTGAATTTCGGATGCAGGTTTCCGTTCATGTCAGGTTCAGGAGTAAGGCCGTCCGCGATGTAATCGAGGAACCGCCAGGGCGTGACCCGGTCTCCGTCGAAAACCGGAGCAATCATTTCGGTTTCCGGGACGAATTCGGTGCGAAGGATTTTTGTACCAGCCGGAAGGTCTTTGAGCAGAGATTCCGAGAGTTCCTGTTTCATCAAGTCAGCCTTTTCATCGGTCAAGTCATCGGTATTTGGGCTGATGACATAGTCGTAATGGACTTCGCGGCCGTTCAGCAAAGCCGTAACGCGAAGATAGAGTTTATTAAGATTCAAAGATTCGTTTACCTCCAGCAAAGACAAAATGCTTTAGAAATTTAGCAGCCATCACGATGATACTCAGGAGCATCACGGGAGCGGATGCAAGAACGACGGCGAATGCCACACACTGGACAACCTGCAAAGCAAACCAGGTGGGAAAGATATTATCCCGGAACAGACAAAATGCAAGGACCACAAGACCAATGCAGAACCACGACCCCTTGATGTCGTACCGACTCGGGCAGGAATGATATGCTATCTGGCTCATGACGATTGCGAGAATCCAGAGAGCCGGGTGCTTGAGACAGTCATTGCCAAGACTCGACCAGAACCCAAGAAGCAGCTGGCTCATGGTGCAAATCTGAACCATGCCGAGGATTCCCGGTGCAATGCCGATGAGGGTCTGTTGGATGCAGCGGAACGGATAAAGGCCGCGTGGCGTGTAGTTCACATAGCCGAGGACTTCATCATCCTGTTTCTGGAAAATCTTGTACAGCTTCACGCCATCGATTCGAGCACCGGTGAAGATGGCAACCAGGAGATGGGAAAGCTCGTGGTGGATAACGCCGATTGCAGTAACACGGGTATCGTAGAACCTTGCCATCTTAGTGCCGAACGCTTTCATGACAAGCCAGAGACTCAAGTTCCGGCCAAGCCATTCGATAGCAAGAATCACCACAATGGTCAAGACAAGGCATTGTCCCTGCCAGGCATCGAGATGTTCAATAATCCTGCTGCTGTTCACACAATCACCTTCCGTACGCATTGGCACTCACAGGTTCCCAGCCGTTTCAAGCAGCAGAGTTTTGGAACCTGCCACGGTGGGAAGCTGGCAGATGCGATACGGCAAAGGCAGGCATATTGGCAGTCAGGTTTGTTTGCCTTGCAGATGCACAAGTACCGATATCGCTTCATGTCCAGCTCCTCCTGCTATGATTTAATTATACCATGAGCCGAACATGCCCTCAATGCGAAGGGCGAATTGTTAGCAGTTTAGACACAAATGCAAGAAGCAAGGAATCCAGGCAGCCGAAGCCCAATGGAGCAGCTACGCAAGCTAAGACCCGGGATGTAGGATGAGCAGCTACGCGAATGCCAGGGAGCAAAGAAGCACCAGCCCAAAAGCAAGGCAGCTACGCTCCAGACGGCAGTGGACACAACTCGCAACGAGCCGCAACGGCCGCCAAATTGCAGCTAAGGAATAAGGGGTTTCCAAGGACAAAGCGAATCCCAAGAACCTCAAAGCTAATCCTAAGCAATCCTAAGCCAATCCTACTCAGTTCAAATCTAGTAGTCCCTCTTACTTATCAATGCCCTTTATATATAATATATAGAGCTCTACTACAGGGGACGCGTACAAATGCCTGAAAAACATTGCCAAGCCGTTTGACAGATTTGGGCAGGGTCCGTTTTTCAGGTGAAATCGGGCTCCTGGACTCCTTTTACCAGTCCAGCCGACAAATTTTTTTCGGGTCGGGAAAGCCGTCATGGCCGCCACGTGGGCCACGTCATCCGTCCGCAGTTCAGCTGCCAGCCCAAAAGGGCGGTATTTGTGTCAATTTCCTTTAGATTTCGTTATCACCCGCAAGCGAGCGTGTCCTCCGAAAGGGTACACTTATCCTGTGATTTTGAAACAACAGCATAAACGCGAAAATATTGTAGCGTTTGCCAGTATTTGTGGTCCGTCAAATTCTCTACCAGCATCCCGGCATTGCGAGCGTGACTCCTGAGCCGCAGCCTGTTCGGGAATTTTGTTCTCGCTCATGAATGGGTGTGTCCTTCTCGAACGTGTGAGTCTAAATTTTGCCTCACCGGGACTGTCAATATTAGATTGAACTTTGCACAAAAGGAAGAGATTCGCGTGAATCCTCCCACGACTAAAGTCGCGGGCTTCCCGCTCCTTTTATGGGAAGCGGCGTTCTAACATAAGATACGGTAATCTCTCAGCCAAGGTATCCGGATGGATGCCTCTACCGCAAGAAAACTAATGACTCAGTTAGCATCTGTACATCTTACGCTGCTTGTATCGTGAGTTTTTGATACTCAGGGTACAAAACTTTAAGCGTGGCAAGTGTAACTTGGATTCTACGCTCAGCTTCCGGAACTTTAGCCGAAAGCCGAGACCTTACCATCGCTGGCAAGGGTTTTAGCAACTCTCTGACAAAGTAGCGAGCACCAATGTTGTAGCTCGCACTAAGGTCACAGTTGTATTGTTTACCACTTGCAAAGGTTGCAAGGGCGTGGTTGGTTTCATCACGCTTGAGAGCACCGCTGCCATCAAAGGCAAGTTTGCTTGTCCCCCAAGCGCAGATACGCGAAATACGGATGCCGCAGCGATGCGCCTTATGTTCTATATAATCCTGTATAGAATTGCGCTTCCACATCGACAACTTTTGTGCTTTACTGCCGCCGTGCTTTTTGCCTGTAAATGATAAATGTTCAAAAACAATTACATCGACAGAGTAAAGCACTGCAAACTCGGTAATGGCGGCAGCTACCTTTTTCGCTATATCATCATTCAAGGCTTTGGCGTATCGCCACATAGCGGCAGTGCTCTTGGGACCGTGTTCCCTTTGTTTACGCTTAATACGGTTTAGCACATGATACAGATGGTCTTTTTCACTCGCAAAATTGATAAATTTTCTTGCAATGACAGTTCCATCTGCAGTCATGATGCTGCACACAGCGTCAGTATTGAGACCAAGGTCAACAGAGCATATACGCCTATCCTGAATTTCAGTATCAGAGAGCTTTACCTCTTCCTCGAAGGCAAAGCGCAGGAAATACTTTCCGTACTTCTTTTCGAGAGTAGGAGCACTCTTTTGGCAATGCGACCAGTATTTCGTGATGTATTTTACATCGGTGGCACGCATTGCAATAGAAACCCAAACCCAGTCATTTTTGCTATACAGCTTTAAGTAGCATTGGTTAGGTTCATTGCTTTCAGTAAACATAACGGTCTTATAAAAAGTTGGGAAGCAGAACCTATCACATTGAAGTTTTGGTTCGTTGCCAACTTTGCCGTTGTTTTTCCAGTTCTTGTAGTTGCTGTGGTAGCTGCTTACAGAGCCCAACGCTGCTTGAATAGCAGCTCTGCGTAAATAACTGGGGAACTTATAGAATTTGGCATCAAAATCATACTTTGCTACATTGTATTTGGTTGTGTGTACTAACTTTTCAGCAAAGTTGAATTTAGCTTTTGCCTTATCAACGGCTTGAATGGCTGGCCATTCTTTGTTAAAGCAGTCAATTAAGAAAGAAACAGCTTCACGATACAATTTTATAGTATCATCGAACATCCGCTGCTTTTTGATTTCCACTGCATAGCTTGAGGTTATTTTCATCGTGAAGCCTCCTTTCCATTAGATTTGACTCCTTCTATATTTCCGAGCCGCCTAACTCACGACTAAAGTCACGAGAATGCGACGACTTATTATTCAAATCCTGCACATCAACCCGGCAAACTTGTGTTTTCGCTCTTAAAAGGGTGTGTCCGTTTGCCGACCAGAGATACAGGTTCAAGTTGAAATGAATTCCAGTATAAAGCCTTTAAGGTTCTATTTCGCGCAAAAGAGAAAGTATAGAATTGTGAAGGTACTAAAAAGGTTCAGGTTGCAACTTGCCGCGTTCGGCCGTAGTCAAAGTGCCTTTGAACTTTGCCAACGCCGTCCCAGAGCTGACTTATCGCAGAGCAACAGCTGGTCGCGTAGTTGTTCAGAGCATCCTTGACGGAGTGCCAACCTTTGTGTATTTGAGGTTCAAAGCACAGCTGATTGTACGCATCACTGAATGGAGCAAAAGGCACATTGTCGTCTGGCTTGTTGTCATCCTTAGAAGAGTCCTTCTTCTCAGTAGTGACGGTCTCGGTACTGTCAGCAGCCTTGGCGGTCGCAACCGTCTCAGCAGTTTCAGCGGATTCAGCAGTCACAGTAGCTTCATTAGCTTCCTGCGGCTTTGCCGTTTCCAGTTCGTCAGCCGTCTGTGGTTCGGGAGTCTCCACGATAACCGTGACGTGACCAACGAGCTTATTGACCGCCTTGTCAACGAGCATGAGGTCTTCCTCAGACACAAAGTCGAAGGAACGGTTCAGAGCGTTGAACACCGTGTTCCGGTTGACACCCATCAGTTCAGCAACCTTCTGCTTCTGATATCCCATCTCAACGAGTCGCTGAGCTGTCAGGTTCTTGACGCGGAATGCCTGCTGTTCCTTCTCCACGATATCAAGACCGCGCACTTTCGCCTGCTCATAGACAGTTGGAACCGAGATTTTCAGTTCCTTTGCAATGGCGTGGGCGGACAACCCGGAAGCATAGAGTTCCGGGATGCGGTCATAGATGACCATGCGCTTTTTCCGGCGTTCCTGAGCCTCGTACTTCTGACGATGGTTCCGGATGCGGTAGTCGGGAATGATGCCATGATTGATGAGAACACCGAGCATGTAACGGTCAGCCTTGGAGCTTGCAATCGGAGGCGGGATTTCACCTTTTTCGTAACGCTTCGGCTTGGATTCGTCCTTTTTCCCCTCCGCCTTAGGATTCTTGAGAGCACTCGCGGGAATACCGGAGAGTGCTTCAATCGTCGAATTCTTGCAAGGATATTTGCAGGTGGAAACTAGATGTGCAACTTCCTTGTCAGAGAGAGGCTGAGAAAAAGTGTGGTTGATGAGCTGAGCCTTATCCATATCCGGATGACCGCCACGGTCATAGCAGGTGGAAAGTACAGCCAAGAGGGTGTTGTGGCGGTTTCCTTCGCCACACGGATTTGCCTGAAGGTAACGAAGCGCCAGCTCAAAGCGGCAGACGAAGTTTGCTTTCCGTTCTTCCTTCTTCTTGTAATTGTTCAGAACTCCAAGAAGATGCGGATAGCGCATGCACATTGCCGCGAAGCGCTTTTTAGCCCAGTCAAGGATTTCGTCATCAGTCTTGTTGAAATTCGCGTCAGACGGAGCGACTTTCTCATCAGCAAACCGATAAGGGACTTCATACTGGTCGGCGAGCTCAGCAGGTTGAAGGGCTTTTCTTCAGGGACCCGAATACAATGGCAGCAGCGTTTTGCCTTGGTGTTGTAAGTACCAGGCAGACGAGCAACGCGATTGGTTTCATGCACTGCCTTATCCAGCTCAACATTTTCCGTGAACCGGGCCTTTTCAATCAACTCATTCAGCTTGAGAGAAATTGCTCTATGTACGCCGCTGTAGGCCAAGCCGTAAGAGAGACTGTTCGGGTTGCAGGGCTCAAGAAACACAAATAAGCCAACACCACGGCCACTGTTGGAAATTGCACAATCCGGAATCTCATGATGATTCACGGCATCAAGTACAAGTTCACTGATGCGGTCGCTGATGTCAGCTGGTGCGTTTTCATCGTGGCAATCAATGTCAAAGAACAACATGCGCAGCTTTTCGACGTCCGCTTTACGACGGATACCTTTTCCGCGCAGGGATTTCTGAGGATGGAACGTGTTGATGGAGAAGTAGATATTTGTGGAAGTATCCCAATAAGTCGGGGTCCCGCATTTGGGGCTGACTTTATCAAAGATGCGCTCACGAACACCTGCTTCCAGAGACTCGGAATTGACTTGGGCAACGGTCTTCATTTTTTCTTCCCCGTTTGTCCGAACCAAAAACTGAGTCACGCCATCAGCGTTCACATTGCTCAGCAGCTTTACAAATGCGTCATCAAGGGCAGTGCAGCCAAGTGCCTGTCCGAAGATGGTATTTGTTTTTGTAAAACTGGTATTCAACATTGATGTGTCCTTCTGGTAGTATTCAGATGTTGGGATTATTTAGTCCCTATTCTCATTGTCTGCAATTCGCACAGCCTCGCCAGATGACAACCCTACAAACATAACGCCAATATAAAAGAAAATTCTGTGGACAACACACAAAACAGGTCTGGAACAAAATCCAGAGTCGATTGAGATACTCAAAAAATATGTCCAGAAAGCAGTCGGCATTTTAGATTTCACTGAACATATGTACGAAAAATGCCCCTGGCCGGAAATATCGGTCAAGGGCAGTTCTTTTAGGTTTCTGAAGGCACAAACACAACGAAATAATCGTCTTTATATCCTTGCGTCCAGCCGGGAAGCTGGTTCAGATATTCGATGCAGGGACCGCTTTGGGAGCGCCGTAAAAGGATGGCATCAAAGTTGAACTGGTTCATGCAGTCTTCCATGCCAGTGTCGGTGGAATAGCTCATGAATGCAAAATTCACACTTGCTTCGATGACATCGTCCGGGAATAGGTCTGCTCTGGAATCCGCAAAGCTTTTGATGCCATGATAGATGCAATACCCGCCGTCATTGTAGGAGGTATAGAGTCGCTGTGGGTTAAGGTCCTGGATGTATGTGACAAGGTCAGCTGTAATGTAGTCCCCCGTCTTACCGGGGTCGTTGGCCATGGAAGGTGCATAGACAGCAGATACGAGAACGAGCACGGCAGCTGCAGCAATAGTGTATTTCTTGGTGTTTCCCGCCCAGGAACTGTTGGGTCTGCCACCAGCTTTCCACATCCGGTTTTCCTGTGCGGAGATAAGAGAAGTGAGGAACCGGTAAATGAGGGGGGTCATGACAATGACCCAATAGCTGCGAATTCGGACATACATTGCGGTCATGAACAGGCAACAGAGATACGGGGCAAATTCTGTGAGCTTTACCTTCATTCGGTAAGCTACAATCAGGAACAGGAAGGCAAGGCACAAAAACACAACTTCATTGGCCAGATGGCTCGGCATCCACTCAGAGACATATTTCTTGGTCGTCTCGTTGTTCGTCACAAAGAAATAGATATAGAGCTTGACGCCGTATGGATTCAGGAGTCCGGCCAGAATATCGGAAAGAAAGACCTGGAACAAAGCACGAAACCGTTTCTTCGAATCGCCCTTTTCGTTATAGATGTCGAAGGCGTTGATATCGGGAGCAAAGCATAAGACCAGAAACAGCAGATTGAACGCGAATAGAATCGGCAGTGCCCCGCCGTGCAGGTTCGCCCAAAGAACGCTCACGACAGGAAGCAGCCAGCGGAGCTTTGTGTCAGGCTCCTCGTAGACTTTGTTCAGCAGATAAAATCCGACAGTAAAGAGTGTTAAGCCGATGTTTTGCGGTCTTCCTGCCCAGTCGAGTGGCAGCGTGACAAGAGCCAAAGCCAGGATATTCATGAAAGGGTCTTTGATTTGTCTGCCCCAGATATATTCAATGAACAGGCAATAAGCAAAGACGGTCACCGCGATGAACGCAAGCATTCCGTAAACAGGATTCACAGAAATGCAGGAGAAAGCGTAAAGAATTAGGCTGCTGAGCCATGAATGAGCGGTTTCCTGCAAATTAAGTTCCGAACCAAGCCAGGAGAAAGTATCCTGAGTGGGGATAGCTTTATTCTGCCAGATGCTTTTCCCTAGGGTAAGATGCCAGAAATAATCGCTGTCAACGACTCCTTGTCGTTCCGCCATGATGACAGCAATGGCAGTTACGATGATGGACGCGAATAGATAGAGTGTTTTCTGCGACTTTTTAGGTTTGAGTGCGGGCATGACGATTCCTCCAAACAAAAAAGGACAGACCCATGGAGGTCTGTCCTTAACAGTGAGTCTTAATTTTAGAGTATGCGATTCGCAAGAAAAGGCAAATCAGATGATGCTTTGCTTTCGAACAAAAAGGCCGCTCACCATAAGGTAAGCGGCGATAAATGCTATTATTGCTTTGTGGCGAGCCTTTCGGCTAATTTTTTGGCGACTGATGCGCGCATGTCTTTGAGTACGCCCAATAAAAAGTATAATGAAATTCTGAATTTTTATATTTTATTGCTGTCCCAAACCGCACAAGTCACCGAAGCGACGATACAGCCACCGGCAATGTGGAGCATCAGAACTGCAACATTGATGAGAGCACCGAGTGTTTCGTGGCTGAGACCGGAATCAAAGATACCGATATCAGCAATTAGGGATACCGCCATTATCACGAACGCTCCTGCAGCTGCAAAGCAGCCAATTGCGGGCTTAGAATTTTTCAGCCAGCCGAACATTTCTTTGGCTTTGGCTATGAACTTGAGCTCGTCTTTCTCGATGTAGAAATACCGTTCCCTTGTCGCACAAGCCGATACATACAAGGCAGCCAGCGCAGAGGTCACGCCGAAAATGCAGAATGCGGTGGTTCCGGTCCTGACAAAAGAACCCAGGACCAGCATCAGAATGGATTCCGACGTCAGCGGAGTTACAGCTTTCAGCAGAGACTGAATCAGAATGAGAAGCAGGGTGACTCCGATTGCTTCCGCCGCGATAATAGCGGATATGGCAGAGATTCGAGCTGCAGCGTAGTCGTTGCGAATGGTATCAGATTTCATAGTTTTGCACTCCTTTGATATGTATTCAAGCGATTCCGTGGATTGTTTTAATGAGGTAAACTTTGTTAGACTTGTTGCTGAGCCAAAGCCTTTCCGCTGCCGGGTCCATTAAGCCAAACCGCTTATGAACCGCGTGCAGGAAGCAGGCTTTGATTTCAGCGTCCGATGAGGTATACGATACGCGGGCGCACCGAATATCCATATCGTTGAACTCGTGTTCAAAGAACAACGTCAGCAGAAGGATTTCCTCGTGAGTATCATGAACCCCATCCTGAAAAAGAGAACCATCCTCGTTCAGAATGGTCGCCTGTGTGTTCTCACACATATGCTGGTGAACCATGAGGTTCACAACATCAGGCCCCAGACGAAAATCTTTCTGCGTCGGATTTTTATAAAAGTGGTACAGGTTCGGGCAGAGATGATTCATCACATATCGAACTTGCTCCTCTTCTGTCCCCTTGTCAGCAGCATCCGCAAACCATTTGGGAAATCTTGCATAGGAATAGGAATTCTGCGGCAGGTAGAGCTTTTCGAGCAAAGCCTCGACTCTCTTCCCCGGCTCAGACGGTTCATATTCGTGTTTGTCTGCTTTCTGGATAAGGTACTGAGACCAATCGATGGGTGATTCAAATCCGTGGTATTTCATAATGTTAACCTCCTTATGCGGCTGCATCGTAAGACACAACACCAGCGACCAAATACCGATTTTTGCAGCCCGTAAGTTTCTGAGCCGCAGTTTCTGCAAAGTGCAGATATGCGGTCATCAAGGTGCTGTCGGAAAGCCGGTAAGCGTCAATGGACACAACAGACAAGACGACCAGGTTACCGCGTTCATCCAGAACGGATTTCCAGCCGTTTGCCTCACAGACACTTTGCATATCAGCGAGGTAGCTGGAAGCAACCGGGATAATTGCCTTGACAAGGATTCGAGCCTTGCCGTTGTAGAGTGGAACGGAACGGCCAATGCCGCCTAATACCTTAAACACAAGAGCACCTCCAGCGTTCTGTTTTCTACAGCGCTGCATCCTGTTCAAATACAGCGTAAAAGTTGTGATAGTGTTCAAATTTGTCCTTGACCCACTCGCCTGCAATGTACAGAGGAAGGTCGTCAAACTCTTTGCAATCGTCGAGAGTGTACGGAACGGCGTCATCGTGGCACCCATTTTCCTTATCGACCGCAAGCATTTCATCAGCCGCTTTCTTGGCCGACTCAAAGCTCATATGTACCCCGCCGCAAACAGCAACGGAATCAAACGTGCCGATGTTTTCGTTGGAATAATGGGACAGGATAACATAGCACTTTTTGTACTCAGATTCACTGCTCAAGGTGTTTAGTGCCATAGTTGCGCCGTCCACATAGCCGTAGCAGTAGGCGGCATTGTAGCAAGTTCGGTCTTCGTAGCTGTTCGCCTCGCGATTTTTAGCTTCGATAAGTTTGCGGATAGTTTCTTTGTTATCAGACATAATAAATACCTCCATAGTTGCGATGTTAAAGCGGATAAGAACAACGGTGCCCTATGACGTTCGTCCGTTCTGCGCAGCTTCGCCGAAATAGGAATCGACGACCTCCTTTGCGAATGCAAAGTAGGTTTCGCGGTCCTCTTCTGTGACCTGTTCGGCAAGAACAGGTGTGTTCAGCTTCACGCACAGACGATTGGCAAAGTTCACCTGAGCCATCAACCCTTCGTGCAGCGCTCGACGATGACGGTCAAGTCCCATGACATACTGTCGGAACTCTTCACCATCCATCGTGAAGCGTGCGTGTTGTATCTGGACTTCCTGGCTCGTCACTATGTTGACGTAGTCAACACAGGTTTTGAGCATCTCGACAACGTCTTCAACGCAGTCGTTCAGCAGTTCAGAGGCCATGAGGGCGGTGTACAGCAATGTGGACCCCGTAAAGGGCTTGGATTGATTTACTTGTTACAGATGCTTCCGGCTGAACCGGTCGTATAATAGGTGTTGAGAACCTCTTTGGCGAATGCAGTGTAGGCCGGGGAATTAGCAAGAGAATACATGTTGCCGGAGTTCATTTCGGCTTCAATTGCGTCTGCCACATTTCCAGCAATCTGGTCTGTGTTGTATTTCTTGCACAGCCGGTTGAGTAAAGCGACATTGGCAGCCGCGTTTTCGAGCAAACTGGTACGGGCAGAATCGACGCTGTGATAAAAAATGCGGTAGCTTGCAGCATCCATCGTGATACGAGCTTGCTGAATTAAGATTTCTTGTTCAGCCAAAAAACTGGCATAATTTGCAAGACTATTGAGACTGTCAACGACCATAAAGGCGAGACCACTATCACCAGCCTTCTGCATTGCTTCGTATAGTGCTGCGACTTTCTTTGTGAGAAGAGTGTTCTGGTTATTAGGGTTAAAATTCATGAAATCGTTCCTTTCTTTTTCATGTAAACAAAAAAAGCAGGCCCATCCGAAGATGAGTCTGCTTTCTGCTACAGGTTGTGAATAACTATGGATTTGCTGGTATCCATCGTACAAGACTGATTTTATTCATTCCGCAAGCGCGGTCAAGCAAAATCAGCCTTTGTATTCTTTAGAAACCTTCTTTGCCAAATATACCTGCCCCTTAGGAGTAATCAGCGTCTTACGCGATGTATGGTAAGTGGTGCCGACATAGTACACCGTTTCCTTAACCTCGAAGATTCCCTGGTCGATGTAGCGCTGGTAAGCAACATTTGCAGAGTCAATATACTTTTCTTTGCGCAGCCACGCCATCAGACGGTTGCGGCCGATGTTGATACGGTCGTTGGCAAGACATTTTGCAAACTCGCCGAAATCGACGCTGTTCACGGATGCACTCACTGCGCGATGGAACTCAACACTCTCCTGCTGCACGCCGATAATGTTGTCCTGATTCTTGACAGCTTCCAGCGAAGTGACAAGCAAAGCCTTAGTTTTGGCGTCCGTGTTCGGAAGCCAATTATCGACAAAGACTACTGGGTCATTTACATAACCGCCGGTCTGGCGAATCCGGGGCAAGAGTTCGTCAAAAACCCAGGTCTCAAACTTTTCCGCTTCGGGTTTGTTTGAGCGGCAGATTAGACGATATACGTTGCCTTCCGAGATGAACTTGATGATGCGGGGAACGCCGTTTACATCCGTCCTGCCAGCCTTGATGCCATCATGGCGGCAATGTATGTTCAGCTCATGGCTTGGGTTTGAATAGCCCAAGGCCGAGCAAACATCTGCGGCGCAAAAATAGAATTTGTTGTCATCCTCCATGATGCGCAATTCGCCGAACATTTCGGACAAAAAGACTTCAGGTACACGATTTTTCATAGTATTTCCCTCCAAAAAAAGTACCCTAACAAATCGTTAGGTCATGCCTGTTTTTTAACGATGGTATGTACGAATGGTTTTGCAAAAGTAGTCGCGGAATCATTCGCTGTACACATACTTTGCTGGAACCTCAGCCCTGCATTTAGAGCACTCAAACAAGTCCTCAGTGTCGTGAGAATGAGTTACCTCATCGCAGTTGGTCTCGGCCTTGATGAACTCGCCGTCCTCATCAACAAGCCAGGTCTGAGTGGCGTGTGCTGTCGCATGGAACGTGGTGCTTCCACACTTAGGGCACGGACCGATTTTTAGGTTTGCAGTCATTGTTAATTTCTTCCTTTCTTGTGTTCACGCAAACAAAAAAGGCAGACTCACCCGAAAGTGAATCTGCCTTTATTGTGCGAGATTGTGAATTGTACGAACGCTAAAAATGCGCCTGGTAGATGGTATCTATCGTACAGCTTTTATTATCAGCCTTTCGCAAGCAGTGTCAACAAAAAAAGCCCCCTCATCCCAAGCGGGACGAAGGGGCGTCTGTATTATTTCGTGTCTTTCTCAGCCGCGCAGCGAGCCCAGAAATCATCATCCATCGGGATGAACATCAGATGATAGCTGGTGTCGGGTTCGGAATCATCCGTAATGATGAATCCGTCCGGTACGCTTTTAATGGAAACGGCTACATTCGTTTTGTTCAAAAAGTTGCGGTAGCAATCCATCGGGGCCTCGGGGCCGGGCTTGAGCAGATAAGTGCCGATATCGCTGGTTTCACCGTTGCGGGTACAGGTGATTTTATAAAGTTCCTTTGTAAACATATTAGTTCTCCTTTCAAAAGTTGCTGATAACATCGAAATCAATGTCGTAATCATCGAAAATATCAATGGTTTCAAAGTAATGGCTTTCATCAACCAGAATCAGTCGATGGCAGTCAAGTGAATACGGAATCGCTTCCTGAGCAAGTGCGGCGCATGCGGCAGCAAGGCCAAATGCCAAGAATTTAGTAATAGGAAATACCTCCTTTATTCCGGCTGAAAGCTTACATCATTGCGAAAGAAGGCTTCAACAGCGGCGCTGTAATCATTATTGTTTACCGATATACAGCACTCGCCGTGTACCCGGTAAGGAATATGCGCCTCTTTCAAAGCTGCAACGGCTTCCTTCGTGCTATAAACGAAAAATCTGGCCATTATCGTTCCTCACAATTTACATTGCTTTTGCCAGCCGTCTCACCGTATCGCGTATCCCACTGAGCAATCTGGTCGTCTCCGGCGATAGCACGGAGACTCAGCAAACAACCGTTTTGCGGGTGGCACCAGAGGACGCTGGGTGCTTGATTTTCAAGGTAAGCCCCGCAGAATGGGCAAGGTTTCTTGGGACTGATTTTGTTGGGACGCAGCATAGTTCAGACCTCCTCAAAATCGATGTCATATTCGTCGAAGACATCGAGCGCATCCTGGCGAAGTTCATCTTCAACCATAATGCGGTCGCCTCCGTCCAATTCAAATTCAACACCGCAGGAGTCAAGAGCCTCACAGGCTTCGTCAAAATCATCCGGATTGGAAATATAGAATCTAATCATTTCTTTTTCTCCTTAAATCATTTGTACGACTCATCAAACGAGCCGTCTACGGTTTCTTTATGTCCGCACGAATCACAGAGCAAACAACTGCAAGCCTTGTGAGTGCGTCCGGTTGGGAGGCCGTGATTGTCCAGCTCCTTTTCTAAGAACCAGACAGGCTTGAGGGTAAAACCGCAGGAAGGACAAGGAATTAAAGGGATTGTTATATCGCATCTCCCCTTACTCGTCCACTTCAACGGCATTAGTCACCTGATAGCCGCCATCGCGCAAAGCACACGACAGGTTTTCGCCAAGCTGCATGGAAGTACCGGTATCGTTGGAATCAAGAGCATGCTGAACCTTGTTGATGGCATCTTCAGGGGTATCAGCATCAATGCAGACGGTAGTGGAAACGGTCACAATAACGTTAAAACTTTTCATAGTAATTTCTCCTCTTTGTTATTCGATAGGTTTTTTGTACTCAGTCCAGAAGAAAAGGCGCTGAGCGGGTGTCAAGCGTTCCTCTTCATTGGACTTTTTGTTCAGCTCATCGGCGAAACGGTTGCAGTCAAAAGGATAAGGAACTTTGTATTTCTCCCCTTCCTTGACGACCATGACATAATGGCTGTCGCAAACCGGGAAACTGCTTCCGTCAGAGAAGGCTTCCTCGTGACCGGAGCAAAAGACGTACAGGCGAGAATAGCATTTGCCAATGGTGTCTTTTTCAGAGACTTTGATATAAGCAGCTCGAAACAACTCGTGAGGATGTTCGCAATAAAAGTCAGCGACTTCATCGTCGGAAGCGAGTTCCATGACCTTGACATCGAAATTCTCAAGGTCCTGAACCAGCAGCTGTTCCCCTGCATCACGAATAAAATTCATGATGGGATAGTAGTCGCCAGCTTCACGGCCATAGCCTTCTCCGCACGCCGCATAGCAGCGGTGTTTACGGAACAGATGATTGTCAATCGACTTCTCATACTGCTTGAGGGCCTGATGCGTGAACGCCATACCCACAGTTTCATACGAGGAAGAAGGAAGCAGAACCGTGATATCATCTGCTGTATCATACCCGCTTGCTATGGAGTACATATCGACATAGTCGGCCATCGTGTCGAGACAGTGCGAATCACGAATATCGCGGATGTCTTCCCTGTCGGCATTCTTTTTGTCAACCAGTTCTTCGTACGGAATGAACGGGTCAAATCGAGGGTGCTCATTGTATTCCTGAATCGATTCTTCGTCGTCAAGGCACAGATTGTCCTTGACCAAATCTGTCACCGAGTCATAAGTCGCGCCCTCGAACAAGAACTGCGCACCATCGAGGTCATAGTCCGAATCGCAAGCTTCACGTAAGGATACGCTGTGCTCAGATTCTTCTTGTTGCTGCAAAAGATGGATGGGTGTCTTGGTCCCGAAATTGTCAACGGAGCCTGGGAACTGCAAAGCAGCATACTGCTTGAGGTAGTAGCTGCTGGTGTCATTGACCAGAACGGATGGGTTTGTTTTGTTAGACATAGATAATACACTCCTTAAAATTTAATATAAAAAGCGGGCTTCCTGAACAACAAGAAGTCCGCTCTTCAACGAAATTGTGAATAGTACATGCACAAGAGACCTTGTCAAAGACAAATGATATCTATCGTACAAGTATTATTATCACCGATTCGCACGTATCAGCAAGGTGCATTTGTGCCAAAGTTTTGACGTTCTGGACAGTACCCATGGCGTCAGTCCTCGATAGCGATGGGAGGCGTTTTGTCGAGTAGCGTGTCAATGTTCCAGCCGCAGAGGGTTAGGAGCACTTCGGACGCGGGACTCTGATTCCGAATGTCGTTTGCCAAGTGGAAACCGATGTGTGCATAGGCATCATCATCGCTTGCAATTTCGTTCTTGATAGTTTCGGCAAAATTTTCAGCCAGTTCCACGTTATCGGCGATGACATTCATAGCTTCGTTCATGACGCGGTCCTTGACCACGAATGCGTCATCAGCAGAATAGTCACATTCCGGACAATGCGGTTTAGCCTTTACACTGCTGGATACGGAAATAAGCTTGCAGCCACAAGACGGGCAAGTGAAGAAATAGGGATGGTCAGTAGGTAAAGTAATCATGTGTTTACAAACTCCTTTTGAAAATATTGGTAGTCTTATAAAATGAAAAAATCATGCACAGGCATCATTGGGGCCTGTGCAGGGTAATGATTTCCAGGGAACGATTGCTCCCTGCCGGTTAGATGTATTTGAGTTTTTGTCCGCAAACAGGGCATCGCTCATAATGTGGATTCTGGTAGTACCCATCGTTGCAGTCCCCGCCTAAGTCCGCATCGCAATGTGGGCAGAGGTTCGGAGACCAGCTTTTCGAGATGGGCTGCTTTGGAATTTGCAGCTCACAAGCCTCGATGGCTATACGCAAAGGTTTGCTGCCTCGCTCCCCCATCAAGCCGCCATTCAGGAGCTTGGTGAGGTAGTTCACGGCATTTTGGTATTCAGTTTCGGTCGTCATTTGCTATTACCATCCTTTTCGAACAGCTCAGAAATTTTGTCAAGAATCACTTGAGATTCTGCTGCTGCCTGTTCGTTGTAATGCCTCCACTTGTTACGAAAATCCTCTAAGTCCTTGACAACGTCACGGCGGGAAACTCCATCGAGCAAGCGCACAGCCATATCAGAAAGATTTTCAGCCTTGAGAGCGTCGATGTCCGGGTTGTAGCAGAGCATGATAGCGTCAATGGATTTTGCAAGGTTCAAGCATTCCGTATAAAGTTGCTTCATTTCGCTTTCACTCTTGTCGAATTCACCGTCAAAGACATTCCCAATCACGTGAATGCAGCAGCAATCCTTGAGCATGACAACGTCCGTGGATTCGCAAACGCGAACCATAAAACGGGCCGACGATTCAGAATACTCGACTACACCCTTGCGGCGTGTTCGGGTCGCATCATTCTTCAGCCAGAAAGTGATGATGTCATCTTCAAAGATGAAATTGCCGAGAGAATCGTTGATGCCAGTATACTGGCCAATAGTGTCCGCATGTACAACGTACTTCTCAACCTTCGGGTTCTGCTGGTAGATTATCGCGTAATCATATCCCTTGTTCTGAGGAAAGACGCCGCCCGCGACCCAGATGCCTGGCAGTGGGATACCGGATATGGAGGTCGTTTCCCCCTTGCGCCGAGTCTGACCACGGAATAAGATTTTTCTGGTTGCCATAAAATACTCCCTTCTATGCAAAAAGGCAGACCTCCCGATTTCTCGGAAAGTCCGCCTCAGCGAAATTATGAATTTTTGTACGAACGCGAATAGTGCCTTAGTAGATGGTATCTATCGTACAAATACCATTCTATACGGTTCGCATATTTTGGCAAGCAAAAAATGCCGCCCATCCGAAGATGAGCGGCGACTTTTTATTTCTTCGCTCCCATGAGGACTTCGCCTTCTCCGGATACAACGAACCAGCCTGTATCTTTACGGTATTCGGCACTGAACAGGTTTGCGAAGTTGTACCCTCCGGAAAATTCGATGTGTTTCAGCGAAAATGTCAGCTGCAAATAAGCATCCGAAGAAGTGCCGTTGCAGTCGTTTTCCAAAGAAATATTCAAACGATAAAAGTCCGGACGAGCGAGGTACTTATCGACAATGTCCTTGTCGTAGGTGATGTCGTGGAAGCAGCAGGACGAGAATGTCTGCAGATATACTTCGCGGTACGTATGGCCGAAAAGACCACACTTATCGCGCAGATTCTCCGGCCAATTCACCTCGATGCGACCATTGGGTTTGAGACATGTTGTAGGCATCTGTTCCACGCCGACGCCGTAATAGCTGCGGACAAACTCAAACAGCGGCTTCCAATCGATGCGGTTGAAAAATTCAGTCAGTTTCTCGCCATCGCGGAGCTGGCGGGTTTCGGTTACCATATGCATTTGTCATTACTCCTTTTTTGTTGGTATGTACTTAGGATTTTCTATCCAGTAAGTGTCCGTCATCCGGCTTATTGAGCCAGTCACACCAGCTCATATTGTCGGAGGGAAAGTCTTTCACGCCGCTGTGAACATCGTTCAGAAAGATGGCAAGATGAAACTTATCGAGTTTCCGAATCGCATCAAGGCGGGTTTCGGTCGCAGAATTCTCATCTGAAACGTCAGCCCCAACCTTTTTCCGAATTGCCCTTTCAGCTCCTTCGAAAGTCGAAAAGCGTTCACGCTCCATGGAAAGTTCTTCGGTCTCAAACTGTGCCTCAGCAACGAGAGCCCAGCGTTCGCTCTCACAGTCGGCGGAATCCAGCAAGCCGGAATATGCCTCAAGCAACTGGTCATAGTCATCCGGGTCAAGCTCGGTCGGGTCAACTTCTCCGTGAACGACAAAATAGGTGCCGTTCGGAGCTTCGAAAATGTCGTACAGCTCGTATCGGGTTCCGCCAACCTGACGCCGCCACTGGCATGTATCAGGGTCGGTGCAAACCCAGGTCTTGGCTTCCAGCTCAGCCTGTTTCAGGTCGTCCGCCAAATCAGAGAGAGCTGCGGAGACCTTTTTGTTTTTCTCCAAGGTCTCAGCAAGACTGATGGTGTTCCCTGCTGCCGCTGCAGCATTGTACATGAATACGGCAAAACGGTCGCTGCCGTACTTTTCAGCCATAGCCGATACTTCCTCAGGAAGATGATTTTGAGAAAGCCGAAGAGTGTATTTCGGGGCAAGACCAGCTGGGTATTTGAGGTTCACGCCGTCACCATGGGCGTCGTGCTCCATATCAAAGTTGTGCTTTTTGCAGATTTCATCAAATTGAATGTAGTACATAATTACTTCTCCTTTTTCGTTTTGTGATTTTAGATTTTGTTCAGTTCGGTATATAGCGCCGATAAAGAATCAATAAAGCTCTTACCCGCAGCCATACATTCTTCAACCGAGTATTCTTCATGGAAGATTTCATGGACGCTTTTGGCATAAGTGCTCAGATTGCGGGACAAGAAAGTTTTTGCTTCGGCGATATCCTCTACAAAGTTTTTATGACTTGCCGGGAAACTGTAAGCAAAGCCTTGTTCGATTTGCCTGCAAAGGATAATAGGGTTAGAACCATTGTCGGATACAGCCCATCCGTACTTGCTGCAAATTTCTTTGAATCGTTCGCAAAGCATCAAGGCTCACCTCGCTTCAATCAGCTTGGCCGCAGTCGCTTCATCGTAAAATTCCAGAAGCTCGCGGCCCGGTAAGTATCCGTCAGTGCCATCGCTGTAGCTATAATCGATAAAACCGTGAGCATTGCGCTTCACGAGTTTGTCAAATGCTTCTTTGATGGTCAGTTTGCCATCGTTCACAGCGCCTGTCACCATGTCGTTGAGCTTGCCGCTCATGACGATGCCGACCGGGTCAGGATACATCATGCAATGCGCATAGCTGCGAAAATCCGCAGCGCTGACAAAATAATTTTCGTCCACTTCACAGAGGACTGGTTTTTTGAGCTTTACCATTTTCATTACTCCTTTTTTGCTTGCAAAATAAAAAGCAGGCTCACCGAGATGGTGAGTCTGCTGATTGTCTTGCAGAATTGTAAATTGTACGCATTTCGGCCATAGGGCTGTTATCTATCGTACAATTACAATTTTAGTGAAATCGCACGTTTGAGCAAGCCTATTTGTCAGACCTTTTCAACCTCATCTGCGCCGTAGACCACATTCAGGTGTGAACCGTTGTCCCAGTGCATGAGGAGGCTGCCGGTATCATCGACACCAGCAACCGTGCCTTCTGTGCCAAGAGGCGGTGCCTGAATGTCATCCATTTTGGTTAGCCGAACCCGCGTTCCTGCGGGGTATTTTTTGCGAATCGCTTCGACAATTTTAATACTTGGAAACATAGTATTTCTCCTCTAGTTTGTTTTCTCGATGATTCTTTTCAGGCGGTGATGGCACCGGTAAAGCTCAACTTCAGAAGTGATGCCACTTAGCTCAAAGCACTTATACGGGAAGCTTTTGGAGTCGCTTCCGTACAACCAAGAGTTGAGCCCGAGCGTGTCGAAGATATACTTGTAGCACCAGCTCCGTTGCTGATATTCAAGATATTCCTTATCATGGGAATCCACATCCGTTTCCGAGTACAGGTTTACGATATCCTGGATGGTAAGAGTTTTTGCTTTTGATATCGCATCGGTAAAGAACTGAATGTTCCCTGCTTCCCAGTCAGCATACGGATAATCCTGGTCCGAAGAATTTTGGAAGTATACATACAAGGGCCATTTGTTGGACACGTCATCCTCTTCCATCATGACGATGCCGAGCAGCTGCTGCTCTTCCCAATAGAGGAAACGGTAAGAAAACAGGTTCTTAATCCAATAGCGGTCTGCTGTCTCAGCCAGATATTCCAGCTTCCTATCGTGTCTTCCGTCAGCTTTCTGGTCATATGAATAGCCCGCTCGAATGGTTGGAGCGTAATAAACGTTGCGTTCTAGCTCTTGAGCAATGCGCATTAACTTCATACGTTCGTCAACATATTTCTGAGCAAGACTCATTGCTTCGGAAAGGTCTTTGGCTTGTGCGAAGCCCATTGAAAAGCCATAACTCATAGGTTGTAATCCCCCTTAATTGTTCGCCAGCGTCTGGATGATACTCCAAATGCGGTTCGCAATGTTTTCAGCAGTATCGAACCGGGTGACAGATTCACCTTTCCAGGTCCCTCCATTGCCGTTGATACCGTTGCGGAGCTTAATGCAGCTGCCACGATTGGCTTTCCACTCATGAAGATTCACCGAGTAGTCGTCCAGCAGTACAAAAGAATTGTCGATGCACGGCGTTTTCAGGCGGTTTGCTGCGGCTCTGGCTTTGCTGCTGCCGCACGTAACGAAGATGCGGTGTTTGGAATTGATTTCCGGAAGATAAGCGTCAAGCCAGGCGTCCTTTTCATGAACTGCATATGGGTTTTCCGGCATATAGGCGGAAAGTGCATAGATATCAAGTTCCGGTTTTGTGTTGCAAAGAATCTTCACGGCGTCCAAAACCGTCTGATAGGGCGGCAAATCTCTGAAATACCCCGGCTGAAGCAGGTCCTCAAAGCAGGCCGCCTGCTTCCAGACGGCGAGAGTGCCATCCATATCGACGAATAAACGTGCCTTCATATCATTTGTAGGACTCATAATTTTCCTCCTTTTTAGATGTGCAAACAAAAAAAGACAGGCCCACCAAGACGGTGAGTCTGCCATTTATTTGCAGAATTGTGAATTGTACGACCAAGTAGGCATAGGCTGTTATCTATCGTACAAATACTATTTTATGCAGCTCGCACGTTCCTACAAGCGAGATATACAAGAAAAAACCGCCTACCCGAAGGCAGGCGGCTTAATGTGATTAAGATTAGTTGTAGTCAGACTCTGTCATGACATGGGCACGATAAGTAGTGCCAGTGGTTTCATCTTCCAGTTCCCAGCAACCAGTGAAAGCGTCACGGGGTTCGGTAAGAGCCACCTCTTCGCCCTCGCAGTCGTAGAGAATGGCTTCGGTGAAAGAATCGTCCTCCGTACCACAGCAGCGAATATCCAGGCTGAAACCGTCCGGAAACGTAGCCGTCTCACTCAACGATGCGCCCATCCCCTGCAGCTCTTTGCCGCGAAGATACTTTTCAATGGTTCTGGCACGTCTCTCGCTGATGTAAACGGTTTTTTCCAGAACGTGGGGTTCAGGAAGGACATTGACAATCACATGATATTCTGCACCCTTGTACGGCAGAACGTAATGGTTGCAGAATTTGTACATGCGGCCGGAATAAGCCAGGACTTCTTCAGAGGAATTCTTGTGAAGAACAGCCTCATTGTATACTTTGCCGTCATCATCACACTTCCAAGTGATAGTCATGTCGATGTCATCCGGGAAAAAGCCACTGACAGAAATGAAGCTGTTTTTGTCGAAGTTTGCACCATAGCGAACCCCGGCAATGATTCCGTCATATTCCTCCTTGTCAAGAGTCGAGCGCTGAACATACACTCGCTCAAAGCCCTTGCTCAGCTCATATGCGCGAGCCACATACAGGATAGTGTCCGCCAAGCTTTCGATGCTTCCAGCGGTCATAGCATCTTGCGTCCGGCGAGCCCAGAGGTCTACACCGTTTTCGATGATGCTGCACTCGTAAACATAATGAAGTTTCGGGAAGGTTGTGCCGATAAGCTGCATACGCAACACTGGCTTATCACCTTTAGGATAGATGTCGTCAATCGGAAAGTTCAGAGGTTCGAAACCTACATCGTCAGGAGCATCACCAGAACCGGTCCAACGGCAAGGATTCCGTTCTGCGATGAACTCGTGAGCCATCCGGTTGGCAACGGGTTCCGGCAAGCCTTCCCATTCCTTGACATCGAGCCTCTTTTCCAGCGCCTCGATGCCCTTTGTGATGGATGTGAGAAAGTTATCGCCGAAATTTTCCTGGCTGTGATTCGATTCCTCGACAAGCTGGTCAAGCAGGTTGGCATCGTACAGATACTTCTTGGCAAGTTCCGCAGAAATCTCAGCCGAACCGGGGATGCTGATGGCGGTTTTGAGGCATTCCTTAATCGCTGCTTTGTCCTGTTCATGCTGATAGAAGTCAGCAAGTTGTTCCATCTCAGCAAGCGTTATGACGACGTTTTCATTGGGCTGATTGGTGGTTCCGCTGAGAATCGCAGAATCGTTTTTAAGGTCAATGAACATTGCTTTACTCTCCTTTTTGTGCGCAAAAAAAGCGGACCTCTCAAAAGAGAAGTCCGCCGGTTTGCGAGATTGTGAATTGTACGACCAAATTGGTGTAGGATGGTATCTATCGTACAGCTTCTATTTTAGACGAATCGCATATTTTGGCAACAAAAAAGAGCCCTGCATTTCTGCAAGGCTCAATCGGAACGAATCGTGTGTCAGCACAATTTATTCTGATGGTAAAAACCATCCGTCGCTACACTCAGGTTATCCCCGAGCCAGACTACTCTCTCACCGAGAGGTTGGTCAGCGCCATACTTCTGACAAAGTATTTTCGATATGGCGCTATGCAAGACGCTTGTGACCTTATTGCAGCCGTATGGCTGGTATTCAGTCGCCCTTGCACAGGCGCGATGAGTGCTCACTGTGAAATGCAGCTTCCTTCTACAACCAGAGTTCTGGTGTAGGACGTCCCATCGCCGACAGTCCTAACTTTTGAGGTAATCCTCATATTGCAATCCATCTTTTATTAGAGCTGTTGTGATTCGATGGTGAAAATCACGCTCTAGTTTGCTTACCCGCAGCAAACCCGGATGCCTTTTTATACCTGTATCGTCCAGGAGGCAAGCATTGCCTTCTCCACTCACCAGGAGACTGGTCCAACATCAATTCTCTTTCGAGAATCACGATATGATGTTATATGAGTCGGTCGTATCCCTCATACTAGAGCAATGAGTGCTCACTGCAAAAGCAGCTTCTTTCTACAACCAGCAAGCTGGTGCAGGATGTCCCATTGCCGACATCCTGACTTTTGAGGTAAACCTCATTATTGCAATCTACCCAAATACTAGAGCGAAACGTGGCTTGGTAGTGGAAACCACACTCTCGTTGCCCTTTACCCAAGCAAACTCGGAGTATCTTTTTTATAACCTGTATCGTTCAGGAGGCAAATGCTGCCTGTGGGGTGGTGCGGTCAGACGCGGCCGAGGCTCTTGCACCCAATGATGCGTCCTTCCGCGTCACGGATAGGCTCATTGGGGATGAAGACGTCGGTACGGTCCTTGCACCGTGCGGCGACCATGCTGCTCACGATGAGCAGAGTGTCGTCACGCTGGTCGGGGAGCCCCTGCACCTCGCCGTAGGCCGTGGTGGTCAGCGGGATTTTAGTCCCGTTGAAATCCAGCGAACCGGCATCGACGGTTTCCGAGGAAACACGAGCGACTACGCCGGAAGGCTCGAAGGTAATGCCCGCTACGGTGACGGAGTGAGGGGTTAAGTTTATGATTTTCATAATTGTCCTCCTTGTCTGCAAATAAAAAGCAGACCCGCCAAAAAGACGCGCCTGCTCAAATGCAGAATGTTAAAAAAATTAAGTAAATGGTATCTGTCGTATGCTTTTATTATACTCTGCTCGCATACGGTTGCAAGTCTTTTGAGAAATTAGTTTTTCTCAAAGTAAGGATTCTCCCAAAGAACCTTGCGGCCACTTTCGACGCGGGAAACCATCTTGATGGGGATGCTGTAGTCAACTTTGGGGAAGATGCTGTTCACAAATTTTTTGACTTCATTCCGAGTTTTGATAGGAGAAATCGGGAAAGTGCTGATTTGTTTATCCATTACCGCTCGGTGCAGCTTCAAGTCGGACACAGGGTACTGAACACTGAGCTGCTTGCCGTCCCCTTCGAGAATAAGCCGTACATTCTTACAGCCGGAAACAGCATCCAGAAGCTTCTTGTACTCACTTTCCCAGCAATTCGGGTTGGACTCAAACTGCTTGATGTACTGCTCGACAAGACGCTGTACAGCAATCAATTCTTTGCCGCTTCCGGCGCTGAAATTAAGGCCATCATACAGCTCTGTCCGTTTGTCGAGTTCTGCTACCACGTTCTCGGCCCAATGGTTCGGGTTGGCAAGAAATTCGACGGTGAGAGTGTCGTCGAAGCGCTTGAAGTATCTAGAAAACGTTTCTTTCATTTTCTCTTCTTCTTTGCCGTAGACATACTTGTCAACGGCCTTCACATAGGCCAACTTGTTGCGGTCCGGGTCCTCGAGATATTCAGGTTCGAGCACTGTTGTTTTTGCCAAATACTCATGAAGAGATGCTGCCATCTCGGTGCGAGCCGAATGGAAAGAACCGTCCTCGGTGCTGGCGCTGCCTCCGAACAATGTCCGGAATTGGTAGCTTTCGTTGTAGGTGTCCTTGTAGTCCACGAGATAAGCCATGAACTCAAGGTTGCCGTTTGCAGAAAAACGGTGAGCGTTCAAGGCGAGGTCATAGGTGCTGTACATGTTCCCAAAGATGGCGTCAACATGATGCTCACCGCCATCGGAAAGGGGGACGCGGACAAAACGGTAGAAATTCGAGCCGTGGTACTTATCCAGAACGTTACCGTCCAGAACGGAAATAGCAGGATTAGAAAGAAAAGAACGGAATGCTTTTTCATTGATAGTTTCGAGATACATAGTTTTACTCTCCTTTTTGTTATTGTTTTTTGTTTGGCAAGATTCTTTTTGGTATTTACTCAGAAGTCGCACTCATCGAGCTGCTTTTCGGTGACAGTGCCTTGGCGTTTCAGATAGTTGTTGGTTAGAGGTTCAACGTGAGTCAACGACCCATCCACCCAAAGCACGCGCTTCGACTCGTCGTCCTCATTACGAACACCATCAGCGATAACAGCAAGAGGCTGGTCAGTCTCCGTTTCATCGTCACCACCATACAGATATCCTTTAACCATATTGTTGGTTTCATTCGGTAGTTCAAGGAGGAACCAAGAGCAAGTGCGGCCAGTGCGTTCATTCTTGCTGTTGAGCCAGATTCCAGGATAAGAATCCTTCTTTCATGAAAATACACTCCTTTTGTTGTTATAACGCAAAAAGAGCGGGCCTCCCGGTGTGGGAAGTCCGCTCTTCATGCGAAATTGTGAATTGTACGAAAGGCAAAATGCCCTTTCGATTATTGGTATCTATCGTACAATTTAATGATATGCCGTTCGCACACTTTGGCAAGGGTCCTTCTTCTTAGATTTCTTCGAAAAAAGGATTAGTCCAAGTAGTGCCCTTAGTATTCCGAATACTGCTGATTAGTTTCAGCGGAATGGTTTGATGGTCGTAGTCCTTGTAGTTCTCGGCAAGAAATTTATCAATTTTGTTCTTGCGGACACCCCATACCGGAAGTGCTTTGTGAGAAAAGGCTTCTCGATTCCGCATCCAGCACACAGGATAATCGATGCGATTCGTTTGCCCATTGACCTTGATGGTGACGCGCACAGTATTGCAGCCTTTAATAACCTTCATCAGTGCTTTGCACCGACTTTCAAAGCAATCGGGATGTTCTTCAAACTCTTTGATGTACTGTTTGATGCAACGCTGGACACAAAGCATGAATTTCGTGATTTCCTTATCGAACAAGAGGGATTCTTTCATGGTTGCATATCTTTCGCCCCACCCGGTAGGGTTGGCAAGAAAATCAATCTTTTCAGTATCGTAAAAATGTCGAAGGAGGTTGGGGAAGTTGCAAAAGATAATCCCGCAAGCAGAGTTGCCCAGAACATACTCTTCGACTGCGGATTCGTAGGCCCTGCGCTGGTAGCGAGAGTCAAGATACTCATCGGGTTCGATATCCACAGTTTTATCAAGATATGCCTCCAACTCTTCTCCGGCAGCAGCAAGTAACTGCACGTCTTTTGTATCCGCTTTGATTGTGGGGAACAATTCGTTGAGGGCCTTGCTGGCGGAATACAACGTTTCACCGTCAACAACGTAGGCCATGAAATCCAAAGGGGCGTCTGAGGAAAACTTTTTGTCCCTCATATAGCATCCCGAATGATACGTAATTTGTGCTCCGCCATAAAGAATCTCAACATCATGTTCTCCTTTTGATGCAGGAGTTCGCACAAAGCGAAAGTACTTTACCACACCGTCCGTTATGCAGATGTTGCCTTCCAGGAAAGGGTCCGTAGAATTTTTAAGATAGTCTTCAAATGCCTTGAGGTTGATTTTTTTGAGATACATAGTTTACGCTCCTTTTGTGATTAAGAAAAAAAGTGAGCCCCCTTGAGTAGAAAGCTCACTCTTTAGTGGAATTATGAAATGTATGGGCGTGGCAGGTTACTCCTCAATACCCATGTAAAGGTGATATGTGGCGTTTGCCGTCTGGCAGACCCAGTGATTGTAGAACGAATTGCCAGGCTCAGATGTAACGATATCTTCATCCTCACGATAAATGGCCGCTTCACACCAGGAAGGTCCATTGTGGCGTGGGATGCAGCGAACATCCATGTGCATACCATCGGCGAAGATAACGGATTCGAACTCAATCTCATCCTGCTCTTTGCCGTCATCGGTATACTGCTTGATTTCGTTCATTCGTTTCTGGCTGATGGTAAGGCACTTGACGAAAACCTTGCGGAAATTCGTGAGGTTTTCGTATGTCATGCACACGCGCATGATAGCGCCGGTTAAGGCATCGACAGAACCGGGGTCATTGCAAATCGCAGTCTTGTCGAAGCAGCCAATGCCGTGTCCCGTCCAGAATCCGCCTTCATACAGATGGACGGACGCCGCATAGCAAAGACAGCCATCGGGCTTACAAAGCTGAATTTCGAGCGTGCAGCCATCGTATGTCTCATCGATTTTGCGCTTGTACACATCAAATTTGACATTGTCAGGGACTTCCCCGCTACCATCCCAATGATAGGGATTACAGCGAATGAGGAAAAGCTCTGCGATTCCTTTTGCATAGATTTCGGTCATTCCGACTGCTTGCTTGAACATAGGACTCATAATGCTTTCCCTTTCTCTTCTTTCAGCAATTCGCGTGCATGGTCAAGGACTTCCTTTGCAACAGGCTTACCGCCTTGATTCAGAGCGAGGAAAATCTCCAAAACCTCTGTACGAGTCACGTTCTGGTCAATCTCAGCAACGCCGATGGGAGCATCCATAAACCAGTTTTTGTCCTGTGCGGAAAGGTCATTGTAGTATACGCCTTTGTACGGAAAACGGTTCTCGTAGAAAGCGAGCAGTGTCAACATACGCTGTTTGCCATCGACGATTTCATAGTAGTTGCCATCGTCGCTTGTGCGAGTGAATGGCAGCTGCTTAAAGACGAACCGACCAATCTCACGTCCTGCGAAAATGCTGTCCAGCAGCTTTTCTCTGTCCTCATCATCCCAAACAGAACCACGCTGATAATCGGGGTTGAAATCAACGCCGAACAGGTAATGGAAGCTGAGCAGAGAATACATACTACGGTTCGAATAGTGCAGACGAGACAGCGCTGAGTTGCGTTTTGCAAACTGCGTATTTTTGCCATCATCCAGAGGGCGAACGCTTGTCCAAGCCCAGCAGGAGTATTCGATGTGGTTCGGAGTAGTGGCGCGAATGAGATACATTGCGCCATCATCCAGAACTTCTTCGACAACACAGTTAGGAAGATGCCCGACCTGTACCATGTCGCCTACAGCAAAACGGTATGTGGGTGTGCCGGAATTTTTTGCTGCGTTGCAGGCTTTCTCGTAAGAGTAGCCTTCCTTTGCACGTTCCTGTGGTGTCTTTTCTTGAATGATTTTCTTGGTACGAGTTTTAGTCATTGTTATCCACCTCAACCAATCTGATGAACACCGAACAAAACAGCAGGAAGAAGCTGTTCATACGGGGTGTATTGGGCATAATCAAAAATTTGTGCCTCATCGCCGATGATGTATCCGCCAGGGCAAGATTCGCCATCTTCATTGGAACCGCCGTTGTTTTTCAGGCCACGGCCCGTGAGCTCATTGAGGTAATCTTCATGCATGGCATTGTAGGCTTCTCCTGGGGTAGAATACTGCTTCGAATTTACTTTTGTGTAAAGATGGCCCTCGTCATCGGTGAAAGTCTTTGTGATGATAAACATAATTTACACTCCTTTTTTGTAAATACGCAAAAAGGCGGGCTCCCCAAAATAGGAAGTCCGCCTTCAAGCGAAATGTGAATTGTACGAAAGGCAGGATGCCCTTTCGATTGCTGGTATCTATCGAACAATTGTAATTATATAGGTTTCGCACAAATGTGCAATGGTGTTTAGCCAAGCATCGTCACATCACCATCAACGTACCAGATGTACTGCTTCCAGTTAGAAGCGGTCGCACCAGGGATGAGTTCCAGCGCAGAAGCTGGAGGCACGCGACTCGGCTCAAATGACATCTCGTAATGCTTTTCCAGGCCGTATTTCCGCAGAACGATACTCGGCATTACTCTGCCAAGCTCGTACCACTTGCGAGACGGGATACGGCTGCAATGTTCGCGGTGAATTTCAGCGTATTCCTGTTGGAATTTGTGAATGGCCCGAAGCAGCTGACACATCGGGCAGGTATTAGGGATGCCAGGGTCCTTGTAGCGGTATACTACAAGACGATATTTATCGTGTTCCTTGGTGGTCAGAACGACACCAAAATAGTTTTTTGCAATGATATCCTCCTCGTTTTAGTAGTTAGTACCATACTCCAGGGCGTAATCCGGACGCTGATATTCGACGGCCGGCTTTTCCCAAGAGCAGATGGGTTCAGTATTGGCGCTCGGAAAATGAGAGCTGATTCCGTTGGTAGCAAGCAAAGCTGCCGTGCAATCCGCAATCTGTGCAAGAAGCTCAGGATTCCATCCAAAGGTGTCATCTCCGGTCAGCTGCTTGCACAGGACTTGTGCCGCTCGAAGAATTTCAGTGTCTTTGGATTCCTGCTGAATAGGTTCCGGTGCAGCAATTGTGACATTTCGTGCAATGACGTTTTTGGGCAATGGCTCATCGACCCATTTTCCCTCGTAAATCTCACGGGCATAGAAACCGTCTTTGTCGAATTCGTCAAGGCGAACCCAATGGTCGGCTTCCCAGGTCCTTTGAGCGATTCCGTCTGGATTGATAGTAACCATCACACGTTCATCGTGTGCGTTGTTTCCCCAATGGGTTTCAGAGTCATTGCCAAACTCCTGAATGAGAAGTTTCCTTGCGAGTTCTCCATCGGTCAGTGCAGCCAATTCTTTGATTCGTTTTGTGTTCATAATTTTTCTCCTTTTTCTGTAAACAAAAAAGGCAGGCCCATCGTGGTGATGAGTCTGCCTAGTTGTATCAGTTTGTGAATTGTACGAGCGCTGAAATGCGCAGATGCTATCTATCGTACATTCACAATTTTACCGGCATCGCAAGCAGCGTCAAGCTGTAGCAGCGGCGTCAGCAGTTGCTTTTTTGGCTTCCGTGTACGCTTCGTAAGCCGCGTGATATTCACTCAGCTTAATCTGCGTAACGGTGTCTGGAACCTTGGTGCTGCGAGTTGCATATTCGCAGGAATAATATCCGTAGATATTTCCCTGCTCATCATCCCATAGCTCCGTAGTGATGCGGCCGGAATCATAGAAGTTGGCCCACCAGAACTGATTGGCAAGGAACTTCTTGCCGTTCACGTTCTTACAGACCTCATCTTCCCACAGGCAGTTCATGGGCGAACGCTGTTTGAAGATGACAAAGCCGTGAGGGTCACGGCGTTTCATGACCTGAGATTCGTATTTAGCGAGCAGCTCTGGTGTTAATTCGACCGTCAACCGGTCATTCAAGACATACGAGAATTTCTCACCGGGAAAATATTTGTCGAAGAATTGCTTCGCGATTTCAACGAAGTGCGCTTTTTCCTCCTTTGTCGAAAAATAATTCTTGTAGAAAGTGGTGCCGGGATTCACCTTAAATGCCATTTCAACCATTGTTGTTACTCCTTTTCCATCTGGATAGTCCAGCCGTTCACATCGGAATAAACCGCATAGAGCAGCGTTGCGAAATTGTAGCCTCCGTCATACAGCGTATAGCGAAGGGAGATGTTCAGCGCAAGAGTCCGTTCCTTGACGACGCCATCGCAATCGAGATAGCTGAGCGTCTTTGTCGGATTGGTAAACCATGCTTCACGTTCTTCATTGAACTTATCTTCATCGTATTCCACGATTTCTTTGAAATACGAATCGAACGTGACGAGCTTGACTGACGAGAAGACATCAGCCATCATTCCGCACTTTTCAATCAGTTCATCAGGCCATTCGACCTTGATGATTGCTGCGCCGTTGTCTTTCAGCTCTTTGTGAGGGCTGAGCGAAACGTTATAGCGCTCACTGAGAAAACCGAACAGCCAGGACCAATCGATAGTTTTCAGGAAACTGGCAGCTTCCTTGGCGTCCATGAAAATTTTGATTTCTTTACGTGCCATGATATATCTCCTCACTATATTATTCGGTGCCGAATTTAGCCCACGCTTCTTCGACACTCATGTGATAAGCGGCCTTGAACTGTTCTTTGAATCGCGCATTGAACAGTTCTTGATGGCTGGGGCTCATGATGATTTCGAGATTGAAGTCGGGGTCATCGGTGGAATTGTTGCAGTAGGAAATGTATGTACGAATGGTATCGTCCGGATGCCAGTCAATGTACATGTTAATCCAGTCTGCATTTTCGACCGTGTTCAAGTTAAGACCAAATGCCATATCAGCATCAAACCAGATAGGCACATAGACGTTAATCCAACCGTCATAGATAACTTCCGCTTTGTTGTCGAGCACAAACCGCATCAGCTCAGCAAAGTTCTGCACTACAATCGAATCTTGAGTGCAGAGGTCATGAACCAACTCATTGTGAGTCATTATGAAATGCCTCCTTGTTATTTGTTTTTTTGGTATTTATTATTTTTCGAAACTGTCGAAAAACCGAATCATCTCGCGGTTTACACCGACTGCGGATTCGGATTCAGGATACAGTGCTGCAAAAGCGTGAACGGTTTCCTTCTTGGAAACAAACCCGTAACCGTGGTGAACGCGCTCATTTTCGAGGCACTTCTTGAATCCGAAAGTCTGTTTCTTGAGGAAATCCCTCTTTCCGGTGCAGATATAGCACGGAGGAATGAGTTTAGAATAGGTTTCAGGCTTGATGAATTCAGCATAGCTGTGATTCTTCCAACCTTTGGCCATGTAATAGTTCTGGAGAAGCCCGACCTGGCCTTTGTAGATGTAGTACATCCCGCTCTGCAGGCCCATCGCATTGATGATGAGCCGCTTGGCTGCCTCGGGTACGTTCTCTTCCAGCTCGTCCTCTACCGGCTGCATCTCGGCAGGATAGCGGAGAATAGAACTTGCCATGCAGGCAAGGAACGCGCCAGCACTGTCGGCAACTACAAAGACCTGATTCAAGTCACCACCGAAGTCTTCAGCGCGTTCAGCTACAGTAGCAAACGCATTGATGACATCGGTGATTTGACCGAAAACATTGGTTTCAGGAACCAGACGGTAATCCGGAATAAAGGTGAGATACCCTTCTTTGGCAAACCAGGTTGCCAGGTTCCGGTTCTGTTCTTTTCGGCCAGCAATCAAGCCGCCGCCATGGATATCGATGATAATCGGATGCTTTTCAGCGCCGTTATCCGGGCAATAAACGTCCATGAAAAGATTCCGCTTGCCGCAAATAGCAATCTCAGTGGCGGTTATGCCTTCATGAGACATAACAGGCTGAGACCGGATGATTTCTTCTACATGGGTGCGTTCTTTCTTGGTGGCGGCATTGATGAAATTCATGTTAAAAACTTCCTTTCAAAAAAATGATAAAAATAAAAGCGGCCGCCAATCTATAAAAAATGAGATTAGTGGCCGCTTGGGTGTTATTGGAATTCAAATGTGTATTGGGTTCCTCTTTCGGTTTTGACAAAAATTCTGCTTCCTGCAAAACCAATAGCTTTTACTGTGCTGGTACGCAGGACGTCTTGTTGTTTTGGTGTTGTTGTTTTGAATACGAGTGGCTGCCCACTTGACAGCTCAAGAGTTCCGACCCGTCCAATGAGCGGAAGAACTCTTGCGTTGAGACTCGTGGTACTGTGAAGCAGCACACAACTGCTGTTAATCCGCATCATTGTCCTCCTGATATGAACTGGTCAGATATCCACATCCGGGTACTGATTCAACACATGATTGAACCTGTTATCCAGATGTTCATCGTTTTCGTCCCGCTCGGGATAATCAAACTTCCCTTCCTCTTCTGCTGCATCCCCCAAACGTTCCATGAGTGCAATGACGCTTTCGAGCCAGGCGGAAGCCTTGCCAAACGTGTCATCCTCTTTTCTCTTGGCATAGAGCATGTCAGAGACTTCTTCGAGAGCCATTTTTTGCTGGTACAAAGTATTCCAGTTGATGTTCTCTACAGCGGAACGCAGGGGGGTTAAGTGTTCTGTTTCTGTTACAGTGTTTGTTACGGTCATTTTTCTTTCTCCTTGTAGTGTTTTGTTACAATAAACATCAGCAAAGCACCGCAAAATTCCAACAAAAAAAGCAGACTTCCAAACGGATAGTCTGCTTCTCAGAATTGTGAAATTATAGCGTATGTGTGCTGTTATCTATCATACAATTTTCATTGTATGCGTTTCGCACGAATACGCAATAACTATTTTTCAAATTAAGAATCGGAATTTTCCGAACTGTCGCTGTTATCATCGGAACTGGACTCAGCGTTTTCATCCACCGTGGAATCGTCACCAGATTCAGCGTCGGTGTTTTCTTCCGCGCTTGTATCCTGTTCAACAGTCGAATCACTGTTGACTGATGCGTATGTACCAGTCAAGATAACGGGAGCTTCACCATAGCCCAGATAACCGCTAATCAGGCTGCCAGGATTTTCGACCAAGTACTTGGTTTCGGTCATGTTCGGAAACAAGTAGATGTCCTGAATCGTAGTGCCCTTCACGTCTGCGCTGTCAAAGGTGTCATTGCACGCCGCAACAACGCTATACCCGTCATAGTTCCAAACCAGATAGAAGTTCTTGCCGCCAATTTCAACATCATAATCTGCATCTCGGAAATCTTCAAAGGTACGATACTGCTTGCTGGAATTGAAAGCGACAGAATCGTTGTTTGTCCAGTAGAGACCGGACGGATTGCCAAACAAACCATACAGGAAGTTGAACTGTTCCTCCGGCTCTCCGTCGGTCGGATAGCCGTCGAATTTGTCCGGAGTGACAGACGAATAATAGAGACCGTCAAGGAACGCATCGCCGATATTGATGCCATCATCATTGGCTGCACGACCGTCCAGCATCAAGGTCAGTGAACCGCCGTTATATCCAATCGGATAATAGTCACAGCCGTCATCCTTGCTGGCAGTGTGAATGGAAAAATCACTGATTTCCTTTTCTACGCCTTCGCCTGTGGATTCTGCATTGATTTCACCAATGACTGTATCACCGTTTTCAAGTTCGTTCAATTTCAGATATCCCTTTACAGGCAAATCCCGTACATCCTGTAATGCAACGTCCGTGATATCCAGTGTCTTGCCGGTATCAACGCTGCGCAGCGAATAGAACTTGCTGCCGTCATCGTAAGACAAAGGACTCTGCCCCATCGGAATACCGTCCGGCCAGGTAGTGTCAGGATTGTCCAGCGTGCCGGGCGTGAAATCCGGGAGATTCGACAACAAAGACCAGGCATTGATGGGTTCCGGGGTCGGTTCTGCTGTCGGTTCCGGCGTTGCTGTGACGGCAGCCTGTGCTGCTTCGGCACTTGCCGCTTCGGCCGCCTGGTCTTTCCGTTCCTGAACCACAGCTGTGGCGCAGCCGGAAAGTGTCACGGCGAGTGCCATGGCAGCTGCGGTGATATTGATAATCTTTTTACTCATGCGCGTTTTGCCTCCTTATGTTTGCGGTTTTGCGGCTATTGAAGATTTTTCGTGGTTTTATTACTTTTAATTCATACTACACAAACAATATGCCAGAATTTTTTGCAACAAATTTGCATTTACTCGCCGTTATTGAGTTTGCGTTAGAGTCTTTGTATGTTGTTGCTTTTCCGTCTTTAGAGCCAGCTATTCCTTGCATTATATGAACATGCTTTCCAACAAGAAATATGCTTCCTGGATAGTTACGGTTCATGTTTCTGTATGTTGGATGGTGCTCTTTAACTTTAAGCTTGCAAACATCATTCGGATGCTCTTTGCGAAATTCTTCTAGGCTGGCAGCTTCTTGTTCCGTTGCTTTATGCCGATTTATAGCAACCGCCTTATCATTGAGCGTGTACACGCGGTTCATATTTTCATTGTTTAACGCTCTTCTAGCATGGCGGCGAAACTGTTTCAGCTCATACGGCATATGATTGTTGATATTGCTATCACAAACATCACTCGGCAAAACAGAACAAGCAATGCAGTAAGCATCGAGCCAATGGTCTTTACTTACACCGTGCGTTGCACGATAGTCATGGGTGCTCTTTCCTGCTGTCACAAAAAAGTGCTTTGGAAATAGCACACTCAATTTATTCGTCAGTGCCGGAATGATTTGATTCAATACACTCAAAGCGCCGTACTTTTTGTTAAGTCCAACTTTTTCTTCGGCAAGTTTCTTTTGCCAGGCAGCATCTTTATGAACAAGGTTATGATGCTCCGCGCATAGACCAACGATATTGGCAATGGTGTTGCTGCCATTCTCGGATTGCGGCACTACATGGTGGTAATGGTCGATGGGTTTATCACAGAACAGGCAATGGTGTTCCTGCATTTCAGAAACAGCATTTTCAAGACTCCCTTTTTGGTAGAGTGGGCCTTGTTGGTACTGCCATTTCTGAATGTCAGGATTATCAAGCCGCATGAACGCAAATTTGTTTACTTCAAGCACAACATCACTGATAGGAAGGAACTTTTGCATTTTTCTCACCAAATTGATGTGTGTTTGGAGCAACTGATTCGCGGTAGGCGTAAGCCATCCTTCCGGTCTTGTGCGATTGGTGTACTTTGCTTCTTTGTTTTTAATACCAATGCAGAGTACATCTTTCTTATAACCCGGAAGGCGACGTTTGATGATGCCAATTTCTTTTGCACGTTTGCTAGGATTCTTACTTTGAGCAGTATCTTGCTTCACGCACTTCTTAGAAATGGTGCCATTTGCCTTAGCTCTCCGCTGACGGCGACAACGTCTGCCGTTTGTGCGTCTTGCACGGCGGGCTTTTTTACGGTCTTGCATCAATTTTGGAACCTCTTTGTTGCGAGTTTCCAGATGTGCCGTAAAGACTGCCGTTCCATTTGCTTTAACAACGGCAACGCCGATATTGGTTCTACCAGGGTCAATGCCTAAATATAGGGGCTGCACTACATCATTGGTTTCATACAGCAGTTGGATGGTAAACGGTTTTGCTCTTACGACTCGTGCTTTCTGCTCTTTAAGCAGGTGGCGCACATGTCCGCCGCGAGTCGTAGGCATCAAAGGTTTACCGTCTTTGTTAAGTACATAAACAGTGGACATATTCGCCACCTCCTTTACGATAAATCTCTCCTGCCGAAGCAGGAGGTTGTGTTTCCCTTGGCTAGATGACGCCTTCGCATGGTTGCAAGCTGGGAAAACCGTACAAGTGCAGCTCGTCATCTTGATGTACAAAAGTACATCCGCCTGTGATATTGAAGGAACTTAGTGGGATGGGGTCATTCCACTAAAATTCTTCAATACCCCTAATGCCGAGGAGTGAGAGACCCACCATGCCGATAAGCAAAGTGAGGAGTCCAAGTCCAAAAGCAAAGGCAATATATTGAATTACGTCGATGAGTTTAAGCCATTTTGCGACTGCAGCGCCTAAAACAATCAACAGGCCAAAGCAGCCGGTCAGATAAATGAGCAAGCCAAACTGTGCAGTTCTGCTAAAAAAGGATTCAAGTGTTTTCATGATAAACTCCTTTCATACTTTTTATGGTATACGATTCGCAAGAGCCTGCAACAGGAAAATAAAAAAAGCTGCCCAACCGAAGCTGGACAGCCTATGTATGATTATGTATTATCGTCTGTTATCTCGTTCTTGTCTTCTGTGCTCACGTTCCTCGTATTCTTTTTTCTGATACTTGAGTCGTTCATTCAGCAGGAAGGAGTTTTCATCGCGAGTCATTTGCAGTTTTACCTCGTACCAGCAGCCGTAAAGAAAGGCTGCCAGAATGCAGAAGCCAACGATTTTGACTAAGAGGTTGAAAAGAACGTTCACAATAACCGGGAAAATATAGCCGATGGCTTTGGCGATAAGCAGGATGAGCCCACCGAAGACAACGATTTTTGCGATTGTCTGAACAACGGGCGGGAAATCGCCCAGGACTTTGGAAATGGTATCGTTAATTTTGGTGATGATATTAGTGTTTTTGCCACCGTTGTTATTATTTTCTGCCATGCCGGTTCCTCCTTTTTGTGCCAATTATAGCATATATCGGTACAAAACGCTACACCCCACATGAGGAATCTTGATGTTTAAGCAATAGCTCAACAAAAAATGCCGCCACCCTTTCGGATGACGGCAAGTGATGTTATTTCTTCACGGGGATATTCTGGTCAAGAATAACATCGAAGTTGTAGTGCGGCATCTTAGACGCATCACCACCAGCAGCTTCGAGGGTCATGTAGAAGTCCTCGTCATTCATAGCCTGCACGAGAGTGTTCATCTCGTCGCAGGTATGTTTGAGCATAGGACCGCGCTTATTGCAGAACATCACAGCCGAAACAGGCTGAATGCCCTGTGCAACCATGCCATCCCAATGAGTCCGCAGCTCGGTTACAGACTTCAAAGTAGCAACGCCGCTCATGAAGTCATAAATCTTGCAGTGGGACTCGTCGATATGTTCCAGAACGTCGATACGAGTCCGGTTTGCGTACAGAGGGAACTGGAGTTCAACTTCATTCCCGGTGTCTGCAACCAGCCGATTTGCAAAATCCTGCGCATATTTCTCAAGAGTGAGAGGCTCGCTTTCGAGAGGCTTCACGTTTTCGGCAATAGCGTCGAAAATTTTACGCCATCCCTTGTCGCTCAGGTCGATATCCGACTTGTTGGCGAGGGTATTCAAGAACCCACGCGGCAGACCGGAAATATCAACAGCAACAACGCCGGTGAAAGCGTTGAAGGCCGGGTGACGAGCCTTGTCCCAGATGGTATCAAACTGAGCGGTGGCGATAACACGCTCGCCGAGCTGGATATCCAAGCCCTGCGTAAGCATGTTGTTCTGGTAGAAATGCTTCAAGTCATAGCCACCAGTAACAACACCTTTGGTCGCATCCGTATCCAGCTGACCACACTCAACCTTGACAGGAATCTCGTACCCATCATAGTCAACAGTGAAGTTCTTTTCCTTCTGCTTCTCCTTATACGGCTGGAAAATGGGCTTGACGAGCACATCGCACGTCTTGCCATTCGCCATATGGAAATCAGGAATCAGGATACGGGCGGGAGCAACGCCGGTAGCGTCAGGTGCCAAGTAATTGCGGTACTTGACACCAAAGTGCTCAGCCAGGCAGGTACGCAGCACGTTCAGGCTGGTGACCCGGCTCTCAGCGCAGCTGCCGTTCTTGGTCAGCATGGTGCTGGCGGTAGCCTTGTCCATCTCCACATAGATGATGGTAGAAGGAGCGCCAAGAGCCTTAAACTGCTCACGCATAACGACATCTGCCATAGGAATCTCTTCCTGCTCGGACATCGTCATGGTCGTGGCGAACGGGCCGTCAACGCGGTGATAGCTGTCCTCTCCAGGCTGCTTGGAAGCGATGAACCAGGGATACTTGTTGCGGGTGGCAACCAAAATGAAATTGTTCAGGCCAACGCCATGGATGCACAGCGGGCCCTCATTGCTGTGGCCGTTGCCAAACTGTAGGTTTTCCGGCAGCTTTTCCTTAGACATACCATTGCCCCAGTCGGCAATAACCACACCGATTAGGTTTTTGGCATGGCCTTTCACAATCGCGACCAAGATGTTAATGGCATCTTTGCAATTAGAGATGGCATTATCAACCGGTTCACAAGCGGCATCGCTCATGGGTAACTTCTGGCGCGAAATAGCGTCAAAGTAATGGTTGGTGATGCCGACGTTGAAAGTGACGTTGTTATTCTTCTTAGCCATAATATAACCCCGTAACGTGGGGCTGCCGTGCTGCTCTCGAATTTATCTCCACAGCAAGTAAGCCCCATATATGGGGATGTAATTATTCTTTTTTGTTGTCTGTTTTGCAGGAGCTATCGGCAATATCAGAAACTGCCTCTTTGATAGCCTCGAAAACATCGGTTGATTTCAGAAAGTTTTCTGCCAATCCTTTGATGTGGCTGTAGTTTTTGAAGACTTTCTTCACAATAAATGCGCCAACGATTGATACTACTGCCAAAAGCAGCAGAGCTTTCGCGGCCTCGGTCAGTTTCACTTGCTCCAGCAGGAGCGCGAGTATCACACCATCTTTGCTCAGCTAGGTCTTAATTAGACCGTGAACGAATGAACCATAGCTAACTGCATATTGCTTAGCTTTGGCTTCGTGGTTGCTAATGATGGTGTCTACTCGCTAAATTATGTTTCGAATCATGGTAATGTCCTCCTTAAAGGTTTGTAATTGTTATACGGTATATAAATACGCTCTTAACGCGGCGTTCGCGTGCAGGAACATTTATACAAACTCATTAACGCAGTGTATACGTGCCATGCTGATTAGCATGACAATTCTATGTAATCAGCCTTTTCTTCGGCTGTCAGAAGTCCACATTCCGTGGGATGAATCTATATTAAACGCAGAAAATCTGCGGGAATCCTCAAAAAGAAAAAGGACAGAAACCCAATATGGGCATCTGTCCTTCTTCCAGGAGGTATATGAACTATGGCAAATCAATGATATCTCTGTTACATTATCTATTTTATGGGTGTCGCACACGCCGTCAAGAAGCTGTATAAACTTTTTTAAAAAAAAGTTTGCACGCGTGTTAGTAGCTTTTTAGAATGTTACAACATCGTGCAAAGTCGTGCAACATTGTGTTTAGTTCTCCGATACAGAGCAAACAAAAGATACTGTACCACTCCAATCACCTGGAGTCAGATTTGCTTTCACCGTATAGTTCGAGGTGATACTGGCTAAGGCGTCGTCACGGTTCCACACTGCTTTGGGAGTTTCCACGCTCGCAAGCACATCCGCCGCCTTGTTGCTTTTCATGGTGGGAGGCGTTGTGCTGACATTGACTTCCTGCGATAGGCCGATGTCGCCTTTCACCATCACGGGCAAAGTCGCTGTCTTTTCACCGCTGCCAGCATTCCCGCCTAAAGTTACGCTCTCAGGCACAATGAGCGAATACAGCGTGGGTACATATGCCTCAACCGTTGTGGAGGCGGGTGTCACACCGTTTACAACGGAATTATACGAGTCCTCGATAAAATACGGGTAGAGGTCAACGGTCACATTGCTCTGCTCAAGCTGAGCATCCACGCCGAGATATTTTGCCACGGTTTTTCCAGTTGCGCTTGCTGCGAGCTCCTCGCTCCAGTTTGTGTCCACCACCATCACGGAACTGTCTTTGGACCCAACTTTCCAGCGATTGCTGGCTTTGTATCCTGCTTTTGTGAAGCGGCCGACATCCAGAATACCGTACTCTGCATGGGTATACGCTGTGTCATAGGCGGTAGATTCCGATTCAACGATGTCAAGGTTCGTACAGCTGTTGACTGCATGTGTGCAATAGGAATGCCATGTCTGAGCACCGTCGTTGTGATAGTTAATAGTGATGGTATAGGCAGTCCAATGAGCATATACAATGGTATCGCTGCTGCCCATGACCGTGGATTCAGATACTTTATTTCCGCCATCCGATGCGGTATACCACCCAAGAAACTCATAGCCTTTTCGACTCGGAACAGGAAGCGTACCATATTTATGCGATTCGGGAATATCGATGGACGATTCAGAGATGAAATAGGAGTCGTCTGTGCAGTTTGGGTTAAAGGTTAGGGTGTGTTGAGTTATAGTTTCGACAGCAGCATTCTGAGTTGTGAAGCTCTCGGCATATACTGTAGCTGGCATTGCGGCGCAAACAACAAATGCACAAAAAATTAAGAATTTGAGCTTTTTGAGCATCGACGACATGCTCCTTTCGTATGTTCGTACTTTTATTATCGGGGAATCGCAAATAAAGTCAAAAAGAAAAAGCCGCTCACCCTGTGAAGGGCAAGCGACAAGAGGTTAAGATTTGATGTACAAGGACGTTCCCTTAAACGGATTCAAGAGACCGGGCTTATATTTAGTGCGAACATACTCTGCAATTTCGGTATCCGGCATGGCGCTCAAGACATCAAGCCAACATTCAGCATTGATTGCCATGAGGCCACCCATGCCAAGAGCGTTTTCACAGCGTTTGATGTCAGAGGCAAATGCGTCGTGAAAGTCACAGGACTCCGCAGCTTTTACGATGCGGTCGAAGTCATACATACCACAAGACCTCCTTACTGGCACATTGCCTTGAGGTCGTCCTCACTCAGAACAGGCACACCCAAAGCGTTCGCCTTGTCGAGTTTTGAACCGGCTGCCTCACCCGCAACAAGATAGCTCGTCTTCTTGGAGACACTTCCGGAGACTTTGCCGCCATGCGCTTCGATATAAGTCTTGGCTTCATCGCGACTCATGGAAGGCAGTGTACCGGTAATAACGAATGTCTTGCCAGCGAGCGGCGCAGACTCATCATTGGCACCTGCCGGAGCATGGTAGTCAAGATTGACACCGGCATCATGCAAAGTATTGACTTCCTGCGTAAATTCAGCGCTGGAAAGCATCGCATCGAGCGCAGCATAGATAGCATCAGAAAAGCCGGGAATGTTGCACTCCTTGATGGTATCTACATTGAGCGTGGACAGTGTCAGAAGGTTGCCATTCGTAGCCTTGCACTGAGTAAACAGCGCACGAGCAACATGACCGCCGATGAGACGGTAGCCAAGGCCCTTGAGGACGCGGTCGGCATTCTGCTCCTTGGACTTTTCGATGGCAGCAAGAACCTTTTTGGCAATCTTCGCGCCATACATGTTGGTCAGTTCACCTTCCTCCTCATAGAGCCAGTACAGGTCAACGGGGTTCTCAATGAACCGGCTATCAACCAAGTCCTGAATCATCTGAGGGCCAAGTCCCTTGATGTCCATGCAGGGCTTCGAGGCAAAGTGGATAACGCGATTCACAATCTTTGCCGGGCAAGCGTCATTGGTGCAGTAGAGGTCCACAGAACCGTTGACCGGTGCGATAGGCGCACCGCAAACGGGGCAGACCTGCTTCGCCATGTCATAAGGCACAGCGTCTGTCGGGCGCTTTTCCAGCTCCACCATCGTGATTTTCGGGATGATGTCACCGGATTTGTGCAGGACAATCGTGTCACCGATACGGATATCCAAAGTCTTGATGAAGTTGGCGTTGTTGAGCGTTGCACGCTCCACACGAGTACCAGCAAGCTGGATAGGGTCAAAGACAGCAACAGGAGTGACGCGGCCAGTACGACCTGTCTGCAACTGAATGCTGCGCAAGACAGTTCCCTTTTCTTCGGCGGGATACTTGTATGCAATAGCCCATTTCGGGGTTTTGGTGCGCTCGCCCATCTTCTGGCGAATGCTCAGTTCATCGACTTTGATGACTGCGCCGTCAATCGGGTAATCGATATCATAGCGTTTTTCCTCAATGTCGTGAATGGCTGCCAAGATGCTATCAATGTCATTGCAATGAGCGTAATAGGTGGTCTTAAAACCGCAGATGTCACGCAGATAGTTCAGCTGGTCACAATGATACGGGCTGAACTGTGCTGCATCACCATTGTTGACGCTCTGAACATTGAAAACGAACACCTGCAGATTGCGTTCCCGTGCAATAGACGGGTCAGCCTGACGCAGAGAGCCAGCAGCGCAGTTGCGGGGATTCGCAAAGAGCTTCTTCCCCGCTTCCGCCTGCTTTGCATTGGCTGCTTCAAAGTCCTTTTCCGACATATAGCACTCGCCACGGAGTTCGATTTTGCCGATACCCTTGGGCAGCTCGATGCTGCGAGGCAGGCAAGTGAGGGTTGCGACATTGGCGGTCACATCCTCACCGACATGGCCGTCACCGCGCGTCGAAGCCTGGGTCAAATAGGCAAGACCATCGTCAGAACGTTCGTAGACAAGAGACAAGCTCAGACCGTCGATTTTGCGCTCCACAGAGAAGGTCACATCGGAGTATTCAGCTTTCACCGAATCCACAAAGCTGCGGACCTCATCATCGGAAAACACATCAAGCAGAGAAAGCATCGGTACACGGTGTTCAACCGGAATACCGAGAACACGCTTGCCGCCAACAACCTGTGTAGGGCTGTCAGCGGTCACGAACTCAGGATGTGCCGCTTCGATATCACGAATCTCGTGCATCACGGAATCGTATTCCTCATCCGTTACAACCGGAGCATCCTGCTCATAGTAGGCGGCACTCCATTCTTTGGCTTTGGTGCAGAGATTATTATAATATTCCTTGATGGAAGAAATAGACATGTTGTTAGACATAACATTTTACCTCACATATGTATTGTTTTGTTTTTTTGTGAACCTCCCCACCTAAGCCTTACGGCTATAGACGGGGCGTGCGCTCTTAATAGTTCATCAAAGGGTAATGGTTTGAGATTCCGTTGTGGCCTGGCTGACATCTTCAATACCATCCACGAAAACTGTTGTTCTGATAAGGATACGGAAAGGGACGCCCTTTTGCCAGGTGGTGTTTGCACGGAGTTCATCCACCAGGCCAATCAGTGCCTGCATCTTGAGCATTTCGATGGTATAGCGAGTCGGAATCATGGTTCGGGTCGTCTCGAGATAAAAATGCCGATTTTTCTCATTGTATCCGAGAGAATCGTTCGTAACATCCATTTTTGCAACAACGGTGTAGTCGCTCTGCGGGACATCGTTGAACGGCGTGAGAGAATCATTGAGAATCTGCATGCGAGCGTCGAACTCTTTGATGATGCGAGCCTTCTCTTTCTCATAAATCTCGTTTGCCTGTCGAACCTGCTCCCGATAGCACTTCACGCACTTTTCTTTCGTGTAGAAGATGTTGACGGAAGTGCCGGAGCAGCAGCGATACCCGGTGTTGTCCAATGGGGCAATGACGGTTGAAGAAATCTTACCCCGATTTACCGGCCGAAAATAGACCGGAGAATAATAGATGGTTTTGCTCGTTTCTTTTGCGTCCGTTACAACAACCGGGGTAGGCTTGATGTTACGAATCGGCTTTTTGGTCGGGTCTGCATTTGCGCGATAATCGCAAATCCAAGCCATTTTGCCGATGACGTTTTCAAGACCTTCGGCGTAATCGTACATACCGAGGTCGTTTGTCTGGCGTGGAGGATAATTTTCTCCGGAGCCTTTAATCATCAGCTTGACGCCGTTTTCTGTGAGATATTCGTTTAATTTCATATTTTTTCCTTTCTGTGATTTGTGGTTGAGTTCAGCGGGCGTTTGTAAGTACGGCAACAACCAGCTCCTCGTAGTCTTCGATGGCACAGTAGATGTCAGCGAAACCATAGGCGTGGCCACGGTCGTAGGCTTTTTGCCAGAGGATGGTTGCAGCCTTTTTGGAAATGCTGCGTTTCGTTTCGGCTTTGATGTCTTCCTGAATTTGAAGTTCGATAGCTTCCGAGATGTGTTCGATTTCTGCATTCTGCGCCTTCTTCAGCCGAGAGCATTCCGCATCCCAGGCTTTTTGTCGGCGAACGACCTCTTCCCTGTTCCAGCGCACCGATTTCTCTTCGTCGATGATTTCACCGTCTTTTGGGCGTTTAGAGTTGGGCCTTGTTGGTCTTTTCCAAGCAGTTTCGAGTCGGTTGCCAAGATTTGTCCATACGTTATCCATTATAACACTCCTTTTTTTGTACGCAAAAAGGCGAACCTCCCGGTGTGGGAAGTCCGCCTTAAAGCGAAGTGTGAATTGTACGAGCACACAGTGTGCTTAGTAGATGGTATCTATCGTACAAGCTAAATTATACGGGTCTCGAACGAAAGCGCAAGATTATTCATTCATTGCTACAGTCACCAAACAGCAAATTATATGCTTTTTCGATTTCAGAATCAGACATGGCCTTCCCTTTTTCTTCAATGCTGTGCAGAATTAGAGTCTTGTCGCTCTCCTCATCCGGCACGAAGCCAAGAATCACATCCAGCTTGTTGCGATTCTCGTCCTGTGCAAGATACTCTTTGATTTCGGACCACTGCGCATCACGCTGGTTCAGAGCGTCAACGTTCTGGACACAGAACGGGTACTCACTTTGCGGCATAGCACCGGAAAGGTATTTGGTATCGTCGCAATACATCTTGATAAGCCGGACAATATAGTTCCGCTCTGCTTTGGTTCTTGCAGTCAGAATGTTGCTTGCGCTCTGGTACTTGTAGTTATCCCCAACAGCTTCCAACGACTCTGCAATCTGCCGGAAACTCAGCATTTCGTTTGTAGCCTTGTCATGCTGCGACACGGTGGAAGCATAGTATCCTTGTTCCGTTTCGTTTGCTTCTACCACGGCAGCGAGATTCGAGTCAATATGGATGAGCCGTTCACTGTTATCCCCTTGCGCACGAATTGTGTTGTTCACTTTCGCAATCCAACTGTCAGTTTCCGTAGCATCATCGCCCGCATAGAGGTAGGTTACAATATCCGGGTTAGTAGGGTTCGGAAGCTCCGCACAAGCCAAGGTCAGATTCCGTCCGTATTCTTTTGCCTGGAGATACATGTTCGGATAATCGTCTTGTATTGTCTGAGCGATTGCCTCAACCTCGGCCTCGTCTTTTTCAATGACAAGACCGACAGTGGCTACCTGCTCTTCAATGTTGAGCTGCTTCAAAATATCCTCGAGGTCGAATACAATAGCTTCTTTGTTGTTTGTATAGAATCGGATTTTCATAGATTTTCCTCCTGGCAACAATAAAAATGGCAGGCCCTCGGTTGGAAGGTCTGCCAAAAAACAGTTTGAGAATTGCAAAAAAGGTCATTATGCGGCTTTGATTGCTGCGTTAATCACCGTATACGCAATATCCAGAAGCCGAAACGCAAGGACTTCAAAAGATAATGCTACCAGCAAAAAGCAAAACACAAATTTTTGTTTGTTCTCACCCTGGAAATAGTACATTCCAAAGCAGGACGCGATGAGAACGCAGAGAAACACAACGACCCAAATAATATCAGCCATTGTCCTGATTTTGATTCTGCTGAGTTGGCGGGGTCTGAACCTCAGCAGGGGCATTCGGAGTTTGATACTGAACATTTTGGCTCGGCTCTTTGGGAGTTTCGGGGGCCTGGTACTGAACAGTACTGGGGTTGTTCTGCTGTTCGGCTTTCTTTTCCTCATATTTGGTCTTGAGCTGAGAATAGGAATAGCCATCCTGCGGGATACCGTGGTACTGATAATGACCGAAAGCCAAAATCATGTTGAACACCGGATTCAGAAGGCAAAGACCAATCGTGAAACCAATACCTTCACCGAACGCAACAGCTTTCTTGTAGTTGGTGATAGCACCGATGATGAGAGCAACAACCAGGAACAGATTGCCGAGCAGCGGGATACCGGACAAAAGGCTCAGCAAGACCGGAATCAGAAACAACCAGCCGTTCCCCCAGTAAATGTTGAATTCGATGTAGTTGCTGTAGAACGGGACGATGGATGCCCAGCCAGGCTGCCCGGCTTTCTCGAAAATCTTCCAGTTTGCAACAATTTTGAGTACAAAATACGCCACTACCAAAAGAATCACCGTGTAGAGCATTCCGCCCAATAGATTAAGAGCGCTGTAAGAATTATACATTTTATATCCTCCTCTTTCGGCATATGAAGCCGGATTATTCCTTCACTAAGTTCTTTGCCTGTCGCTGCCGCTCTGCAAGTTCTTTGCCGCGTCTGACCAGTTCCGCATATTGCTCTTCGGTCAGCTTGCGAGGCGGCTTGATTTTGACCCATTTCTTGGGCATATCTGCCTCCATACACCAGCCCTCATCCCGCGTGATTTTAACAGCATCAGGGTACTCTTTGGCAAGCTCTTTTAGCTGTTCCATACGAGCTTTGTTGCAGGTGTAGTAGGATGCTTTTTTCTCCGCGTCATTGAATGTGATGATGGTTTCGCGTTCCCAGGGTCCATCAGATGCCTGCGTGGCCACTTTTTTATCGGGCATGATTTTTCTCACCTCAATCGAATAAAATTGCCGACATAGCAGGGCCTTCGCAGATATACCCGCTCGCCTCGGCCCATTTCGGCGTCATGAGCTTGCCATTTGCTTTCACAAGCACCATCTTCCGAGCAGAGGTATTCAGGAATTCCGCCGGAGCCCAGTTATTTCGCACAACGACGATAGCATTGTCTTCCGCGTTCTCAAGCATATGCTTCAGCTCTTTTACCGTCACCGTGTCACCTCCCGTTCAACACATCATCCAGTGCCTGCAAGAAAACTCTGGATTCCTCGTTGATTCCGCCGCGACACAGAACTTTCGCAATATCATCAAATCCTACCAAGTACATATTTTCTTCACCCATGTACCCTTGCGGCCAGGGAACCGCATAGTAGTTGTGCGGAACAGAACTTGTGTCATAGCCGACCACAATATATTTCTGGTCTGCAACATTTTTCACCGTCAGGATAGTCCCAAGCGGTAACGCGTCTTTCATGGAATGAGTAGTTGCAGGCATGATTCTCTGAATTTTCAAAACAGCACCTCCCTAATTTTCATTTTATGAGACTCGCACATTTGCGCAAGGAAACTGAAAACAAAAACGCGGCCGCTCCAAAAGGAACGACCGCAAAGATACGAGTCAGATATTATACATGGGAATCAGCCTTCCTGAAATCAGAAAGTTGATTCTCAGTGGAACACTGCACGAAAGAAGTTTCCTTGCGCGGATTCACAAAAGCGTCTGTGGTCGCAAACGCATTGCCAAAATCCATAAATTTTGTGCGCAGGGTACACCGTCTATAGTCGCTTGCGACTTAGGCGGCGAGGAATGCGCTGACTAAGAGTATATTTGAGGTACACTCAGTAAATGCAAATACCCTATGTCTCCTTTCTTGAGTTTTTAAGATACTTTATCCCACGCAGAGCGCATGGGGCTTATCGTTTTAATAATTTTCAGCTTTTTAAGGCTTGTGGATTTTTTACCGCTTTTTGATGGCGTTTTGAATTCTACGTTTACAGAACCATTCTTTTTGGTATGAGTGCCATGGACAGTAAGAATTTCCCCGTTGAGAGAAACCAAATCACCGGGATTGAGGGCCACTTTCTTGCGACGTAGCGCACGATAGCCTTTACGAATCCTTTTTCCACGGTATTTGTGCAAATTTTCAGAATCCTTTTTATGGCTGCGGTTGATTCTACCGTTGAAGAGCTCTTTTCCAGTAGCTATTTCTCCTGTACGAATGTCAATGTAGCGAGAATCATAAAACTTTTCAAGGATGCGATTATTACGCCTTACCTTTTCATAATGTTCAAACGTACAGCGGCAGTTTGGATGAAACTCGCCCATTGCATACGCATCGTTGTTATGACTCTTTTCAAGATGAAGGGCAATTCGCTTTTCCTTGGTCATCGCGCCATAAGTGAATGTGACGAACGGCTTTCCAAAAGCAGCGTAAAGTTCATTAACGATTTGCCAGCGTACAGTGTTCATAAATGCTGCACCAGAAAGGTTGGCAAACTTTATATCTTCACCGAATCCATAGAGCTTGCCGCCTTTTTGATGGTTAGCTGGTGTATGGCACTTCTCGCATACTGTTATAAGCTCGCTGAGACTATTGTCATGGCGACCTTTCCAATAAAACATGTGATGCATATGTAAAATGGCACCATCCGCGATTTTGCGCCCACAAACTTGGCAGGTGTAGTTATCACGGTAGAATACTGCTTCCCGCAAGGTTGCTAAATTGTAGCGAGGGCCTTTTTGATAATCTGCGCCTTCTGGTGTAGCTTTACCTTCCTCGATTGCTTTTACAAGCATTGTGTCGGAAGAACCAACTTCAACGGTTGCATGCGTAATAGGCACAACTTCGCAATACATTTTAATGACATTGACGTTGAGTTCTTTCTTATGTTTAAGAGAGGGTGCAAGCCAGCCTTTGTCACGTTTGCGGTTGTCAAAGCGCTTTTGGCGGTAACGTAGCCTGTTTCTGCGAGTTCGGCGCATTCTACGGCAAGCATCGTGACAGCTTTTCTCGTCTTGCAATGTATCATACTGTGCAGATACATACTCGTGAGATTGGCTTTTCACACTGATGCCGATGTAGTTGTAACCGACGTCCTCACAGATTTCAATGGGTTGAATATTCGTTTCGCTGTCATACAGTAACTGAATAGTAAATGGATGATGCTTAATGATTTTTGCTTTTCCGTCTTTCAGAAGATGGCGCACCTTGCCAAGACGGATAGTCGGCATCAGGCGTTCGCCATTCTTACTGAGAACACAAGCGCAAGTGCTCATGCAAGGTACTCCTTTCGTATAATAGTTGTAAATCGATAAGTCAGGGCTTGCGCCCTGTGGTCCACATCGCCAATGTTGTTATACCGTTTTAGCCTTTCGACATGACGTTCGCACTTCTCCTACCCTTAGAGATGTTTAACGAGCCGTCCGCAGTGCTTACCACTTGTGGAGCATGAGTAAGGTGCCTATATTATTAGTACACAACGTAGTTTCCTGCCGCTGGAGCAGCAGACTTAGGCTAATCAACCGGGCTTACGGGTTGCCCTGCAAGCCCCATCTATAACCAGCGGACTGGTTAAGGCGGGGTTGTTGACGCAAACCAATCCGATTCATCCTGGCCCTGCTCACCATAAAGATGAATAACAGGTGCCGGAATAATCAAAGCACGATACTCGTGCGTTTTGCACTGTTGTACAGCTTGTACTTGTAAGTTTTAACAACCATGCGCATAAATAGCGTCCTCCTTTCATTTGAGCTCTACTATTCATGATAGGCAATTCGCAAGCACAGGCAAACAAAAGCTGCCTATCCGAAGATAGACAGCAACTATTTTTTTACTTAGACACCTTTCACCCCACGACTAAAGTCGTAGAGCTTCTGGCTAACTTTTATAGCGATACAAATGCGTTAAGCACATATGAATCATTACAACATGAATGTGTCAATTCTGATTGTTACCCTCAGAATGTTTCTTTAGTGTTGGCCTTTCACCCCACGGTTGAAACCGTGGGCTTTCCCAGCCTTCATTTTGTAAAAGTCAGGAGCTTACCGTGTTCGCCTTGGATGTAGAGTCTCATGGCTTACTTTTCCTCCTTTTTCTTGTCGGCGTTCAGAATCTTTTCCAGAACGTCGTTATAAAAATCGTCAAGGAACAGACCGGTTTCTTCATCCGCTTCCGGAGCAGTGAAAACACCGTCTCCTTCAGCTGAATCCTGTACAGCGTCGAAGACACCGATTGCGCCCCAAAGCTCATCGGCCAGATGGTCATAGCCGAGGTCCTTTACTTTTGCCGAGAGGTCAATCAGCAGCATTTTCTGCCGAAAGAACTTGTTCATATCCAGGCCAATGTAGGGTTTCGCTGCAACATTGTTTTTCTGAGACTTTACTTTGAAAATGCCCCAGTCAAAGTTGCTGTCTGCGCCGTACATATACCCGGACGCAAGGCAGAAACCGTCTGCTGCACTGTCCTCAACGTTGATACCGACTTCATAATCGCTGCCGGAATCCTCGTCAAGGTCAATCGCACAACCTGTTGCCTTTTCGTACTCTGCCTCAATGTCAGCTTTCATGGCTGCCAGTAGAGCGTTGAAATCGGTATTCTGGGAAAGCAAGTTCATGCTTTCGCCTTCCTGATTTTTGATAAGAATGAACATAGTATTTACCTCCTGATAATTAAATCATGCTATCAGACAATTTGTCGATAGTCGCTGTGATGGTTTCGTTTTCCATCTGAGCCATACGCTCAAACAGATGAGACCAGTCGATGGCATCATAGACGCGCTTGACAAACGCATCATAGGTGCCACCGGCCTTCATCGTTTCAATTTCAGACTCATAGCAGCCGGACTCCTCAAGCATGAACTTGATGTCGTCGGTTGGGTTGATTTGTATTGTTGCTTCGTACTCATTCATTTGGATTACGTCCTTTCTTTTATATTATACGCAAAAAGGCGAACCACCCAAATGGGAAGTTCGCCTAAAGCGCATTGTTAAGTGTGCGAAGGGCAGGGTGCCTTTTCGATAACTGTTATCTATCGTACATTTTTGATTATAGGCCGTTCGCATAAATCCGCAACAAAAAACCGCCACCCAAATGGGCAGCGGTAATGAAAAATTAAATTTCAGCGCAGAACATCGCGAGTTTCTGCCACAGCAAATAGGTGCTGTATCTCATGCGTACCTTTTCAGGAACACCAGTAACCAAACACCATTTGTGAGCAGTGGCTTTGATGCGGGGAATCTGCCTCTGTTCGGCTTCGGTAAACGTCTTGCTGTATAGTCTGCGACGGCGTCCGGAATTCCAAAAGGCTCCTTCCATCGTTTCGCAAATCAGAGCGTACGCCAAATAGCTTTGGGCTTCTTCGTGAGTCAATGTAACCATCGTTTTCATGGCTGTCACCCTGCCTTTCTCTCATTGCGAGCCATGTGCAGCGCATAATCAAGCGCGTCAGGGTCATCGGCCAAGAATTTCGTTTTCTGAAGTGTACCAAGCTTGGGATGCTTCAGAATCGTATAGTTGCCATTGTTCTGGACAAGGGAACCTTTATCATAGACAAGCTCGACCTTTTCGGCAGGTACTGCGTAACGGCGAATGCGGTCACATTCATCCGCATAGTTGATGGGAGTGATATAGCCAACTGGCTTTTGTCCTTCCATCCCTGTCACAGTGACCAGAAAAGCCTTAATGGTCCGGGCTTCTTCCTCTTCCTGCTCATCATAGTATTTGAACGTGATGAACATGGGAGTATCTTTCTTGTACGCATCTTCCTCAGGGCAGAGATACGTTCCACAAGAGCGGCAGAACCAGAGCATCGATACGGACTTTCCAGTTTCCTGCGCTTCTTTTGCATAGCGCTTAAAAATCTTTATGTCCAGCTTGAAATCCTCGGTGTAATGCTCAACCGTGCTTTTCACGATGAGTTTCAGGAAATCACAGATGGAAATAGCGGTCATAGTCATATTGGAAGTCATAATAAAATCTCCTTTTTAGTCAACCATAACTTTAGAAATATTCATGTCATAGCGGTTAAATTTAGAAATATAGTCAAAAATGGTATTTACTTGAGCTTTTGTTGCGGTTTTGGTCTCATCCATATCGAGGAATGTATTGCCCATCGAAGGATTACGAATGGCAATCCAACCGCGTTTATATAGGAAATCGAGACCCTTGCCGCTCCAGTCATACGCCATATTGAGAACTTCATGGTCAGAAAGACCAAACGTTTCTCGATTGCGCATGATGATGCGGCCAGCCAGGGCAGCGTGCTCGCCAAACTCGCAGGCATACCAGGTGCCATCGGGAGCAATCAGACCATATTCGGTCAGCTGATGCTGAATGGGTCTATCACTGATATAGCTGTTGTACAGTCGCTGACGGCGTTCAACGGATGTGCCTTTCATGTTTGCTTCAATCCAAGAGGCAAGCTTGGTCCAAAAATCGGTTTTGTAGAATTCCGGGTTGGATTCCTGCTCAGGAAGCGGTTCGCCATTGAATTCTGCAACAAGGTCTGGGTGGGTAAAAAGCCATGCACCGTTGTTGAATGCATCAGAATAACCCGTTTTCCCATAGAGGAAGCACTTGATACCGTCATAGCTGCAATCGATATAATGATGTTTTGCATTGGTGCAGAGCGTTTCATAGCTATCAGTCATAGCAAAGCGGTCAACATAATTGAGCGGATGTGCAATCATATCCTCACGAATTTGATTGACCAGCATCTTGTGTTGAAGCTCCTCAACCTTCTGCCCGAGGGAACGAACATGAACATTGTCATCGACAAGTTCAAACTCATTGACACCAACAAGTTTTTTCCGGCCTTCGATAATGTCCTGGCAAACATGTCTTTTTTCTTCCTCGTTGCCACCCATCATGCAGGAGAGCAGCAGCTCCTCACACTTTTTATACGGCTTGTCCATATTCCAGAACCAGTCACGTGCAATGGCGGTGAGGAACTCACCATCCATACTGAAATGTAGTTGTTCACCCATGTTGGGTAACCTCCCCAATTGTTATGTGTTGTTCTCGACAAAGTCTTCGCATTCCTCGCTGGTCAAAACCACGCCGAAATAGGCAACACGCTTGACGGTGGTTTCCCACACGCGAACGGTGCGTGCCATTGGCTGAACGACCCAGGAATGACAGCGCCAGAGCCCGTCTTCGGAAAGAGCATAGCCCGTTGCAATAAAGCACCGGTCTTTGTTTTTATACCAAAGCCGTGCAGAATTGTAATGGCACTGGCAATCCTGGCCTTTCCTCATATAGCTGCTGCCATAAAAGAACCGGCCGCGTTCAAGGATTTTTGGTGCATCTTCATCGAACATCGTCATGCAGACTTCATCCCCGCCAAATGTGAGGATTTTGTCATGCAGCTTCTTCATAGCATCGAGCGTTTGAGTATCGAAACCAGAAGAGGTGTTGTAAATCTGGCTTTTGGTAAGCCGCATTTTCCAATCCTCGTTCATTGGGTTCCAATGAATCGGCGCGGTCGTCTGGTCAGGGGTCGTAATAGGTTTCAGACTGTTCCAGCCTTTCGTGCTCATTCCAACCCCTCCTCACGAGAACGCAAGCAACTCAGAATCTTTGAGTGCAGTTGATAGCGATTATCGCCGCTTGGCACGGAGTTACCGAGGTTTTTGGATACGAGAAGTTCGTCGAACGCCTTCAAAATTTTAGAAGTAATGACCGGCTTTCTCTGCGCACTCATGTGACTCAGCCAGAACTCGACATCCTCAACGAGATGCCAATATTCCATGCCGTACAGCATCGCGCCGCTTTCATTGTCTTTCCGTTCCCGCTCCTCATCTGCATCATCGCAAACGATGCAAATACCGTTTTCGTCGAGATAGTTTTCGAAGACGTCGCAGATATCGAAGGCAACAGAACGGATATCGGAATTTGCCTTCACCTCAGGTTCATGCTGGACGGCTTCAACTTTGTACTCGATACGGTCGTGACGAAGTGACTCTTCGATACCATCAAAAACGATGTCCGCGTAGTCTTTATCATCCCGACACGCTTCGAAAATGTTTTTGACGGATTCGATTGCCTCTTTGGAATCGGAGTTTCCCTCAACAGAGAACTCCAAAGGAACCAAGGCAACAACTTTGTATTTATTCTTCATGATTTTTTCTCCTTAGTTTAACAGGATGCCGCAGCATTTGTTTAAGGCAAGTGCGCTTGCAGTGAGAGCAGCAACCTTCTCAAAGGTAATGCTCTCCGCAATTGCACAGACGCTCATAACAATGAGCAGAACAGCTGCCACAGCAGATACTATTACTATCTGATTCTTGATGCCGGTTTTCATGAGCTTTTTCTCTTTCTGTTTATGTCCTTATCGGAGCATATCAATGATTTTTCCAACCAACTCATCATTGGTCACGAACTGATTACGTCCTTTTGCACCGAGCGATACAGAGGAGTAATCTTTCATACTGGCGGCATAGCGAACCAGGTTCTTGTCAGACAAGGGCTGATAGCAACTCTTTTCGGTGCTGACGTAAACGCACTTATTGTTGAGAACGTTCTGAATGTGGCCAGAGCAGCCAACACGCTTACCGTTGATGATGATGTTGTGTAGGTTATGGGTTAGCATAAGGTCTTTGCTTTCGGTTTCTTTTACCTTTAACTGGTTCAAGAGTTTTCGGGACAGATAAACGGTTGCTTTCATTGTGATTTCCTCCTAATTCAAATGAAGTATTTGTAAGCGGCAGTTAAGCGTTTGCGGTATAGGTCTAACGTGGTCAGCCCTCCTGCATAGATTTTGCGGGAAGAGATTATCACGTTGGTTCCTGCTTCCATATGGGAGAAGAACATCGAAAGGCAATCTTCCAGGCTGTCGCTTGTAGTAAGAGTTTCGTACACCGGATACGAGTATTTGGCGGCCTTGCTGTATGTGCTATTGAGCTCATACACGAAGAACATCACCTGTCCCGTAACGGTGTTGGGGTCATAGCCATTGCCATAACACCAGTTGAAAAGGTCTGTCTTTCGGCTATAAGTCCATTGCAGGAGTCCATAGCCGCCATCCGAAGGGTTTTCGGCCGAGGCTTTAAGACCGCTTTCCATCGACATGCAGCCCATCACTGCGGCAGTACCGGCCTTGGAAAGACCAGCGGACCGCAGAGCTGTGTAGATTTCAAGCTCATTGTCGTTGAGATTATCTGGGATTGTTTCGGGTTTCGGTTTGGCTTCTTCGATGGCTGCTTCTGCGGTCTCAATCCGTGGTTCCGGTTCTGCAGCATCGGAAGATTCGACCTCAGCAGTTGTAATTTCCTCCTGTGCTTCTTCGGAAGTTTCCGTTATCGGGAACGCTTTATCGAGCTCATTCACCGTTTCAATGGGAGTGGAAAAAGCGATAGGTTCGGTTTTGGGAGCTATGTTTTCCTCTGCGTGTGCAGGAACAGAGAGCATAACTCCTATGCAGGCGATGATTGTCAAAATGCACATTCCTGCGACTGCAATTAAGAAATACCTGTTGCGAAATAAGCTGTTATTCTTCTTTTGGACCTTCATGTTTTGTTTACTCCTTTTTGTCTTTTCCCAATTGGGCAAGATTGTGATTTGGATTGGTAGTTTGTTTTAGATGCCTCCTTTTTTCTGCAAACAAAAAAGGCAGGCCCATCATGAAGATGAGTCTGCCTTGAATGAGAACAGAATTATGAATTGTACGAGCACGCGGTGTGCCAAGTAGATGTTATCTGTCGTACAACTTTTATATTATGGAATTCGCAAGGATACGCAAGAGCTTTTGATGTGCTTCTTTTTCAGGCTTCGTTAAGCCATTTCTGAGTGATATCCATGATTTGATTCTGAAATTCCGGGTTCGGCAAGGTTTTGCTGTCAGCCCAAATTGAGTTACGGACGATTGGATAATTGTATACAACGCCGTCAACGATATAAGGCCAAAGCACCACTTCGCCGCCCACAAGCCAAAGTTTCTGGATTTTGACGGGCTTCTCGTATCTTGTGAGCCAGCATTCACTGGTTACGATGGAATCCGCCACATATTTCTGCGTTTCTTCCTCGGTCAAAAGATTCGGGTCATCGTCCTTGATGTTGTACATCCGTACAATGAACGGTAACGGCATGTCCTTGGAGTATTTTTTGTTCTGACGCAGTTCAGCGAGCAGGAACTTGGAGACAAAATGCGCAATGCCGATGCTGGTCAGGCAGTCGTCAAGGGTATGCCCAAGACAAATTCTTGGGATTTCCTGGTCCTCCCCTTTCATCCGATTCGTTGGTATCTGCGGAACAACATCGTCCGGCAGGCATCCGGTGTCTGCCATGATATGATAAAGAATCACGGTTATTTCCTCCTGAAATAAAAAATAGCAGGCCCTCAAGAATCGAGAGTCTGCTTTGTTTGCACGATTTATTTTATCGTGCAGTAGATGTTTTGCTTGGTCCGCACATGCAGCCAGCCCACCAGGCATCGTTCAGAACGTCTTGTCGTCAGGAACTAGCAGATACATCCAGGACTGTGGTGCTCGCTTAACGCGAAGCTCTCGCAGGGACATATCCAAGGATTGGACATCAGAAACGTTCCAGCCATACAGGGTGCCGGACTTATTGCCGTATGTAATCAGTTCGTTCGCGGTAAGGCAGCTGTCCTTCACGAATTGAGCGGTCTTTTCGGTGACTTCTGTGCCAATAGCATATGCCGGAAGTTCACGCAGACAGTCGAGCGTATCGATGTCCCGGCAAACAAATGCAGCAGTTACTTTTCCGGCACCACCATCAGCTTTTGTCTCGTAGCAAAACACCACAAAAGGATAGCTGATTTCCCACGGCATGGTTTTTCGGACCTCAATGGTTTTTTCTCCACTCAGAATCTTTTCAAGCCACTGCTTTTTGATGCTGAGAAGCACCGCTTTGCTTGAATTGGTTTCGAGAGCATTATTGATATTTGAATTAAGCATTGTCATGCCCCTTTCACATTTCGTACGATAGCCGCATCGGCTTCGTTTTTGTTGTTGGCAAGAACCAAGGTCAGTTCAATCCAACGGACTTCGAGTCTTGTGCGGCCTTCCCCGACCCAGTAATGATGCCAGTGAGCGCGGCGCACATGAGGGCGAACGCTGTGACTGCTGCCACCGTGGGAAGGACTTTCAGCGCAGGTTGCGTTAGCAGAACGCATTTGCTGCTCAAAGCTTTTCCCGATAACGTAACCGACATCAAAAACAAAAATAACGGCAGAACAGCAATGCTGCCCTACCGCATGAGTAATGGGTTGTGATTCATTTGTTTTTTTGGAACGTTACCATTTATGGAACGGGTTCAAAAGTCCGGGGCGGTATTCGTTATCGACATACATCTTGATATCGTTATCGTCCAGGGCATCCAAAATGTTCATCCAGCATTCCGCTTCGACGCGCATTTCGCCGTCCATTTTCAAGGCTCTGTCGCACTGAACTAAGTCTGCGCGAAAAGAATTCACATAGAAGCAATCTTTTGCTGCAGCTGCGAACCTGGTAAAGCTGTTTTTGGTATTTGTGGTCATAATCTTCATCCTTTCTAAAATATTTTTCTAATCAATACATAAAAAATAAGCAGGCCCTCAAAAGAGAGTCTGCTTACAAGCATGACAGATTGTTAATGTTCAGTTAGGAGGTAAGTGATGGTATCTGTTATGCAATTATTATTTTAGGCGGTTCGCACATTCGTGCAAGTGGCTTTTTAACTTCGTTTGTTTTTGGTAGAAGCACTGTTCCAACCCTTAGACTTGTGCTTTTCAGAGCTGTCGCCTTTGAACATTTCGGATACTTTACTGCCATCGTCTTCAGCGTGGGCGATGTATTCAGCGGCAAGAATCTCATACTGGGCGCGGGTAATCCCGGTTTGTTCTGCAAAATTTATGAATTCATGTTCAAACGCCAGGCTGAGTGTTATCAGAACCCGATTAGCCAGTTCTTGCCGGAATTCATCAACGGTGCCATCAAATTTTATTGTGCGGTCGTCATCATCATCTGTGAAATCATCGGCCGCAGCATTGACGGCATCGCTAAAAAATGTAGTCATATCGTATGCCATATCGGAAGGGCTGATATTCGGGATACCATTCTCATCTTTTTCGTTCAGTTTAACCTGAAGCAGTCCCTGTATGATGCTATAGCGCATTAGCAGTACTGACATTGTGCTGGTAGGTTCGAAGTTTTCGATTTCTTTTTCGAGCATCTTTTGCTTGTTTGCGACAATTTTGTAGTTTGCTTTCATGTGAAACTCCTTTAAGTGCCCATGACGCGTCTTACTGTTGCAATTTTTATCTCACGTTTTCCTTCCGGCAGCACAAAAGTTGGCTCAATCCAGCGGACTTCCAGGCGTGTCCGGCCTTCTCCGACCCAATAATGATGCCAATGGGCGCGGCGGACGTGAGGTCTGACTGTGCGGCCAGTACCAGTTGCTGTAGATTTCTGATATTCTGTGCCGGAAGCCAGCTGCTTTTCAAAGCTCTTTCCGATGACAAAGCCGACATTGTAAGTTTTGACATTTACTTTTTTAGGAGCAGCACCGGGTTTGGAAACAAGGACGGGCCGCTTCTCTTTCGGGATTTTTACCTCTTTGATTTCTGCGTTTTTTGATGCAAGATAATAAGTGGCAGAAACCGCTACACGAAGATACGGTTCGATACCAGCATTAAATTCCCGCTGCTTTTCCAGCTCTTCCTCACTGAGAACAGCACCGGGTGCGTTTGAAATCGTGGCGTCTTTGATAGTCGCAGAATCAGTTCTGTTCTGGAATGCCTGCTCGCGAGCATCATTGTTGCGCCGATAGGACTCAATCAGCTTTTTGCCGTTGAGACACCACTGCATGCACTGGCAAAGTTCGATGTTATCGACATTCGGGTTCGCCTTAAAAGGAACAATCAGGAAGAGCGTATCCACATCATTTGGTCCGTGGGAAGCATCGAATTCAATGTGTACGAACATCGCATCATAATGAGAGCCAGTGGGCAGATTCATGACAAAATCTCTGTATGGCAACCGCATCATAATGTCAGAATAAATAGGTGCGTCCTCAGTCTCAGCCAATGTTCTGAGAAACTCCGGCGCAAAATTATATACGGTTTTTGCTGCTCGCCAATAGTTTGCAACGTATGCCATCGAGAACTGTGCGGCAAGCTCCCCATCCATCGCATCGGCAGCAATCTGACCATTTTGGATAAGGCGGTGCCCAAGCGGAATAAATTCACTTACATAGTAGTCATAGCCTTTATCCAGCAGCTTGTTGGCCCCAGAATTCGCAAGAAATTGACTGCTCTGCTCGGCATACCAGAGAGCACTGTTCACAATGATATTATCCACAATGCCACCTCACTGCCAGCATAATTTTATTGTTCCGTCAACAAAGAGAATCTGGCTGTACTTCTCACCGTCAAGAACGATGCAACGGTCCTCTCCGTGTTTGTGAGCGCCGGTACAATACACAGTTTTGTTATTGATAGCCGGGATGGACGGTGCTTTTGCCAAAACCAGCTGACCGCGCATGGCGCAGATGTCGAGAAAAGAAATAATGTGGTCGCCCACCCTGGAAAACCTCCAATCTTGTTCACAGTGCTTTGATTTGGAAAGAGCCCTCGACATGCGGCAGCGGCTCGTTTGTCACTTTCAGAACGGAGCTATCTCGTTTCTCTGTCGCATATCGAATGGTTTTAAGAATCTCGTATGCCAGTTTGCTGTTGTAGGCAAGTCCTGAATTTGAAATACCAAAGTTCCCATTCCAACCAAGCCTCATCTTTTTGAGCTGTGGAATCAGAAGGTCACGGGCTTCGAGGACCCCCACCCCATTCCAGCGTGCATCATGATACGCCTGGAAGTGCTGCTCATCGTTACCAGAAATATCGAGGGCTTCATAAATGACACCAAATTGACCCATCAAAATGCGAGAGTATGTATCCAGCGCATCGGCAACAACTTTCCAGGAAGAGGCATCTAAGCCAATACTGTATTTATACGGAGCATCCTTTTCCGGCAGTTCCCGTGCATGATGCAACATATCTTCCAGTATTTCGCTGCACTTGTCGGAATAGCTTTTAACAGGAGCCGTTACGTTGATAGCCGTCAGAGTAGCACAAGCACTTGCTATGTCTGCCTCGCTTGCACCATAAGCCTCACCAACCTCTTTGCAGATAGAGGAAAAATCGTTGCTATAAAACGTTATCATGATGGTGAGAGCGTGCAGGATGAAAGAGTACTGCTCGCTTGTGAAATCAATGTACATACGGCAAAAATCCTTTCATTTTCTACACTTTAATTATACCGCGATTCGCAATTTCTCACAACGGAAAGCGCTTAATGGTAACAGTTTATACATATTTTTACAAACAAAAAAGCCGCCTCCTTATGGAAGCGGCTGGACCCTTATTTTACAGCTTTTCTGATTTCGAGCTCGTGCTCATAGCAGCTTTTGCAAATCAGATAGCCAATGCCAATATCGTTCTGGATGGCCACAGACGTATATGCGTTGTGCTCGTTGATGGTACGTCCGCACGCAGCACAATTGAGTTCTTCGTTGGCATGAACCATGATGTCGCAATGCCCGTTCTGAGGTGGGGTGTACGGCGTATATTGTTTCTTGATGAAATCGTATTTCTGCATTTTATGGCACTCCATTATTCATTGTTTTCTTTCGCTATTATATCACAAATTGTGGTGCTAAACAAGAAAGCAGTCCCCCATAAATTTACGAACAATCGCTGACTTTGGAGATTGTGGCGTTTGCTGAAGGGTTTGTACCTTTGAGCAGTATCCTGCCGTTAGATTTACGGACTGATTCCTTCAAACTTTGGTAGGAATCCAATCCACAATTTGCGGAACAAAGTCGGCTTATCGGAATATTGCATCGGAATAATATCAAGGTATTTTCGATATCGTTCCGAACGGATGAATCGGTAGTAAATGAAGGCACTTTTGGTTTCTGGACAATTTTGTTGTTTTGCTGTATGATAAAAGTACAACAATTAGAGTGATACAAGGAACGATAACGGCGAGGTACTGACAAGATGGACGTGACAATGCAGACGGTACTCCGTCTCCATGAGCAAGGTATACCTAGAAGAACCATTGCCAAACGTGCAGGCATCTCATTGCAGAAAGTGCGCAAAATATTGATTACTGCCGGTGCCTGGTCGGATGAAACATCAGAAAAAATCGGGAAGATGCGGTCAAATGGTATGTCGGTTCCTGAAATTGCAGAAGAAATGGGCATGAAAACCAATACCGTTTGGAGCTATTTGCCATACAGCAAAGGCATGTATAATCAAGAATACCCGACCATTAACGCCATTCGAGTCCGAAATTCGAAGCGAAAAGCAAAAGAAAAAGCCCTCACCTGCACGGATACCGCACAGAATGAGGGCAGTGGCGCTTGCTGAAGGATTCGAACCTTCGGACAGTCTCCCATCGTCGGTTTTCTGGACCGATTCCATCGACCACTCGGACAAGCAAGCATATGGCGCAGAGGGTGAGATTCGAACTCACATGCCGCGATTTCCGCGACGACAGCTTAGCAAGCTGCTGCCCCACCGTTAGGCGACCTCTGCATAATGCACCTTTTAACGTAGGTGCGACGTAGTGACCCCTAGCAGACTCGAACTGCTAACTCCACGGTGAAAGCGTGGTGACTTGGACCAATTTGTCGAAGGGACCATATTGGTGTGTCGGACTGGATTCGAACCAGTGAACCATAATGGAACAGTTTTACAAAATGAAGGCCGGGAAAGCCCACGGTTTCAACCGTGGGCGGGTGTCAAAGACTGCCTGCTTTATCCTCTTGCATACCGACACATGTGGTGCTTCCGGTTGGAATCGAACCAACGACACGCGGCTCTTCAGACCACTGCTCTACCGACTGAGCTACAGAAGCATATGGTGACCTGCGTGGGAGTCGAACCCACAACCTTCAGTCTGAGAAACTGATGACTTGACCTATTCGTCGAGCAGGCCATATTGGTGTGCCGGGTAGGATTCGAACCTACGAACCGTAACGGAGCGGTTTTACAGACCGTTTGCTTTAACCACTTGCATACCGGCACATATAATGAGGCATCAAGCCTCGTGGTGTTCCCGGTTGGTGTCGAACCAACTACACGCAGCGCTTCAAGCTGCTGCTCTACCAGTTAAGCTACAGAAGCATGGTGACCGAAATGGGGCTTGAACCCATAACCTCAAGCGTGAAAGGCTTGCGACTTAACCAGTTCGTCAATTCGGCCATGTTATGCCGCATCATGCGGCGGGGATTATGCGATGACTAAGATGTCATCTATCTTGGTATCCAGCATCGCTGCCAATATCACAAGGTTATCAATGGTTGGAAGCGCGGTTCCAGCTTGCCATTTGGCAACTGCCTGCGTGGATACGCCGAGTGTATCTGCCACATCTTTCACCTTGATACCTGCTGCTTTTCGCAGCGTCTTAATGTTGGCACCGGTTTTCTGAATATCGATAGTAGGAACGTTCATTTTCTTGCTGCCTTTCTGTATTGCAGGCAACAAAAAAGCTGCCTGCCGAAATCTCGACAAGCAGCGTGTGAAAATGCAGTTATCGCTTAGAAGACGCACCGCATCTGTACATTGTCTGTTTTTGCCTGTCGAGGAGTATGGGAAACAAAACTGCGTTCATAAGAGCTGAACTCAGATTCGTAACTATACTCAGCAAACGACATGACATTAACAGTGTTGCACAGCATTTTGGGGTATCTCCTTTCGTTTCGTTCTGATATTATTATACCATGTTTTCGCAAGTTCGCAATCAACTTGTGGTTTAGTTTTTTGGTCTGTATACTCTCCAAAACAAAAAGCCGCCTCTTATGTGAGGACGGTTTTTCTTATTGTGGCAGGGGTAACACGACTCGAACATGCAACACGCGGTTTTGGAGACCGTTGCTCTACCACTTGAGCTATACCCCTATGATAAATGCTCCGGCCGGGGGGACTTAAAACCGTCGCGTTTGCCAGTTTCGCCACTGTAGCATATGGCGGGTTGTACAGGATTTGAACCTGCGACAAACGGAGTCAACTACCCCCACCTAAACGTGGGGGCTTGAAGTCCCGCAGGACTCCATAAATTCATACTCGACGGACTGTTAGGCACGGTTTCCGTCCGTGCGACCGAGTACAGTATGCTTTCACCGCCGTTGCAAGCGGCATAGCGGGGGCGGAATGGACTACGCGGGATAGAGCCCTAATAATCCTACAGTGCGAATGTTAATGGCAGCATTGTGGTCACGGTTGTGTGTGGTTCCACAAGCACTGCATGTCCAGCTGCGGTCAGCAAGTGTGAGGTCATCTTTTATAAAGCCGCACACGCTGCAAGTTTTGCTGGAAGGATACCACTTATCGATTTTGGCAAAGGTCTTTCCCTGCGATGCGAGCTTATACTCCAACATCGTGCGAAACATACCGAAGCCATTGTCGTTAGTGGATTTCCCTAATTTCAGAGAACCAGCCAAACCGCGCAAATTGATATCTTCTACAAATACGGCATCATACTGTTTGGCTATCGCAGTACTTACCGTATGGCAGAAGTTCTTGCGCTGGTTTGCGACATGTTCCTGAAGAACTCGAACTCTATAAAGCTGTTTGTCATAGTGATGGGAGCCAAACCGCATACGGGACAACTTACGCTGCTCCTTTGCGAGTTTTTCTTCACTCCGACGATAAAATCTTGGATAGTTGGCTGCATCGCCGTTGCTGTCAACATAGAAATCGTGGGAAGAATAATCCAACCCAAGAGAATTCTCTTTTGTAGGCTTTATAGGCTGGATGTCTTTCTCGAACTCATACAGCAGCGAAATAAAGTATTTACCGCTGCGGGTACAGCTTACGGTAGCACTTTTCAGCACCCAGTTGGCTTCCGGCTCACGATGCTTGTTGATTTTTACCCATCCAATTTTTGGTAACCTGATGGAGTCATATCCAAGCGCGATTGTATGTACAACATGGCCATCATTCGTTTTGTATGAATGAGTGTTTGTCGTATAAGACATTTTACTTTTGCGCTTACTCTTGAGTTTGGGAGCGCCACAGCTTTTAGGGTTCTCTCGATGCTTCTTACGTGCTTCTTTCAAATCAAGCTGTGCATTGGCGAGTGCAAGGCTATCCACTTCTTTCAGAAACGGAAACTCTTTTTTGTATTTAGCAGGAGTTGGAATAAAAAACGTCCCTGCTTCATTCAAAAATTGCCGCGCGTCCGTCAGCATATGATTCCAGACAAAGCGAACGCAGCCGAAGGTTTTAGAAAGCAACACCTGCTGCTCAGGTGTAGGATATGCACGATATTTTATTGCTCTATTTAGTTTTTGCATAGGCATTGCTTATCACCACCTTCTATTATTTAATTTATCCATTTCGCACATTAACGCAACTAAAAAAAGCTGCCTATCCGAAGATAGACAGCAACTTTTTTTATTTTACTTGAATGCCTTTCATCCAACGGCTTTAGTCGTGGGTTTTCCCGGCTGACGTTTACAATATCAGGTTTGTACTCAGTGCATGTCTGGTTTCCAAGCCACAATCCGCACTATCACATTCGAGAGCAGTACGTCCTCATACGAGCACAGTACGCCTAAAGCGTTAGCCATTCTGGACTCGTAGTCATCCAAAGCCAGGTCGATAGGCACCATGATTGCAGCATAGCCGCCTGGTGCTTCCAGAACGGGTGTCCTTGTGCTTTTCCTATCAACACTCCAGTTTCTTGCCAGCAAGTAGTTGTACAGCGCATACGGATTGATAGCGTTTACACCATTCGCCGACGATAGAATCGTATATGCCCGCTTGTATTTTCTGGTTCTTTCCGCGTCTTTTTTGGTTGGAGCGTGAGGAAGCCTGGTTAAGTCCATATTGCTGCGCAGGTCCGAGAGCTTTACTTTGACAGCAATAGAATTTTGCTGAATATACCAAAGATATTCAGCATACGATATGCCCTTGCTATGGGTCAACGCACTCACAGCGTCAGCAACTTCTTTTGGAAACCCCGTTCTGATGTCTTCAATTATGATGGACGTATCTTCGACAGTATCATGCAGAAATGCCACAGTTTCAGCAACGGGGTCCCCTTTTACACCTTCCGCTACAGCCGCAACGTGTGCTCGGAAATAGTCCTTTCCTGCCTTATCCTTTTGTCCAGCACGAGCCTTAATAGCCCAAGCTCTGGCCTTGGCAACCATCTCGATGTCAGACTGTTTTGTCATGGCGTTTCCTCTCAATCTGCTTTTTCCTTAGTATACTTTGCTCTATTCGATACAGCAACTCATTTTCTTGTGTTACTCACAAAAACAAAAAGCCGGGAAGCCCCGGCAAAATCTGGCGGTCAGAGTGGGATTCGAACCCACGGACGTTTTTAGCGTCGCTGGTTTTCAAGACCCGTTCCTTAAATCATAAGATTTGTGCGTAGGGTACACCGTCTATAGTCGTCTGCGACTTAGGCGGTGAGGAATGCATTGACCAAGAGTATTTTTGAGGTACACTTAGCAAGTGCAAATATTCTGCGTTTCCTTTCTTTGGGGTTTAAGATACTTTAGCCCACGCAGAATGCATGGGGATTGACGTTTTAACAATTTTAATCTTTTTTAAGCTGGCAGATTTCTTGCCGTTTAAGGCGGCCACTTTGAATTCCACTCTTACGTTGCCTTTTTTATTAGTATGAGTACCATGTACGATAAGGGTTTCTCCGTTGAGAGAAACCAAATCGCCGGAATTGAGGGTCACCTTTTTGCGGCGTAGAGCACGGTAGCCTTTACGAATCCTCTTTCCACGGTACTTGTGCAAGTTCTCAGAATCCTTTTTATGGCTGCGGCTAATTCTTCCGTTGAAGAGTTCTTTGCCTTTTGCTTCTTTGCCGGTACGAATGTCAATATACCGCGAATCATGAAACTTTTCGAGAATGCGGTTATTGCGTTTTACCTTTTCGTAATGCTCAAACGCACAGCGGTCAACTGGATGGAAGTTTCCCATCGCATACGCATCGTTGCTATGACTCTTATCAAGATGAAGAGCAATCCGCTTTTCTTTGGTCATCGCGCCATAAGTGAATGTGACGAACGGCTTTTCAAAAGCAGCGTAAAGCTCATTAACGATTTGCCAGCGCACAGTGTTCATAAACGCTGCACCGGATAGATTTGCAAACTTTATATTTTCACCGAATCCGTAGAGTTTGCCGCCTTTTTGATGGTTGGCTGGTGTATGGCATTTTTCACATACAGCAAGAAGTTCGCTGAGACTATTGCCGTGACGGCCCTTCCAATAGAACATGTGATGCACGTGCAAGATAGCACCATCTTCTTTGGTTTTGCGTCCACAAACCTGGCAGGTGTAGTTATCACGGTAGAATACCGCCTCCCGCAAAGTTGCTAAATTGTAGCGGGGACCTTTTTGGTAATCTGTGCTTTCCGGTCTGACTTTGCCTTCCTCGATTGCTTTTACGAGCATTGTATCAAAAGAACCGACTTCAACAGTTGCATGCGTAATAGGCATCACTTCGCAATACATCTTGATGACATTGACGTTGAGTTCTTTCTTATGTTTAAGAGAGGGTGCAAGCCAGTCTTTGTCACGTCTGCGATTATTGAAACGCACCTGGCGATGGCGGAGCCTGTTTCTGCGGGAGCGGCGCATTCTACGACAATCATCGTGGCAGTCTTTCTCATCCTGCAATGTATCATATTGCGCAGATACATATTCGTGAGATTCGCTTTTCACGCTGATACCGATGTAGTTGTAACCGACATCCTCACAAATTTCGATGGGTTGAATATTCGTTTTGCTGTCATACAACAGCTGGATAGTAAACGGATGATGCTTAATGATTTTTGCTTTTCCGTCTTTCAAAAGATGGCGCACCTTGCCAAGACGGATGGTAGGCATCAGGCGTTCGCCATTCTTACTAAGAACACAAGCGTAAGTGCTCATGCAAGGTACTCCTTTCGTATAATAGTGATAAATCGATAAGTCAGGGCTTGCGCCCTGTGGTCCACATCGCCAATGTTGTTGTACCGTTTTAGCCTTTAGACATGACGTTCGCACTTCTCCTACCCTTAGAGACATTTAGCGAGCCGTCCGCAGGGCTTACCACTTGTGGAGCATGGATAAGGTGCCTATGTTATTAGTACACAACGTAGTTTCCTGCTGCCGGAGCAACAGACTTAGGCTAATCAACCGGGCTTACGGGTTGCCCCGCAAGCCTCGTCTAAATCGGCAGACCGGTTTAAGCGGGGCTGTTGACTCGGACACCTGACCAAAAAAGGATGGGGCGGAGCCGAAGCCCCGCCCCAATGCAAGGAGAAAATTATCGGATATAGTCAGAGGATGGCAAATTAGTGGATGCCCAGGGAAGCGGCATAAGCAGCTTCACGCGCGGCAACCTGTGCCTTCAGAGCAGCGATGGAAGCAGCATAAGCGGCTTCACGCTTTTCGGCAGCAGCCTGAGCTTCAGAGGTAGAAGCGTACTGGGGTTCATTGCCAGCCAGAGTGCCAGCATAACCCTTGACGCCATCAGCGCCCTTGACAGTCAGGACTTCGTGACCACAATGGTCACAGACGTAAACGTTACCCTTGCGGGTCCAGTTGTGATAGCCACAGCTGGTGCAGACGGTGTACTCATTGCCCCAGGTGCCATTGGCAATAGCGGCGGCAATTTCACCATGCTCAGAAACCTCAACGTTCTTGCGAGGAGCGGTCGGAGTAGTGGTAGTACCGTTGCCCTTGTTGGAGCCGGTAGAAGTGTTGTCCTTACCGGTGTTGTCCTTGTCGGGGGTCACTACGTCGCCCTTGTCATCGGGAGTGGTGGTGCCGCTGTCGCCGGTATTGTCGCCCTTGTTGTCGCCCTTATCGTCGGGGTTGGTGACATCGCCCTTGTCATCGCCCTTGTTGTCATCCTTGCCGTCATCGGGAGTGGATGCAGTAGTGGCTTTCAGGGTCAGGACATTGTCGTGAATGTCGTCGCCCAGGTAGTAGAACAGGCGGTCGTGGTTCAGGCTCTTGCTGGACGCGGTGTAAGTATCGCCGGAATCGGTGGTCCATGCTTCAACACTCTGACCGTCAACATTGCCGGGGAAAGTAGCGGTATCAGTCTCGGTCAGCACCGTGCTGCCATCAATCTGATAGTTGATGGTGATGGAACGCGGATTACCTTCGGCCGCATAGCAGGAAGTGATGCCGTCAGCGGTGAACCACTGGTCAACTGCATCGTACGGCAGAGTGTCGCCGGGATAGTAGTTGTAGGTGTAGCCGCCGTGGCCCTGCAGGGTAATCCAGTAGCCGTAGTCATACTGACTTGCCGGGAACGTCATAGAACCGCCCGGAGCCAGGTCCTGGGAAGAACCGTTGCTGAAAGAGAAATGATAGGTGTCACCGGTGGCTGCGAATGCTGCGACAGGCAGACAAGTTGCCATCATACCGGCTGCTGCAATCCCTGCGATTGCTTTGATGATTTTCTGATTACTCATGCTTGTACTCCTTTGTTATTTGATTTTTCGTCTATTTATCTGCATTTATTCAGATACCGATTCGGAGAGAAATCAGCCGCAGTATTGCTGCGTTGTCCACCATCCGCCGCGTGGAGGCTTTCTCATGGATGGTTGACGAAGCAGATATGTGCCTCGCCAGTGCCGCAACCGTCTTCGCCACTCGACACAATTTCGGTTTGAATTTATCCCCGTAAAATCGCATGTCCATGCTGCGCGGAGAGGATAAAATTCTTCGTGGTATGGTTTCGGAGTTCCGCGCCTGATTGGCCGTACTACACGCAATGCAGTACAATACCCCAGATACCTTTGGCGAAAGGAAGCGAAAGGGTGTCTGGATGGAGAAGGGAGATGGCCTCGAACCATCGATACCCTGCTTTGCGGCAGGTGCTTTATCCAGCTAAGCTATCCCTCCATGATGGCGGGTCAACCCCGCCAAATAATCTTACGCAAACTGGAAGTCGCCGTACTGAGTCACGGCGCGTTCCAGGCGCAGAGGAATGGTTTTTGTGCTCTTCTGAGTGATGTCCTCGCGTGCTACCTGAGCTTCACTCACGCCAGCCGCCTGCAGGACTTCATACAGATTGGAAGGACCAGTACCAGCATAACCGCAGGTCAATCCATTGACCTGAAGCGTGAAGCCGTGCAGATGCGGTGCCAAGCCGGGCACGAAATCAAGTTCGACAATGACCTCATCGCTCTTATCGTTCACACGATTGACCGAGATGGCGCGGACGTTCTGATTGCCAAGCATCCCAATCAGCTTTTTTGCCGCTGCAGCGGTTTCAATGGTAGTTGTACCTTCGACATTGATAATTGCCTGTTCCATAAGTTTCATCTCCTTTCTATTATCGCTTCATTGGGTAATGGGGCTTGATGGCAGGTTCGAACTGCCGACCTGCGCGTTACGAATGCGCTGCTCTACCAACTGAGCTAATCGAGCACGATAGGGTGTTTTATGCTGGTCACCCCTTGAGCGAGAAGCCAACTCGCATCCAGCACCATTCGGCAGCCACGCCGATAGATTCTGTATTGTACCCTATTCACCGTTTTCCGGTCTTATTCGCGACTAACACCGGGACTTTCGAATACTTTCAGGCACAGCACCTGTTTGTCTATTATTTTTGAGGCTGTCTCATCGACATTCGGACAGCGGACCACAAGTGGACCATGCTCACCAAGTTTAACGTCGTGGCGTACGGTGACTGCGACGTGTGGAGCAAGTAGCGGGGGTCGAACCCGCGTCTCCGCCTTGGAGGGGCGGAGTATTAGCCGTTATACGATACCTGCATAAGATTGCGGGTGAACCCTCAATTAGCCCCGCCATGACATCCGTTTAGTAGGTCGTCATCCCCGGATGTCATCTTCACACCACCTGACAATCTTGCGAACCTCATCGTTGACGATACGCGAGAATCCAAGAAAGCGCTTGGGTGTTGGTCAACTTCAAATTTTGAGCCCTGTCGTTGATTCCCTGTCAAATCGGGTTAACGGTTGTCGTTGGGCTGTGTGTGAGACTGCGGCGAAACTTACCAGTTGCCGTGCAGCAATCTCGCCTTTACGGCTGTGTCGCGTCTGGATGCGCCCCGACTTGACGGGGATGCTCGTACGTTTGCATGCTTCTAAGACATTCGTCAGCAGCCGCAAGAGCCGCTGTCCGCCACCCGCCACGAGGAGGCCGCCTTAATGGGTGGCATGCTGTCCGCCAGATGTTGTGTATAGCATCGTATCATGTGATTTCGATACATCCAACGGATAGCGTCTGGAGCTGGAAATCGGACTTGAACCGATGACCGACTGATTACAAATCAGTTGCTCTACCAGCTGAGCTAAACCAGCAAATACAAACATTAGCCAGATGCCCGGAACACGGAAACATCTGTTGTCCACCGTCCGCCGCGTGGAGGCTGTTTACTTGGACGGCTGGCGCGGAGTTACCCACGCCAAAGAAAGGAAGGATATTACTATGAAACGGATGATTTTCACGCTTCACCTGTGTCAGCTCAAATGAAGCCATGCGACCAAGATTGGGGAAAGGAAAACCTTGATGTCTCAGGAGCCGTTCCTCTTCCTGAGAACAATTGTATTATACCATATATGTGGTATCCGGTCAATGAAAAGACACAATATATAGTGTACAAATTGTAAACAAACATTAAGATACCACTATATCTTGTGGTTGGGGCAAGCGCACCAAAAATGCCTTGTGGTTCCGGCAGATTGCAGGAAAGTCAGCAAATCTTTAGCCGAACCTACCATGGAAACCACAGCGCCACTTTTCGCGTACAGGTCGGCAATGGAATCTTCCTGCCCCTATGGTTAGTCCTTCCCAAGAAAACGCACCCACTGTGTACGCTTGATTGGCTTGCTGTCGAAAGCACAGTGCTCGTCAAGATAATCCGGCATCAGTTTCCGCTGGAAACACCTCGTACACGCTGACATACAGCATCCCCGGCTTGTAGTCAGCGTACTCAACCGAGCGTTTTTGGTCGTATACTTTCACGTCTGAGTCATCGTCCGCCGTGAGCCAAAGATACTTGACGTGCTCAGCATAGCGCGGGTCTTCGATACGATAGCTCTGCCCCTCTTTGATTTTCAAATGACGTGCATTTGCTTGGGCACGCGAAAACTCAACGAATGCGCCGTAGTCACCAATCACGATACGGTTGTACCCGCTGGTAATGACTGTGCCGTTACTGGTTTCGAGTTTGGTCGTACCACCGGATACGTTGCACCATTCTGGCAGAGCTTCTTTGAACTCTGCTCGCACATCCTTGAAAAAGGTACGCGGAATAGGCTTGTATTTGTATTCGCGGGCAAGCTGCTCTTGATATTTAAGCATCCGAGCGCCGGTTTCCGAGATTTTGTGCTTCATGATTAACTCATCCACTTCTTTTCCCACTGGTCGTATTCGGCAACTTCCCGTTTCACGGTTCTACCGTCTATCTTATATATCGTGATACGTTGTGCATAGTTTGCTGCGTGCTTTTGCAGCTGTTGCAGGGCCTCTTCCTCAGAGTTCACCTGCTTCATCCAGAACAACTTTCCCCTGCTCACCGTAGTCACCCGTATAGCTGCTTCGGATGATTCGTGCGGCACGGTCGTTCTCCTGCTCTTCGTAGGCTTTTACAATAAAATCGACGTAAGTTTTGAACTTCTGCTCGTCACCTTCACGATGCGCTTCAATGAGTTTCCCAATCGTGACAACGTTGATTTGGTTCATGCTTTTTTTCTCTCTTTCTACTACAATTATACTCTTCCGATAAACTGAAATGTGATTTCTTGACGATTGTTAGCGAAAAATTCATAATTTGAAAGGGCAAAAGCTGAACGTTGGAACGTCTGAATCAGGGCTTTCAACCTGGTATTTGATGACTCTTTTTTGAGCTCCTAAAGCCTTGTATGTCTGCTCGGCGTTCACGCATAAGCCGTTGGCAAAGAAGAGAGTGGAACCATTGCGTTCACTGATATTTTCGGCAGAATACATTTTTGGCTTTCTGATTCCGGGGTCGAGATGGATTCCACCGCGCATCAGCTTTTCAGCATAGAACCAGACATCAACGCGGGAGAAAATGTAAAGCAGCTGCGTGGTTCTGAAATAATAGAGAATCTGGTCCGCACCACTCCTGTATACCCAGCCCGGGGTGTGCCATAAAGGGTCGATGCCATCCCGATACCGCCGCGCCACCCGTTGTTCGTTCAGAGCGTCAGGCACCATGGAGAAGTAGTCTACCGAGGTTTCCAGGTAGAAATTTCCGGTATTGTGACTGTCCACTTTCGCTTCCAGACCAAAGGTCTTTCCATTTTTCTTCCAGACGATGAAATCGGTATCTTTGTCTTGATATGATTTATCCTGAGTCACGTCATCGTAATGGCTAATGCCATGATTCACTTTGATAATCGGGTCGTTAAGGAATTTGCGAGCCAAATCTTCTCCGAATTTTCCCTCATCGAGTTGCTTGGACATCTTAAACTGACGAGGGCTTTCTTCCCAGGCTATCATACTTTTACACGGCATCTGCCGAATTTTCAGGCAACTGCGATACGATATGTGCAACGATACGTTCTGTACAGGCATTGACAACGGCGCTGGCCGTCCGCTGTTCACGCAGCGAATGGCAGAGTTCGTTGAGTTCGGATTCCGTGAAGGGATAATCTGCCGAAGCAAGGAACTTCTTGCACAGTTCTTTCATGTCATCGTCGCCTAAAGGCTTGACGCGGTGTTTGAAAGTGAATCGGCGAATGAGGGCTTCGTCAAGGTTATCAACGCGGTTTGTAGTGCCAATGAGAATGACGTCATTCGGGAGCCGGTCAAGTTCCTGCATCAATGCGATGGTGACGCGGCTCATTTCAGCGACGTCATCACGGCCGCCACGGCACATTCCGATGGCATCAATTTCATCAACACAAAGAACACAAGGCGTGCGCTTTGCGTAATCGAACACTCTGCCGATGTTCTGCTGTGTCCGGCCAAGAGCAGAATTGACAAGGCCAGAGAATTTCAGGAAAACAAACGGTAAATTCGCCTTGTGTGCAATGTAGCGGGCCAATTCAGTCTTACCAACACCAGGAAGGCCCGTCAAAAGCAAAGAGCAAGTATAGTGGATGCCAAGCTCCTTGATGGCTAAAGCTGCTTTTCTGGTGGCCAAGAGCTTGTTGATGACTGTTTCTTCCTCCTCGCGGAGCAGGAACCGGCTCTCAGGGAAATTCGTGGCATCCTCCGCAATCAAGAGGTTTTCCAGGTTGGCGGGCAGCTGAATTAGTTCCGGTTTCAGAAGATTCAACTTTCTGAGTTCGTTTTCTTTGAACCTGGCGTCCTTTTCGGGTACATTCTTTTCAAGCATGATTCGGCACTGAGTCTGCGCGTTTCGAATATCGCCATCTACCACAAATCGAATTAAATTACGTACGTCGTCTGTCATTTCATTTCCTCCTAAAAAAGAAATAGGCCGCCAAATGGCAGCCTGTTAATATGAGGTTATATTCTGATTTTTGTTTCTACTGCAAATAGTGTTTACCGTCGAAACAGAGAGATTATATTCAGTGGCAAGCGCCTGCACCTTCTCGCCTTCCCTGTGGCGTTTAGCAATCAGTGCATTACGTTCCGTGTTTTTTCGCGGACGGCCGCGTTTCTGTAAAATTCCAGCTCTGACATTTTCCTGATGAAAGGTTTCATAAATCGCCGTTTTAGAGATTCCGTATTCCTTGGCAATAGTGCTGACCGAGACCCCTCTTTCGATTTTGCTTCGAATATCGGAATTCCTTTGATTGGTCTTGTCTTTCAGCGCCTTGTGATAGTATTCCTGACAGGTTTTTCCAACTTGGCGCATGTCCTTGTAAAGAGTGGATTTTGAAATACCGTATTTCTCACAGATGTCTTTTGAGGACGTTCCTGCCTCATAATCCGCAAGAATCGCCTTGCGCCTTTCATCCAACTTTTTGGAATTTGTATGTAAATGCCCTGCAAGGACGGTACGGACACTGCTTCGAGACAAAAAGTATTTTTTGGCGATTTCCTTATCAGTCATTCCGGCTTTCGCATCTTCCAACATAGCCGCATTGCGAACTTTCGTGGCAGCAGACTGCTTTTTCTTGTTCTTCTTAATCGTAGCTTGAGCGTATTCAGAAACAGTATAGTAGCACTGCTGATAAGTCACGCCATGCTTCTTTGCGATTTCAGCAACCGTCATCCCGGCTTTCGCATCTTGAATCATAGCTTCGTCGAGAGGTGCTCTTTTTGCTTTCTTTGCAAGATTCTTTTCTTTTGCTAGGTCTCTCACCATGGCATAGCAATAAGAGCTTGAAAAATACGTTTCCTTGGCAATTTCCTTGACAGTTTTTCCAGAAAGATACATTTCCCGAACCTTTTCGCGGTCTTCTTTGACCTGCTGCTTCGCAACATCTTTCTTTGATGCAGCCATGCAATTATTCCTCACTTTGACAACTTTTACTTTTCCCTGGGCCTGGACTATACCGCTTCATGGCGCGATATACGCTTCCCTTTTTGAGCCCGTATTCTTCCGCAAGCTCTTTGACAGAAACGCCGTTTTTGTATTTCCTGACCATCTCGGCGTTTCTTTTCTTGCCAGTCTCGATACGGTTTTGGCTGTGGATTTGTCGGCCATTCTTTCCGTGCGTATGAAGAATCCGATAAAAGAGCGTTCCACTGATGCCGTATTTTTCCTGGAGCTCCGGAGATTTTGCGCCCATCTCATATTCATGAATCATCTGGGTTTGCCAGGCTTTCTTCTTTGCTTTCCTCTGCCGGGCCTGTTCTTTGTAAAAGTCCTTCAGACTATATCGGACAGTAGAAACACAAATTTGATACTTTTCGGCCAGCTGTTCCTGGGACATACCGTTCTTGGCATCCTCCAGCATCTTTTCATTTCGTGCTCTGACTTTGTCATGAGTTAGACACACGTGGGTAATCTTGTTAATCGGCATTTTCGCTATTCTCCTTAGCTCTGGCTTTTACGTTATACTGGTAAATCCCATTTTGATGAAGGATAAGGTAACCTAGTGAAGGGCTGATATTTACCTCCCTGCTCAACTCGATAATCGATTTTCGAGGATTTTTCTTGTAAGCATCAAGAAAAGTTTGGTTCCGCATCTTTTTCTCTTTTTTGAGAGCCGTTTCAATATGATTGTATTTTTGGCTTTCGTACTCTCCGCTCGAATGCAAGATTGCATAAATACGCTGCATGGAAATGCCGTACATCTTGCCCAATTCTCTGGCCGTCATACCGCCTTTATACTGTTTAACAATCTGCTCATTTCGAGTGGTAAGTCTCTTCCTCTTTTTTTCAAAATAACGAGGCGGCTCCTGCGTGCCTTTTAGAATCTTGTAGCACATTGTTTCTGAAAGATTGTATTCCCTCGCGATTTCCAAAATCGACTTTCCGTTTTTGTAATCCTCAATGATGCTTTTATTGCGGTTCATGCGTTCTTCTTTGTTTGACATAAAGCCTCCGTAAAAAGAAAGAGCAGGTTCAAAACTGAGCCCGCTCTAGCCTTTTGGTCCGATTTTGCCCGACCAACGATGTTTTTTGATGCCTTTCGTTCTATATTTTGTATTATATGCAATTCGCACAGATGCACAACGTTTTTCTTTCTGGTAATTTATGGTAAGTCATGTGCAAAAAATAAGACCACCACCCTTTTCGGGGCAGTGGTCTTGATTGCTATTGCTTTTGAAAATCAATCCAGTAGTTTTCCGGCCTTGTATGAGTGGTACAAATAGCTCGGATTACAATAGTAAGTTGCAGTATTAAAATCTGAGATGTCATCGCTAATGAACGAGGAAAATACATCAATTACATCCTGGACACTAGGAGTGCTAGTACAGTCAAAGATGATGCGCTGGTACACTTTTCCGATATCTGTATAAGATGGAACCTTGTAATGGCAGTTAGACACCGTATCATACGTTCCTTCCGGCACAGGAAAAAGCTCACAAATTTCATCGGCAGATTGCTCAAAGCTCTGGCAGTGAAACACATCCGCTGAGTCGAGAATTGCCTTGACTCCGTTTGTGCCAAGAGCAGAAACCACATCCTTGCGATGATTCTTCGTAACGCGGCCGATATATTCAATCAGGCTGCAGGTATAAAAGACATCGTTTTTGCTGTAGGTTGCAGTTTCAGTCATACTTCAATCGCCTCCTTAAAAGAGAGACATTTCAAAGCGGCTTCCGTGTGAAAGCTGATTTGATGCGTGGGATGCTTGAATTTTGCCAACGCCCAAAAAGCTTCACGGCTAATATCACCGCTCAGAAAGTCGTTGACGTAGTTCCAAATGGTGTCATCCGCCATGGGTCCTTCCACAATATCATAGTCATGATGTTTGCCCGAGCGACATATAGCAATAAAATCAAGCCACTCATCACTCATTTCGGGGAATTTCTTAATATTTAGCATGGGAGATTCTGTATATTCAAACACGTTGACAATACCACGAGACCTGCCTTTTTTTGACCAGCGAGCGGCTTGTTCGTAGTTGTTAGTGCAATAGAATCCCCATGAAAAATCTTTGGCGTACCTTGTTTTTCTGACCTCAGGGTTGCGGACTATTACATCGCTGCCATGATACAGAACCATTATTATCACTTCCTTGCATATATTATACTTGTTTTTATGTGTCAACACAATCATTTCGTATGATTTTGGTTCCTACGCTTTTTGCTGAAAGAACCCGAATCAAAGTTTCGTTCTAGGAGTATTAGTTGTTCGATTCCCCCGGCAGCCACTGCTGAGGATAAGCGCGAAGCAGATTTTTCGGTACGCAGTCATTCAGAGCGGAGTGTTCAGCAAGAGCCATGTCGATGATATAGTAGTCATCGCCATTACGCATCACATCGACGCTCCACTGTCCGGAGAGCTCTACGTGCGGGATGACCTTCTTCAACTCATTCAGAACGGTCTGAACGCTCTCATTGTAGCGCTTATTCAGAACGTCTTCGTGCATCAGGTAGACGACATAGTCGTGACGCTCCTGAGGACTGCTTACTTCCTTGAACTTGTTCTTCATGACGTCGCTGCGCCAATAGGGACTCACGCCAAGGATTTCCTTCGTATCGAAATCCACAAACACGCGGTATTCGGTATGAAGTGGCAAACCATTGTAGATAGTAGGGTTACTTTCCTTATCCTTGATATATTCTCTGACGACCCACTCATTGGTGGTGTTTGCGCCGTAGAAACTGCGGTTATTCGTGGGAGCTGCCATAGAGCAAGTCAGATGATTTAGGAGCAGGAAATACTCGCCCATCTCATCAACTTCCTTAGGCTCATGGATATGAGCGTTTCGGAATTCGTATTTGGAGGAGTACGTGCCCGTCTTAATGAAATAATCTTCGTGTCTGTCAAGATGGAAGACCTTCCGGCAATAGCGGTTCACGATTTCCTTCGTGACAGGATTCAGCGTCTCAAAGCCAAGACGGGTAAGCTGCAGCATTGTGATGGGAACGTGAAGAATCTTCGTATCCGGCACCTTGAAGAACTTGTTACCGTACAACCCTTCTACCAGAGGCGGGAGCCAGAAACCCATAGAAATGGGATTCATCTCCAACATCTGATAAGTGAAGTCGTCAAGGTCAAGGATATCGAGACCCTGACGGAAGAGGTTGTAGTAGAGCGTTTTCATGCGGTCGTTTTTGGCGTTCTTGTATTCAGCGTAATTCTGGAGCAGTGACTTGTACGACGGTTCCGAAACATCGACCTTCATCAACTTTCCGGTAAGCTGCGGACGGAGTTCCTCCGGGTAGCGATTGAGCTCTTTGTTCGTCACATCCGTTACAAAATCGCGGTTGGCAGAGTATTTCACGTAATAACCGCCGTGTTTCGCATTGTAGATATACAGACGCGTTTCAGGAATCAGTTCATCAACGATGCGGTCAATCAGCGAATTGAGTTCTGGCGGAAAATAGACCTTTTTGTCGAGGATTGCTTTGATAGTAGCCGAATTCCACTGGAGCATGTTCTCATGCAGTTCTCGGCTTTCCAGGACCTGCGTCTTATAAACTTCATCAAAGGTCTTGAGCGCATCCGGGTCTGTTTTGAGCATTGCTGCAAGTTCTTCGTAAGAAAATGGTTTATCTTCCTTTTTGGTCAGCATTGCACCGATTTGTGCAAGCATGTTCTTAATTTCAGCCATTTGCGGCCTCCTTTTTGAAAAAGACCACCGTTCCCGTTAAGGAGGCGGTGGCTATTTGTTGATGATATTTTTTAGTTCGCAATGCACCATTCGCTGTCGGAGATATTATCCAGCCAGTTTTTGTCCATCACGTTCCCGATACGGTACTTTTTCTGAGACTCATAAGACCAGTTACAGCCGGAGACAACATCGCCAACAGCGTTCAGGTACATCTCGCTGCACCAGAAATCGATACCGTCATCTCCATTGATTTCGTATTCGAGCTTCTCCACGCATGGTTCGCATTTTCTGTAGAGACTCGAATTGATGGTTTTGGCGCGGCCTTCGTTGATAAGGGAATGAAAGCGAAAGTCCGTCACCTTATCGTCGTGGCTGTATTTCAAGCCACTAAAGAAGCCTTCGCTTTCATGCGGGATTTTCTCGTGGAAGTTGTCGCTGCTGATACAAAGACCGCACATGTCGTCGTCTTTGTCGCAACAGTAGTTCCACCATTCAAGACTCGCCAAAGCAAGGTCCGCCATCTTATCGACAGCCTTGCCATTGGTGACCATATAAAAGCTGCCAACCGAGATGTTTCGCTCTTTGACGGCTTTCAGAATATACCGAATTGCCGGGATATTCAGAGAAATCTCTCCACCGCTGAAAACGATATAGCTGATACAAGCGCCTTTCTCAAAGCTGTCAAGAAAAGCATCTGTGTATCTTTCCTGAATATCGACATTTTCGGCATCTCCGCGCAGGCAGTGCGCACAACACATATTGCACCGGCGCGTGATTTCTATGACCACATTGCTTACACTACAAATGCGCATGTTATTCGTCTCCCTTTTCAACGTACATGGATTTGATTTCTGTTTTTGGGATAAAGCTTTGCGTGCCATCACTGAGCAAAATAGCCCAACCGAATTCGGGAACCGCAGTCAAGCGCCAGCCAATAGCGTTCTGCACAACTTTGCCGTTAATGTATAATTTACTCATCGTATTACTCCTCCTCGTCTTCGTCGTAGTCGTCCGCAAAACTTTCGTTTCGGTCAACGACAATATCCGCATCGAACGGTGCGACTTTTGCCAAACCGTAGTCCAAGAAGAACGAGCCGGGGATGTCATCGACATCACCCCAGTTCCAGCAGCCGCAGTTGATTTTCAACTGGTGCTTACCTTCTTCGGTCTGGAGATAGTCCTTAACTGCACAGCGCAGAACGGTTTCGGGGTCATGAATCTGTTCCGGATTGTAGCGGAACTGCATCAGTGTACATTCTGTTGCGGATAAGCCAATGACTTCATTGGCAACGATAGTGAAAGTTTTTAGCATTGGTATTCCTCCTTCTTAAACGTTGACGATGCCGCCGTGCTTGGCCAGAACCGCGTCCACGGTTTCTACGGGCACATACCCATAGACCGTAGCCAGCGGAGCTTCGTCATCTTCAGCAAACGGCAGAAACTCTTCGACCTCCTCAGACAAGTAGCTGAGTTCGACCTTGGAGTAATCGCCGTCCGACAGGTCCTCGTTCGGTATGCAGTAGTGCATGCCGCTTGCCTGAATGGACAGGGTGAAGCCGTCTGCACAAACTGCTTCCGGACGAAGTGCAGCAGTACCAAAAATGGTCTTGCTGAAGGTTTTGCGGAGAAATTCGTTGGTATTGAAAATAGCCATAGTAATATGCTCCCTTTCTGTGTGAGATGTTTCTTAGATGTACTTTTCCCAGAAGCGCTCGAATTCTTCGTTCGGCATCTGGGTTTCGGTTTCGTCCATCACGCGGTCATAAGCGTCACTGGAAATGTCGGTTCCGACAAAATCAGCAACAGCCTCATGTCCGCGCTTCTGGATGGCGTCCTTCAGGATAGCCCAGCGGCATTCATGGATAGCGTCCGTGAGCGATTTGCCCTCGTATGCTTCCCAATACTCGCCGGTCTGCTGGATGCGGTAGAGCTCGTCCAACGCACTGTCAACATCGTTTTCCTCCATAATGTCGGTGATGTTGTTGACCGGATAGTGCCATCCATCAACTTCAACCTCTGCATAGCTGAACGTGTCATCGTCATTAGGGCAAGCGCCGCACTCAATGGCGAAGACTTCATGGGTCTTGCGGTTTGCTTTGCAGGGCAGGTTGAACGTTGCGCCGGAATCAAAGTTGGACTCGATGCAGGCATCGACCACATCGCTTGCGGGAGACTCTGCAGCCTCCTGATATTCCGGCGTGTGCCAGACGTCGATGTTTGCCTTGTTGGTATCCTCAATGTTGCGGACCTTCAAGACAAGGACACCCTTCTTCTCCATGTGAATGACGGCACGGCACAGGTCCACACGGATTTCGTGTGAATCCATAATGGTGCCACGGTCATCCTTAGGTAGGAAGATTTCGATAACTTTGTTGATGTTAGGGGTTTCGGCAACGAAGTAGACTTTGTCATTGTGAATTTTGAACATTGCATTACGCTCCTTCTTGTTCATACAAAAAGGGCGGGCTCCCTAAAAACAGGAAGTCCGCCCTTTAAGCGAAATTGTGAATGTACGAAAGGCATAAAACCCTTTCGATATGGAATGTTATCTATCGTACAATTTTTATTGTAGTCGGTTCGCACAGCTTGTCGAGTAAATCAGGTGCAATTTTTATGGTTTGCAAATCCCACACGCCGAATACCCTTCCTGGATGAGCTCATCGCGGGGCCCCATATAGTCGATTCGATTCTTTTGACTCATCGATTCGACTGCGGAGCAATCGGGTTTGTGAAACTTCATAGTGCTCGTGTTCAGAACGTATGTCTCGTCTATGACAAGTGAAGCTTTGTCCTGTTCATTCTTGGAATCTGCAGCACTACCGGCTTCAATCCGATTTTCATCATGATATTCACCGGAAGTGAAACTTACCTCTTTGCCATCCGAGGTGCAGTAAATATCACCCAGCAGGTCTGTGCGATAAACCTCGACACCTTTGTTTTGCAACTTGTCGAGTGTTCCCTGATGTGGATGACCGTAACTGTTCCCTGTGCCACAGGAAATCACGGCATAGGTCGGATTCACTGCGTCCAGAAAAGCCTCTGAGGTGGATGTGCTTGAGCCGTGATGACCTACTTTCAGAACCGTTGACTGAATGTCTTGTCCCGATGCAAGTATCACATTTTCGGCTTCCTGTTCAGCATCACCAGTAAAGAGGAACGAAGTATCCCCATAAACGATGCGCAGAACAATCGATGCATTGTTCGTATCATCGGGAACAGAATTAACACCAACTATCGTGAATTCCGCTTTCCCCAGAGTGTAGGTATCCCCTACATCCGGTATCGTGATGCCTCCGCCTTTTTGTTCCGCGTAGCTTGCAAAGTTCCGAAATGCTTTGCTGTCGTATTCTGTCACAGGGCATAGAGTCATGTCCGCAGTAACGGCTTCAAAAGCACCAGACAAGCCGCCGATGTGGTCTTCGTGCGCGTGAGTCCCAACGACATAATCCAGGTGTCCATCGGTTTCTCGCTGCATAACAGAGTATAAGAGGTTGGAATCATCGACATTGCCGCCATCAATAAGCATTGTGTGGCCGTCGCAGGTGATAAGGGCGGAATCCGCCTGCCCTACGTCTATAAAGTGAATCGTAAAGCTGCCGTCCACCGAACCGCCAGCCGTCTGTTCACTGCTTGCAGTGCTTTCTGAGACGACCCCGGTGCTGGATGGACATTCCGAGATTATCGGACTCTGACCGCAGCCGGTGAAGCTGAGTGCAAAGAGCGCAGCGATGATTGCCGCTGTGCTCCGGAATGGATTGTTTTTAAGTTTCATATTTCTTCTCCTTTCAACAAAAAAAGCGGACCTACCCCGCAATGGGATAAGTCCGCTTAAAATACAGATTGTGAATCCTACTGATTGCTTAGTATCTGTTCACACTTTACATTGTATGGCGTTCGTATATTTTGGCAAGCGCTATTTTTCCCCAAACTTGATGTCGATATATACAATCTCAAAGCACAACGCAGCGCTCAAGACAAATCCAAGAACAACATATGACGGATGGGTCAAGGACCAGCCAGGATTCGCAAGATATCCATGCCAGTATCTAATGTTAAGTACAAAAATAAACACCGGCAGAACCAGATACCAGATGGTTTCCAGTAGAATTTTAATGTTTTGCCGCATTTCATTCGCCTCGGAATTCAAGCGGAATCAGTGTTCGGCGCTTTCGGGTTTCTGCATACCAGAAAATAGCGAATCCTGCCAAAAATGCGGTAACAATTAACTTTAGAAACTTTCTCATTGCTTTCTCCTTTTTCAAATTAAGAAATGCTCAACTTCCACTTGCTTTTGCAAGCCGTTTCGCAACCGACATGATGAGCCATTTTTGGCTTTCTTCTGAAAGCTGATGAGTCTTACACTCTACTTTTTTGCGTATCCCGCAGGCATTTTTGCCATCGTAGTAAATCAGTACACCAATGTCGTCGGGAATCTCATTCTTAACCTTCTTGTACAATGCCAATGGCATCGCATAGTAGTTACAGTGTCCCACAAAGTTGTGGCCATGGTCAGAATGAAAGTCACTCACGGAAACCTTAATTTCCACGCAGGTGATGACGGTGTCGATGGTGTATGTATGTTTCGTCTTATATAGCCTGCAGAACCGTTCCGTGCAAGGTTCGTTTCGAAAATTCCAGTCAGAAATGTCTTTGGGACAATCCACTTCCTGTGTCCACTGACGGATGGACGGCATAACTAAGTCTCTGTCCTCATCCCTGTACATTGAGAGTTTGCAGGTCCCACATTTTGTTTCTGATGTGAAGCACTCTTGAACCCGAACGAAGTCAACAAGGCCGGATTTTATCGAACCGCACTCGACAGGTACTTCCAGAGCGTCGAAGCCTTGACGGAACGAATCAACCCGGTATCCACCATAGTTGGCAGGATGCCAAACCTTTAGCGCTGATTCAATTTTTTGAGTCAGAAGAGTTTTTGCCATGACTGCTCCTATTCTTATCGGATTATTTCGTGTGCAATGACATCGGACTCCGTACAAAACACATCGCTGTAATTGTCCTCATCATCACCAGCGCAAACCGTTTGTTGATACGGCGCAGTACCCTTTCGCTCGATTTCGATGCGCCAGATACCGTTCGTATAGCGCACTACCAAAATCGTGTCATCATCCAAGAACAGCCGAACTCCCTTGACATCGAAGCAACCAATTTCATCGACCCCATAGTTGGAATTATCCAGGCAGACAAGGTCATCACTGGACCCATAAATTTTTACCACGTTGCACCTCACACCGTTTTCTGTTCACTGGTGACAATGCGCGGGATGAATAGAAATTCAGTTTTTCTTGTTTCAGTGTTGGTTCTCCGAATGACCGTGCCGTCCCGGATGATTTTCACGCCGTCCTTTTTGACGACGGGCTTTTCATCGCCGACAAAGTTCATCAGTTCCAATTCCTCGACAGTATAGTTGTCCCGGTGCAGCCATTCCGTGAGCTCACCGTCATCGTCGAAAACCGGGACAACCTCGCTCCCCAGCGTGCTCTTTGCTTCGAACTCATTCATGGTTTTTGTCTCCTTGCAACAATCTTTTATGCGATTTATCGGAATTTTTTGGGCTATATTTTAGTTTTGCAACATTCGTACAGCCGCAAAAAGTCAAATCGATTTAATTTAGGTTTATACCGCCTTCTTCGTTTTCTTGGTTTCGGGTTTCACGATACCGCCGTTGGCATCGTAAACATTGTACGGAAAATCGCCGTTGTTGACGCGTTTGGCAACGCGCTGTCCGGTGGCAGTCTTATAATACTGGTTCAGTCGGTTGGCAGTACGGAAAAAGGCAAATCTTGCGTACTGTGTGCCGCGCTTGACGCGGTTCTCACGCAGCAGTTCGTCCCGCAGCGTGATAGCGTAGTGTTCGGCTTCATTGTTGGTGAACCCCGAATAGAACACGTCCATGAACTTCTCGATATAAATAGCGGGAACATCGTTCATGGCAGCCACAATGATGGCCGCTGTCGTGCCTGCGGAATTGAGCCCCGGCAGTGTAGCCTTCTTGATGCATTTGGTGGCAGATTCGATTTGCGTACGGTATTTCATTAACCATTCGCTCAAAGCTTCCTCGTGACTGAGGTTCGAGCCTGCGAACACGCGGCCGATGAGGTTTGCTGCGGAGAGAATCGTATTGTTCGTCCAGCTCATATCGTACTCGGACATCTGCACGCGATTCGCCATGGAGCGGATGTTCCCGGAATCGATGTGCTGAGACTTGGCGGCATTAAAGGTCACGTTCATACGCACGGTCACGCCTGACTCAACGATAGCAAGCAGTCGATGCTGACCATCGACCAGCGTGCCATCGGAGGCGATGGCAATACCCTGATGCGTTGTATCCCAATGCCCTTCTCTCATGTCCTTTGCCATCTTTTTGACTTTAGCGACGTTGACGTTTCGATTATTGTCGTTTCTTTCAAGCCATCTTGCCGCCTGTTCGGGCGAGATTTCGTAGCCGTCCCGAGTCCTCTGATTAAAATTATAGCGTCCCATCTGTAATTCCTTTCTGCCTATGTGGGCATATGTCTGATATTTGTTATGTGATATTCAGAAGGATTTTCCGATTTGTGATTTTATTAGTGTTGGAAAACAACGCGCAACGTCCTGAAGCTTCGCTTGATACACCCCCTCTCATCGGCAGTAATAATCAGCCGAAACTGAGCTGTTCCGAATCGGTCGAGAAGAAAGCTGCCTTTTTCTTAGCCCGTTCTTTTGCGCTCTTGCTCATAGGCTTCTTTGCCCCATCCAGATGATGCTTGCTCTTGTACGAATACCCTTTCCAGGCAGCCTGATAGGAGAGGTATCCGTATCCGTTAGCGTTGTCCAAGACCTTATCAGTTGCGGCCTCGACCACAACATAACGGGGCTGGTTGGGCTTTGAGAGTTCATCGCTTTTCACGACACGATAGCTCTTCTTCTCATCTGCGCCGTACTTGGAAAACGGTAATGCGGATTCCTTTTTGGGCTTGGATTTTGCCTTGGCGCTTTCGATGCTTCCCTCAACGGAATCCACCAGTTCAGAGTCAAAGAACGCCTCATCAAGAGGTACGTTGGGGCTGTTCTGCTTCTTTGCTTCTTCGATTTTCTGATACATGGCATCTTCGGCGCGGCGCATCTTCCAAACCTTGATGAGGACTTTTTCCGGGAACGTGATGGTCAGTCCCTTTTCCGCCAGCATCTTTCGGACAGCAGGCGTAGCGAAAGACTTGTATTTTGCATACGGTCCTTCTTCGTGCTGCTCGATTTCATGGCTTACCTGAGTCATGTATTCCTCAAACGCCTTGTTCTGGTCGAGCCAGAACTCGACTTCGGAATAAGGAGAATCATGGTCCACGTTTTTTTGAAGTTCGCAACTCTTCGCATAAGCAAGACAAGCGTCTTTCACATCGGCAAAACCAAGCCCAAAATTATCGTTCAGAGTGTTTCGGCGTGCTCCATCCATCACGAAATAACGGCTTCCTTGCTTGATGATGGCAATACCATCTCCGGAAGTGATAGTGGTGGGCTCTTCCGCATATCCGTCGTCAGTCCAGCGGTCGATAATCGATGCCGTATCCTGTACAAAGCCTTTTCGGCAGGTGTAATAATCCGCGCCGTTGTAAGCTCGTTTCGTGATGCACTTGAGGATTGCGTCAATCAGAGCGTCCTTATCCTTGATTTTTACGCTGTACATCAGGTTACTTTTCACGTTCCAGACAACGCCATATGGAAGCCCCAGCGTAATCATAGAACACGCACACTGCAGAAAATGCTTGTGTGCCAGACTGCTGATGAACTTGATGCAGTAGACGGTGTTGTTCTTTACGACATCCGCAAGGCCCGAGGCATAAATCACTTTATGGTCTTCGGTATGGATGTCGATATCGCCGCGTGCCTGAACATACTCATCAGGAGTGAACACAGTTCCGAGCCGCATACTGAGCGACATTTTGGCTTTCGCGTTCACAAAAGGAGGCTTGACCTGTTTTACATACCGGCACTGATTTGTTTCAAGTGCCGTTAGAAGCAATACTTTATCCTCAACAGTTGCACCCTTCTTGATTTTCAAATACTGCATGTCCTTGTGTAGGTCCATGTAATAAGCGAGTGCATCATCGATATCGTAGGAGTTAAAGAATCCCGCCTGCATATAGATGCTGATGCAGGGAGACAAATCAATCATGGCATCCGCTGCCTGCACATCGATGGTCGTATTGTCGTTGCGCTCAATCGGCGTGACTTCCAGCAGCTTATAGCAGGCATCCACATCCTCGATAAATTTGTGGTCGAACATCTCAGAGAACGAAAACGGATGCCGGAACACGCAATTCATTCCAGTTGGAGTCATCAGGGATTTATCGCTCAACGGATGGTCATAGTTCACGAAGATAATCCGTTGTTTTCCTCGGCTTGCCGCAACACAAAACAGATTTCGAAGAATCTCGTATCGCGACATCGGCTTGCTTGTGCGGGACGACCAGTATTCCTCAGTGAAATCGAACACGACACAGATAGGTCGCTCCATACCTTTACTGCCGTCAAATGTTGTGAAGATACCAACATCTGAGGAAGGCGCTACCGCCTTATCCCCGTCATTGTCCGCGATACTTGCATAGACATGATGTTTATCATAGAGGTTCCCAGGCCGGTTTTCCAGGTCATTGAGCACCTTTGTCATGGCTCCGATTCGAGCGCCCAGGCACAAAACATCTTTCGGGTTTTGTTTATTCAGAAACTCCATCACCTCATCGACTGGCATCTGTTCCACGATGCAGGAACCATTTACGCCGTTGATGGTCTTGCCCCAGATATTGCCGAGTCGTTCTGCCAAGTCATGGGAAATACGGAAACATTTTGTGAAAACAACCTGTTCATGGCGGCCGAGGAAATCCTGCATGAACTCCCAGACATCCAGTGCCGTATCATCGTAGATTTTTTTGCTTCATATCGCCCACAGCAACGATTTGAAGACCCGGGTTCTGAGAGCGGATATATTTAAGCAGTTCCGCAATCTCGTCATTGATATCCTGGTACTCGTCGATGATAAGGGTATCAATCGGTGGAATCGGAACCTTCTTTTCCAGCACCATAGCAAGCTGCTCGCCCTGCCCGCAATTTCGGATTCCCTTTTTGTTCAGCAGCAGGCTTGCAAATCCATGATAGTTCTGAACCAGGACATTGCCATTCTTGATTTTGTCTTTGGCATCAAGTTTGAGTAATCGGTTGTAGGTCAAGTACAAAATACGCCGTTCTGGTGGATATGCATCGCAGAGTACGTTGATAGTCGATGTTTTTCCGCTGCCAATGCAGGCGTCACACAATACGTTCTTGCCCGACAGTGCCAAATGTACGAACTCCTGCTGTTCGCTTGACAAGTCGTTCAGTGTCATAGCCATATCTCCTTGAAAAACAAAAGGCCCCGGCAGCATCCAATCCAGAAGCCGCCAGGGCACAATTCTTATCTTATTAGGGTTATTATATCCGATTCGCACAGATGTGCAAGGTTTTTTGCTATGTTTTATTTTTGTTTTTTTGCAAAAAAAGAACGCCCACCCGCATTTTGCGGATGAGCGCATAATCTTACGCGGCCTCATGAGCTGCAATTTTAAGAAGATTGCTGTCTGTCCTCGGTAACCGTCATTTCAATCTTACGTTATATTTATTTTATGCTACTAATGGTTTGCACCAAAGCTACAGCATTGCGCATTTTTTATTATCCCGCCACACTATCTGGCACGCCGATGCTGTATTCGGTTACTTTTACCTCATCGGGCAACATTTTGCTATAATAACTCACCTCGTAGTCCCCATAGGACGTGGGCGCATCATCGGAACGCTTCAGCTTAGCCACCAGTGCATTTTCAACGGTGTCCCGGTAAGCATTGCCCATTGGTTTGGTATGCTCAACGACAATCAGCTTACGCAGCGTCAGGGCTCTACCGGAGCTCATATCCCCCTCGAACATATGCTGCAGTGCATCAATCAACAAATTAACGTCATCCATCGTGACACCATTGCGCTGTGCCATTGCACTGTTGATTTGGATGCTCATGTGATACAGGCCATATCTGATGATGCTCCGGCGGCCCATCATGCGGTTCTTCGTTTTCTTTTCGGCCCCATCATCACTTTCGTCGGTACTGACATTCTTCTTGGCGTCTTTATCTTCACCTTTGCGTTCAGCATCGGAAGCAACACAGCAGCGAGTAATCGTCACCGGGATGATTTCGATGGGGTCATAGGACATCGGCATAGATAGCTGGCAGGCACCCTTGATGCGGCTGAGAAGGCTGCAGTTGGAATAACTCGTATTCACAAGCCCAAACATGCGAGCATCATAGTAATATCGGCACAGTTCCTTGTAAGCCTCAAGCTGCTGGTCATCGGGAATACCTTTGGTCTTTTTGCCGATAAAAGGCTCCAGGCACTCTTTGACGCTGCGCTCAATGGAAAAAGTATCGGGGCTGCAATATAGCGCATGTCCGTCCTTTTCCAGACCGTCAAAAAAGACCTTGTCACGGATATAGCTGCGAATCTTATATTTGATGCTTTCGGAAGACATGTACCCGATTCCATCCTCGAATTGACGCGGGTTGTTGTCGTTGTCGGGGTCGCCGTTGGGGTTACAGTTCTTCGCGTCAAACGCCAGAACGATTGTAATAGGATTTTTAATGAGTTCAGACATTTTTGCTTCTCCTTTTTATGCTACAGTGGTTGTCGTAGTATCTGTATTATCAGGTACGGTTTCAGCGGTTTTTCGTTTTTTCTTCTCCATAGCGTCTTTGATATTTGCGCTTCGCTGCTGATAATACCCGACTAAAAATTCACCTTTTTGCTTTTCGGATAAGCGTTCGGGGTAGTTGCCACCCAGCATATCGATAAGAGCCATGATTTTCTTGTCGTAGGAATTATAAAGACCTCTCATGCCATTTGCTTTGGCCTTGCTCTTCAAAAGCAGGAAACTTCTGTGAAGCTCCGGCATGGCTTTTGCCGGGTTCGTCATAACTCTTTCAAAGAACCGTTTGGCGTAGGTAGTCTGGTTGTCGGGGTCAATCTTTTTCTGCGCACTTTCCATATGCGCAAAGATTCGTCCCGTAATATAAGCGGGGCTGGTGTTGTTCTGGTCGAGTTCCATGGTCATATTCTCCCCGAAATTGCGAATTAAGAATGCTTTTGTGATACCGGCTAAAGACGCCGTAATGCGATTTTCTTTGCCCTTCTTATTTTGCTGAAGCAAACGGCAGGAGCGAAGTAGTGCTAGGGAAAGGACCTGCTCCGGGTACTTTGTTCCGGAATAAATGCTGATGCTCAGCTGCTTCCAAAGAGCGTTGTTGAAAGAATTGGTACTTCCGTCACTGTTCTTGATAAAGAGTGAGTTGTAGATGTTGATGGCTCTTGCAAAATCCCGACTGGTTCCATCCGCGTCTCGACAGACCTGGCTTCGGTCAATTTCCATGTCGGTGTAATGCTTGGCGAAGTTTCCAAGCAGCTCACCGAGCGTCATCTGCGTAAAGCTGGATGCAGAACATCCCTTATCATTCATATCAAGATTCCAGACGTTGACGACTAAGTTTTTTTCAGTGTCCGAAAGAACCGCAATTCGTCCCTGATAAAGTTTCACTTTTTCAAGGATTCTGATAGTGGCCTCAGAACCCGATTCATTTGCTTGAGAGATAGTTTTGGCTTTATCACTGTGGCAGCAACATAGGTCAATGACCGCGTCTTCTAGCTTTGTCGGCATATCATCCGACCAGATGATTTGGTTCTTTGAATAAAAAGACTGTGAAGTGACCGGGACCGAAAACCGATGTTTAGAGCTGAGCAAATCTGTAGCCGCTTCGTAAATCTTGTGTTCATCCTGCATCGTGATGGGAATTGCATCGCCCTGCTGACGTCCGAAATACTCGGTGTTTGCTTTGTTGTTGGACAAAAGAGTGTTTGTGACAGGGCCATTCTTTTTGTTTCCCCATGCCGAGATTGCCCGGAATAAGCGAGCCTTAAACCCGATATTGCCGCTTATCATACTCCGAATCCTGACGGGTTCCGATAGCAGAGTAATCTCACCGCCCTTGAGCGTATCAATCGGCATCTCCCCATATTTATCGATAATTGCCGCATAGCTTTCGCGGAATGTTTTATCATTGTAAATCGGAGTGCCGTTGTAGAATAGGATAAAGGTTTTCTTTTCCTGGCCTTTCGCCTCCATTACGTTGCTGACATATTTATTGTCAAGTGCCTTTTCCGGGTCCCATGTTTCGTAGAACTTGTAGACTGCATCCAGGGCTTTAGAATGTCCCAACAGGTTACGCAGCATACGCACCGCGTCGCGCATCATGGTGTATCGAACAAGATTGCTTGTTTCACTAACTTTGCCAAGAAGATGTTCTGCATCATCACAAAGTACATATGGAATCGGCAGCTTGCCAGACCGTGGTCTGCGTGTCGGCATCTCGAATTCCTCACCCTTGTTCTTTTTATCGGACAAATCACCGAGAGCACAAATCCTATCGATTTCCCCGTCGTCGTTTAGCTCAACGGCATATTGAGCAAACTTGTGTGTCCAACCGAAAGGCGTTGCATTTCCAGCCGCCGCCATTGCATCGTAGTGCTTAACCAGTGCATTCAGAATATCCATAGCAGCGAAAATACTCCCCTTTTGTAAAATCGATGACACCATTCTCAATGCGAAGATGTCTGCAAACTAAATCCGGCTCAAATTTGTTCGTATAATCCGGTGTCAAAGGCATATTGCACAAGTCGGCGGTGATGGACAGCGTTGGAAGGATTTCAGCTTCCTTTATAGGATGAAAATACATGGGTGTTTCCATCACGCCAAGATACGGATATCCCATCCCACAGCTATCGGAAACATATTCCAAGAAATTCCGGTACTGTTCTGTGAGGCTGTTTTCGGCATGCATGTTGTCCATTCTCACGATTCGTACAGCGACCGTGTAGCAGACATCCGTCAAGCATTCGCGGGACCGTATTCCTCCGATATTCTCAATATTGCGCAGCAGGATACGGGTCTTTTTAACGGGAGAGTGAATGTACACTGCCGAAGGAATTGCTTCCATGCCGACGTGTTTGTAGATAGAATCCATTGCGCCTTTCAGTGCTGAGTAGGTCGGAACATCATAGGTCGTTCCCTCCGAGCGCATCCCTGGTATTGTATAGGCTGCCAACTTGCTGTTTACCTGCACAAAGATAGGTTCTGAATAAACTTCCACCGCCTTCCGGTTCCGGTCTGCAAACCCCGCAAGCTCCAAAATATCATTGTCTTTCTGCTCTATCATTTTGCGTCTCCACTTGTCATCCATGCTGCCGGATGGTTGTTATTCACTTTACACGGCCGTGTAATGTTATTGCTTTTATCTGTTTCTATCCTTGATTGTATGCGAATCGCACAAGTTGGCAAGTGTTTATTATAATTCTATTTGTGACTAGAAGTTCAGTCGCAGATGAAAGGAAGCTGTCATAGTGATACCGGCGCACAGATATGCTGTATTTTCCGACTTTGCGGATATCGTCCTGCGTTGCTGTTTGATTGCGGAACTTATCAATAAGCGAGATGACCTCACGGTTTTGAGGGAGGGTGCCAGCTCAATTTCTTTAGAGCAAAAAAGAACCCCTACCAACTCAAAAGCAGCAGGAGTTCTTCATAATCTTACGCGGCCTTAAAGACCGCCAATTCTAACCGGCAGCCGGTAATGGAGCGACCGTCCTTTGTGACATTTCAATCTTGCGCTATTTATATTTTTACTGCATTGTCATCAACTTTGTTTTTGTTGATATGCCGTTTTACATGATACGCCGCAAATACCGCTTGTTGATTTCAACCAACAACTCTTCGATTTTTGCAGAGTCAGGTTTTGTAGGAAGCATGGTTTCTTTTGCATCACGCTGGAATCTTTTTTCAAGCGCATCAACAAACTCGAAGAATTCCGGCGCGTACGACCCATCCTCGCGCAGATATTTGCCGTTGCGGATAGTCAGCAGCTCCTCGCGCTCCTTGTCCCGGCGAGTGATGATTTCGCCCTTTTCCAGGATATCGAACGCGGTGTAGTACAGCCGCACAATGTGCATCGCGTGTTTGTTGATGTGGGCAGCATCTTTTTGTGCTTTCGGATGCTGCGGCTGCTCATACTGGTCGATGGTCGTAGTCAGACTCTTTAGCAGGGACTTGAGAGAGGTGACCGGATAATCGTTCAAATTGCCGGAAATCAGGAGCGGATGTTTGCCTTCTTCATCCGCATCTTCGCTGATGGAGATTTCAAAAATGTCATCCTTACCCCAACCGGCAATCGACCGTTCCAAGCTCCTCTTCTCAAATTTGTTCTTAAATGCTTCTGGCGAGGTCCCATTCCGAAGAAGGCCCATCTGCAGGCGTCTGAGCTGGTCGTTCGCAAATCCGCCGTAGCTATAGGCAATGCGGCGAGTCAAAAATAGCTCTTTGTTGTCGAGCAGCATTTGGCCTTCCGGTGTCATATTAACGTACAACTCCGGGTCATTGCCAAGAAGTTCGATAATGTTGGGGTTGCCCTGCACAAGCAAACTGACGAATTTGTTGACCGCGTAGATGACGGTATCCGTTTGGTTATCGATTGCCTGCTCAAAATGATTGAATCCCAAAATTTCAGGCGAACCGGCCACGCCACGGATATCGATGTCAGAGCCTTCAACGTTGGTTCCGTAAGCATGGCTGCCGCCAAGCGTCAAAAACAAAATGTTGCTACCCAAGTGTTTGTTGGTGCGCAGGAAGTTGTATTCCTCACGTTGGATGGTTGCTTTCATTTCTGTATTTGTCATAGGTTTTTCACTCACTTTACTGCTGGTTTTGTCGCTGCCTTTCTAATAATATTATCCCGCCATCGCGCTTTTTTCGCAACAACAGGTGCCATTTGTTTGCAGTTTATACATATTTGCATTCCCTTAGAAAAAAGAAAGACCCCTACCGTATTTCGGTAAAGGTCTTATTGCTATTATTACTGGAGTCTCCAAATTTCGACATTCAGGTTTGTGGTTTTAGCTGCATCGTTGATGATGGCGAGAACCATGTCCCAGTCACCTCCAGCAAGGCCGCAGCCTAAACCATATGGCAGCCGGATGATTGCATCCTGATTCTTCTGAGCACAGTCTCGGAAAAATGAGAACAGTGCAGTCGCCAATGCAGCGTAATTCGTTTGCCTTTCACTCCGGCCATAGCCATCCTGACCGAACAAATTCACAATATACAGCTTCTGGTTACCTTCGAATCCCTCAGCATTAACACCAGAATGCATCGCCAAAGCAGCATCTATATCAGAAAAAGCATTCTGGACAAGATTGTGAGTATAGGCCAAAGCTTCTTTTGCAGTGGCCTGGTTGTTTTCCTGGCTAGTATCGATGTAATCCGAAAAGAATTGATTGACAAGGGGCTGCCCGGAAATGATTTTGATGGCTTCATTTGCCGGAAAGTTCGACAACTCCAAAAGCGACTCTTCAGGAGACGGGCGGTGTTTTGTGAAGTAGTTGTAGAAATCTATAGAGTCTGTTCCGGCTTGCTGCTTTGAAAGAATGGTGGCTTTGCCGTTATGCAAGTTCACTTGCAAAAGTATACCGTCATAAAACGCAATGTTCATATGTTCACCTGCTTATAAAAAAGGAGTCTTGCCCGCTTTTGCAGGTAAAACTCCCAATCAACTTTACTTAATCATCCAGGTTAAAGATAAAGCCTTCCGGTTTCATGGTAACAAGGCCGCCACGCGACTGAACTCCACTGCCATCGATGGAAATATCCAGCGTCAGGCTGGTAGCCTCGTTGTCCAGCCAGTTGGGGCGCAGGTAGCTAACGATTTCGTACAAAGCTACAACAGTGCGGACAATCAGCTTCTCATTACTCAGCGTTTCTTCAACCGTTTCATCATCACCTTTTACGGGGACGCTGATGGAAGCAGAGATGCTTTCGAGCTCGTTGTCATCATCCTCGCGGAACGCGGTAGCTTCGAATTTTAAGGTGCAAGTATACATGTTGGTATTCCCCTTTGTGTGTGTTACGGGTTTCTTCTTATACCTTTAATTCTACGCAGTTCGCACATTATAGCAATATAAAATTTATTGAATAAAATCCGAGATATTTGAATTTAATTCGTGATTTTTTGAATTTTGCGGTTTTATAACCTTATTATTTTTTGTCATGTTTGCTTCCAAACAACAAATTAAATGCAGATGATATGCTTCCAATCCAGCCTATAGTAGATGTTGTACAAATTGCAATATAAATAAGCAATATAATAATTTGTGCCAATATAATTGTAATATCGTTGTTGGTTTTTCCTAATATGTAATTTGATATGTTTCCCATTTGACTTTCAATCAGTTGCATTGTTTCAATAAATCCTATTGATGCACATGTTGCAAATACAAACTTTTTCATATTTGATTTATATTCACTTGTAGCAGAAAGCGCAGTAAAAAATGTCAATACCAACGCCATAGGTATAACGCAGCCTTGTAGTATTTTAATAATTTCTGTAATATAATAAGTAATCATTGCTAATTCTCCTTTTCATATTACTGATGTGTTTTCATGCTACAATCCGGTGATACATCAATTTGCCATACATGATTTGATGATACTGATGCCAATGGATAATTACAGCGGGGTGCCACGATTATAAAGTCAAAATGCCTTTTGTATTGTTTTGTGAGTTCTTCGAGTGGGATTCTAAACCAATCCTCTTCGTTCAGATTTAACACGGGGAATGCGGAAAAGATAGTCAAACCGTATTTTTGAAAGCCATCATAGTTGCCAGCATTTAGTTTTTTGAGTTTTGCCTCATACTGTTTTTCAAATGATACAAACAAATCGAATGCAAATTTCCTTGCATCTAAGAACGGACTTTCTGACTTTTGCTTTTCTAAAGTTTTTCTTTTTGTGTTGAGGTATTTTTCTGCTTCGGACGACAATCCATTCACAACTTCAATGCCGATACTTTTATCTATCGCTTGGATATCCGGTTTGTCTTTAAGTTCAAATTTAATGTCTGGAAACATTTCTTTTACAATCGAATAGGCTATTTTTTCTTCAACAGTTGGTTCTTGCCTCATAACCATTTCCTCCTAAAAACAAAAAACCTCCCACCGTAGTCAGATGCTACTGATTACGATGGGAGGCTTAAACCTTTTGTGATAGTCTTATTATACCACGCTTCGTGAATTACTCAAGGCCAATCTCAATAACTCAGTCAATATCTAAGTTGCCAAAATCTTCTGCGAGGACGAAGATGCTCTGGATGGATATATTGGGAGTGCTGGACATCCATCTCGACATCGAGCGTCGGGATAAAGGCTACGATGGTCTTGTGGGTGACGACAGTCACCTTACCTTTTCTTTACATCGATGTTATGCTCACGAAGGACTTCTTCAAAATCGCTCGCTTTATCAAAGCAGTCAAAAAATGAGAAATTTGAGAAATCTCCAAATTGTCCCTTCGTGTAGCTATGCTTGATTCTATTGGAACTCATATCCTCGTACTCTAGCAACTCCACACGACCATATATGAAATATGTAGATTCACTTGCGATATCGTGGGATATCCGTGCGACTCTTGATATTATCTCTATCGCAATCTTTGATAGAGCCGTTATCTCGCCTTTCGGAGAGAATCACGGTTCTTCTATTTTTATGTAATTATTCAATAAAACTACTTATATGATAAGCTGTAACACCTTTTTCTTCTGCCTGTTTTAAATATGATAATACATCATCAATAAATACGGTTTCTTCTAATTTGTGAAAATTGTGACTTATAATCCAATCCCATATGCGAGTTTTAGAGCCTTTCATAATTGTTCCATATTTAGTTTCAATACAGGTATCATTCGAAGCAAGTTTGTACCCTAAGCTGTTATTATGGTCAAAATATTCAAGAAAATTATCCCAATATTCTTCTGGCACAAACCAAAAATTTCCATTGAACTCAATACCTTTACAGTTTTCCTCAAGCCATACAATCTTATCAAGTAACTCCACAGGTGATATAATAGCACCACATATCCAAATGCCTTCTTTCTTTGCTCTTTTAAGCGTTTGAATGACTGTTTTTAATGGTCTACTATACAGGAAAATATGATTTTCTATCTCTTTCATAGTTTGCCCGTTAGTAGTTCCATCTTTTGCATTTACGTGGTTATTAAATCGGTATTCAGCTATAGTACCATCTATATCTACATAAATATATTTGTTTTTTAATGCTTTTATCATTTTTCTATTCATACTATTTTTCCTTTCGTAAAAATAAATCCTCATAACATTCACAACCAATACCAGTGCAGTACGAACAGCCACCTTCATAATTACGAAAACAATTATACTTGCTTTCAGGCTTTTATCGTAAGGAACATCTTTTACGATTCTTCTAGCAATGCAATATAAGTAATCCTGAACATGGTCGTAAGAATCACTCCGACTATAAATGAACTTAGTGTTCTCTCAAAAGCAGCGTGGTAGCATTATTTTTTGTGCGCTATTGCAATCAATGTTGGAAAATATTTGCTATAAACTAGCTAGATACTAGCTTAACACTGACTAAGTACAAGCTAAGTGTTTGTGGATTTTTCCAACGACTATAGTTGCAGGCTCCTTTGTCAAGTCGGACAACGCTATATTAAAAGTGTTTTTATGGAAAAGTCGAATTAAAAGTTTCGTTTTGGAAAATCACTTATCCGACTTCGCCTCATTGCACTTCTTGCACAGCATCTGCAGGTTGTTGTCAGTGGTATGCCCGCCTTTGCTCCAAGGAATGATGTGGTCACCTTCCATATCCTCATAGGCATACTCGGTGTTGATGCCGTTCGCAACGCACAGCGGACACTTGTGACCCTGCCGCTCGTAGGCACGGAGCTTCTGAGACTCGGTAAACGCACGCAGGGACAAATGCTTTTCGTCGCGCCATGTACGGTCAGAGAGGATGAACGGGATGATGCCTGCCTTCTTGGTCACATCATCATCCAGCACGAGTTTCTTGATGTCAGCTTCCAGAGCGTTGCTGTTGTACTGCTTTGAATGGTACTTGTTGTAAAGCAGTCCCCACGCCTGTGCATCAGTAATTCCCTTCCGTTTAGTCGGGAACAGCATCTTCGCCCAGTTGATGACAGACTGGAAGTAGAGCCACAATTCATTGGCATCCTCATCATGCTGATGGATAGCCATGTACATTTGCCCGGATTCCAGACTATCCCGGTCCGCAATCCAAGTCAGTGCCTTTTCCAACAGTTCCTGCCGAATCGGATTACCTTTCAAATATCCATCTGCCATCTTCGCAGCAACACAGTTGCGTTTCGAGAAATAGTTTTTGGCATCGGCCAGCCACGGTCCGGTGTATGTAGCGTTCAGCAGTTCCTGCGGAGTCAGAACTTCCCCCGCGATATTGATACGCTTGAACCATTCCAGCTTCTCGGCTTCCGTGCCTTCACAGACATAGACCGTCAACTCGTAGTCCAGAATCGTCTGCTTTTCTTCATCAGTCAGGTTCTGGAAGAACTTGTCGTTGCCGTTGACCTTGACAGGGAAATCCTTGTTGATGTACTGAGCAATAGAGATAGTACGTTGCTGTCCATCAAGAACCTCGTAAGTGTCTGTTCCGGTCTTAGACCAGTACATGACGTTCAGCGGGAATCCGTTCATCACGGAATCGATGACGGCTGCACGTTGTTTGTCTGAGAAACAGAAATTTCTCTGGAAGCTCGGTCTAATCGTAAGCCGGTTGTTGTAACCGTAAACGCCGCCGTCTCCGTCGTCAGAGTAATTCTCTACAAGGTCAGACACCTTGATTTTCGTTTCTGTAATCTTCATATAGATTAAGTCCTTTCTGTTAATCTTTATTATTTGCGAAAATCCTTCATCGTTTTATCAAAATGTTTTCTTGCTTTTCTGTCTAGCTTTCGCCTTTCATTTTTTAGTATTGTTTTAGTTGCTAAAACATCATATTTAGACTGATTTACTTGCATATTAAACAATATATTTGTTTTGCCTTCTCTATGTTCTGCATGAGCATCTGTATAAGTTATGTTGGTAAGGCCAAAAGAAAAAGCGGGATATATCTTCGGTCTTGGAGTGCTTTTATCAAAATACTGTCCATGATGTTCTGCTAATTTTTTTGAGGTGTTTTTCGAATTGTAAGTTTCAATGATAACAAAATCAATATCATCAAATATATCTAATTCTCTCCAAATCTCATTCGTTATTGGAAGCCCGGCAATTCTTTGATAAGAATACCCATTATTATATTGTCTTAGGATTTCACGAAAATTTGGAATATCAGTAGCTAATGGATATCTACAAACCAACGATTTCGCCCGCGAAATTTTTTGTGAACTGGTTGTTTCAAAGTAATATTGAAAAGATGGTATTGGTACTTCTATCAAAAAACCCATCAAATCATAATTTGCTCTGTTCGGATAGTTTTGACTCTTCTGAATATGTCCTTTTACTTTGGGCAGTCTTCCGTGAATACCTACACGCAAATTGTCAAGAAAGTCTTCGTATTTATAATTTCTTTGCATATTCAATGAATCATTGGCAATTTCAAGAGCATCATTTGTTGCATTTTCTAATAATTGGTCGGTCCATGTATTATCAACGGAAAAAGAATGATATTTTTGAAATACTTCATTTTTAGATTTATCTAAAACGGTATGGCCTCCGCTGACGTGGGAATTGCTTTCATCCACCATTCGGTAAACATCTGCTCTGAAGTGTTCCAATCCTATTATGCGTCCATTTTTATCTTTTAAGACAAAATCAGGACGGTCATCGTGCTTAACAAGTTCAAGGTCTTTTAAGAATGGAATATCTTGTTTTGCCATGTCAAAAACTTGCTGTTCCTCCTGCTTGCTCATTATATATACCCGCTTTCTTACAAATTAAAATCCGTCTATATGTTTCTTTTCCATTTATCAAACCGTTCATTGTTCCCGCTGCACGGCTCTTTATACTTAATGGATAAAAGTAATCAACTGGTTCTATTTTCGTCTGATTGTTATTCTCGCATAAGTAAGCCTCCCATTGATTTTGCCTTCTACGTTTTTTATCATCCCGGCTATTGACGTCGTACAAGGATACGAAAGTACGGTTGAACTCTCTCTCTCTTTCTCTCGTGAATACTAAATCTTTGCCGTCATTGCCTTTACGAAAAGCTACGATTTCAAATTGGTCTGGATTGTAGAATCCATTTAAGAACGAAATAGGTACACCAACAACGCCATCATAATTTATAGGAAATTCATTGCTTCTACCACAATCGACCGCATTATAATTATCGTATTTCGGATAATCAATCGGATTGAATTCCTTCCAAAAAATATACTTTTCATGGCGCTTGGCAAAATCCATGTTCGTATACCACCACGCAGAAACCTGCACCATAGGTATACCGTCAACATCAACTGTTTTACCAGAATAATCATTAGGTACTGTGAAACACATGGAATTGCCCTTTCGTGTTCCGCCTTTTCCATTTGCTCCAACCCACATTTGATTGTCCCTGATAAGAGGAAATATTTCTTTATATGTGATAGCATTCATATTTCCAATAATCAGGAATTTCTTTTTTCGTTCCATCAGCGTCCCGACAAATTCTCTAAAAAGGCTAAAAGGAGGATTTGTAACAACGATATCACACTCATCCAACAAGTCGAGACATTCCTCACTACGAAAATCACCGTTGCCTTCGAGCGGAGTCTTAACGCCAACTTCCACATCATTGTCGTCTCCGCCCTCGTACTCCATCTTATAGGTGGGCTCAGCGCGGTCATAGTGCGTTGCAATGAGTTTCTTCAAACCAAGCTCAGAAAAGTTCAGATGGAAGTAACGCCAGAAAGCAGACCATGTCGGGTCATCGCAGTTGCAGAATACAACCTTGCCTGCAAAATGCTTCTTGTAGTGCCGCAGCTCCTCTGCGACATCCTCAATTCTGGTATAGAACTCATCATTCTTCGCATCCTTTGCCTTATGCAGGTTTTCATTCTTTGCCATGTTATATCTCCCAATAAAAAATCCCCACGCAGACACCTCAATCCGCATGGGGACCACAAAAGAAAGAGCCGCAGAAACATAATCTCTGCGGCTCACACTTATTTATCTTATATTTCCCATCATATTCAATTCGCACGGATGCGCAAGGCAAAATTATGGCGAAATCGTGGCATAGACAAGACGCACAGGGCATGTTCCGTCACAGGGTAGCAAAGACTCGGAAATCAACCGCTTTGCCCAAATATGTCATCTTGTGTATTTTATTGTCATTTATTGTAAATTCATGCTTGCTTTTTAGTACGAGATGTGCTATTATAATTACAGAAGATGACATTATTATACAGCAAATGACATATTTGAAAGGAGTACACCATGATTTCTGTTAACCTCGCCACGCCCGTGATTTTCTATAAGCAGCTGCCCGGCATCGCTAAGAAGCTGGATGTGGATGCTGATTTTTTGAAAGGCTTTCTCACCAACGCCAGGTGTTATGTCGAGGATGCCGGAAAAGGTGAAGTGCTTGAGCTGGACAACTCGGCCGACACGATAACGAAAGTTGTCGCAACCCATGAGAAGCGTTTTTATGGCGCGGAAGCCATTGTGGAATTCGCCAAGAGCAAAGGCGTGGATATTCCTGCACTGAACCATTTTGAACTTGGTGCAGATATCTCTGCCCATGCAACGGAAGACCAAGTTGCCAACATCACTGCATTGGCCGCACGAGTCGAGCGCCTCAATAGTCGGTACAAGAGTCTTGCCCGGCTTGAAGCCCCGGACGTCATCCTGATGAACGAAGCAAGGATGGTGCGTGAGGCAGTAGAGCAGCTGGAAGATAACAGCGGTACTTACTTCCCGGCTCTTGACCAGAATGGGGTTGCCTATCAATCCTTGAAGGATATTGGGTATTCCCTTGTCACCGGTTGGGACAAGTCGGTGCTTGAAAAGAACAGCAATAAGGATACGAAGGCCACCTTTCCCAAAGAGCCCGACTTTCAAAGGCTGGCATCGCTGGTCAAAAAAGCCATCGGAACCCGCACACAGGGTAAGTTTGCGTTTCAAGCGGGGCTGACTCGTGGATATATCAGTAACCTTGCGAACGGCAACGCGAAAGCTCAGCCGACCGAGAATACCATCAAGAAAATTGCAAGCGCAACGGATGCTGTCACGGAGAACGAGCTTCGTATCGCCTGTGGGTATGAGCCCTTGCCTGACGACGGGAAAGACAAGCTCTCTATGCAGCGTGCAAGCATGTCTGATGACGCATGGCAGAAAGACAACGTGGATGCATTCCTCTCTTTTCTGAATGAAACGATTCCAATGTCCACTCCTCTTTCGTCCACTGAAATTCTTCAAGCTCTTTTCAAGGAAAAATACGGTGACAAGAACGACCAGATTCTGCTGGAAAAGGTCTCTGCCCCCGGCACCTATCGTGCGGAAGGTACGGCTGCTAATGTCATTCTACCCATTCGTCTTTGTTGGTTCAGCTTCAAGCGGATGCTGATGCAGACCCTCTATGTGGGACTTATCGGGCATTACAGCAAAAACGATGAGCTGTACATTACCGGATACATTTCTTCTGTGAAAGAGCTGCATGACGCGGTTCCGGCGCTGCGAGGCGGCATTGATGCGGCCTATGACGCGAGTCTGCCGGAGGGAATCGACATCATGAAGTTCCCGGTATTTTACACGGCTTCCAATGTTCAGGAAGCATACAAGCGGGTCCAGCAGAAAATCGTCTCCAAAATTGACGATTACTTTGCCAGCGAAATGAAGGTTCGCGTTTCCGGCATCGGCTTTTATACCGACACCCTCTCGGATGAAAAGTTTGTGGAATTCATGCGCCTTCATAAAGCAGCGCTGACCGCTCCTTCTGCTCCTATCGAACTCCGGGACATCTATGAAAACGTTGTTGAACGTCACGGCCGCCCTGAGGATTTCCTTGTGGAAGCCAGCGACTTTGACTGTAAGGCTTCCGTTATCGCCTATGCGATGAACAATGAGACGACTCTCTGTGCAGGACAGGACATCTTTGACGGGATGCTGGGCAGCAAAGAAACCGATGCAGAAAATTGCTCTTGCGTTTCTGTCTCTGACAAAGAGTTTGCGCGTCTGCATTCCAAGTTTGGCCTCAAGAAAGAGGACGTTCTGGAAGCTATCAAGGCATACGCGCAGGAGCTCGGTCTGGAGTACGGCCCCGTCAACTACTTCATGATGTGTGACCCGAAATATGCAAACGACCTTGGCGAGATTGTGCAGTGAATCGTTCTGAACGCGGTAAGGTGATTTGCCGCCGTATTGGCTGCCACAATCAAAAAAAAGAAGGCTGCTACCCATTACTGGGCGGCAGCCTTTTGTCTTAAAAAAAGAAAATGAGAACGCCGTCGGCAACGGAGTCCTCGCAAAAGATAGGTCTTTTTGATTACGGTTTTAATTATATGGAACCCGCAATGCATTGCAAGTATTATTTGCCAGCTTGCTTTTTCAATTTATCCCTCGTTTCCATCAGAATAGTTCCAAGCCGGTTTTGACCTGGGATGTTCTGGCATTTCGGGCAGTGGCAGTTGCCCCAGTAATTGTCATGCCAGCTGGTCGTGTCTTCCTCAATAGGCTGCGTACCCGTTTCGAGGAGGCGCTGTTTGAGGTCCTCATTCTGCTCGAACTTGGCCATCACCACGCGGCGCATCACGTCGTCCCGAGCCTCACCCCAGTTTGCGGGGATAGCTACATTGCGGCCAAAGCGCTTGGCAGAAGCCGGTGGCATGTCCGCAAACTGTCTGCGCTCTTCCAGTGGGACCTTGTGACTCTGAAACGCTGCTTCAGCGTTCTTGTAGCGAATCCCATTCATCACAAATTCGCAAGGATAATAGTTGCTCATGAACCAACTACGGTGGTTCTCTTTCTTAACTCGAATCAAGCAAATCCTCCTAATTTCTAACTCAGGCGGCACTTTTATCGCTGCCGTTCTTTTTCTCTTCCGCTGCACTCAAAAGACCATCAAACAGCTCTATTGCCGTAGACACAAACAGCTGGCTCTGAACCTTGATTTTCCCCGGTTCCAAAGTCTGTTCCCTCATGTGCGCAGCAGCCTTGTAAATTGCAGCCAAGACCCTGTGCTTCATCAAAACCACTTCTCTGATATCTGGATTTTCAGCGGCAAGGAAGCTGGCAAGACTGTAGGCCCGTCCAAGCATCAGCTCATCGTACAGCGGAGCATTGTGCTGGACCATGGTAGTGTAAACAGCAGGTTGTTCTCCGAAAGTGCTGAATCGGATGCCTCGGAATCTAGAATTCAGCTCATACAAAAGCGCGAGGCGTTCGGTCAGAAATACTGTCGTTTCGGAGAGTTTTTTTGCCATTTCGTCAGGCAATGAAGCAGTATTGTCCTGCTGTGCCGCGTGCAGAATTTTTTTGGCTAAAAGCCGTTTCGCATATTCCTGTACATCGTGGTCAAGTTCGTAATAAATATGGCTTGCAGTTTTATTTGTACGCATGTGATTACCTCCTGGTTCTTGCTGCCTTTTGCCGTTCGACCCACGCTTCGGCTTCCTCTACCGTGGCATACACTGCCGTCTCACCGCGCCGGGCAATCTGCTTTCGGGCATTCTGAGCTGCCTGCTCACTCTTATAAATCTCATAGCCAATATAAGACCCATCCCATCGGGCAAGGCAGCAATAATATTCGTGGCTCTTGGCGGGAGCTGTCGGGACAAAGGGAGGAGGTACTGCGGGTGTTGCCTGAGTCGGCTGTGCGGCAGGAATCGGTGTTCCGGTCTTTCTGGCAATCAGATTCTGCTTTTCTGCCATCCAGGCATCCGCCTCTTTCGTGAAATAGAAGCACTTTGCTTCGCAATTGTTGAACAGCGAATAATACAGATTCAGCATTTCTTTTTCACTGTTGCAGACCTTCTTGCGAGCCAAATTGTAGCTTGCATCGTAGTAGCAGCAGATGAAAGCATCCCCACGCGGTGCTTTTTTCGTCTCATCCTCCTTGTAGTCTGGATACAGCTTGGCGAGGTCTTCTGCCGTATTCTTTTCCGGGTCCAGCGTGGATGCGTCAAACCCATTCGGAAGTTTCCAGTTGTTGGAGCTGATGACGTTCAGGAAACTGCTTGCATACTGCAAAGTCCAGCGTCCGACATGGACGAACCCAAAACTTTCAAGGCATCGAATCTGTTTCGGAGTAGCCATACCGCTGGCTCTGCGAGCAATGAGCCGTTTGAGAATCGCATCAGCAAGCCCCTGAAATTTGATGGCGTCGCCTTTCACACCGAAGTCCGAAATACTATCGATGATGTCATCGGAAGGCTCCTGCCTTTCACTCTCAAACATCGGCTGATAGTCGTTGAGTTCCGGCGCTTCGATGCTGAAGATATACTGCAGAGGGTCAACCAATCCTCTCGGCTTTTGACGCTGTGCCTGGAGTTTGCGCTGAATCGTATCCTGCTTTTCGAGTTCACACAGTGCTTTCCGCTTTTCCTCGTCCAGCTCAGTCTGTGCTTCCTCGATTGCCTCAATCAGCCCCAATTCAGGACTCCCGAAATTCTCCTGGCTATTCGAACCGGTGAGTGCCGCATCCGCCAGCATATCGGTGGTCTTTTGTGCCACTTCCGGGTCTTCACAGAAAATATCAGCAGGATGGCAAAGACTATGTTTCTTTGTCAGCCACAGGAAATCCAGCACGAGAAGATTCTTTTTCCCTTCACATAGGCGTGTTCCGCGTCCCACAATCTGCGCATACAGGCTACGGCTCTTGGTAGGACGCAAGCAGATGATACAGTCAACGGTCGGGCAATCCCAGCCTTCCGTCAGGAGCATCGCGTTCGTCAGCGCCTTGTACTCGCCATTGTCAAACCCTTTCAGAACGTTCTCCCGGTTCGCAGACGTGCCATTGACTTCTGCAGTCTTGAAGTTTCGCTTATTGAGGATATTGCACAGCCGTTTACTGATTCGTACCAGAGGAGTAAAGATAACGGTCTTTCGGTTCCGGCATTCTCGCACAATGGCATCCGCAATCGTGTCCAGATACAGGTCAAGAACATTGCCGAGGTCCTGAGCACTGAAATCACCGGCATTGATATGAACCTTGCTGATGTCTACCTCGACCGGAATTGTCTTCGTGTTAATTTTGCAGAGATATCCTTCCCGAATTGCATCCGGGAGTTTATACTCGAATGCAAGGCTGTCAAAGATATCGGACAGGGATTTCATATCGCTGCGGTCGGGTGTTGCGGTTACGCCCAACACTTTGGCATCACTGAAATGTTTGAGAATTCCCTTATAGGTCTTGGCGGCCGTGTGATGTGCTTCATCAATGATGATAGTCCCGAAATAATTACGCGGATACTTCATTAACCGATTCTGCTTGGAAAGAGTCTGAACACTGGCAACCACGACCATCTTATCGGAATCGAGCGCCGAGCTTTGCGCTTTCTCCAATGCAGTCTCAAGCCCCGTCACCATCTTGAGCTTATCGCTTGCCTGCTGCAAAAGCTCTTCCCGGTGCGCAAGAATCAAGACATGTTCGCCCTTTGCCACCTGGTCGTTCACGGTGCTTGCAAACACAATAGTTTTGCCGGTTCCGGTCGGCATCACAACCAGCGTTTTCTTATTCCCGGCATCCCACTCTCTGTGAATCGCCGCAGCAGCTTTCTGCTGATATGGCCGTGGGTCAATTTTCTTTGTCATCGTCATATGTTTACCTAAAAAAACAAGCAGGCCCGAAATGAGCCTGCCTTACATTTTCCCAATTTAGTTTATTGCCCGCTGCATCACAAATATGATGCCGGTTGCCAAAACCATAACGCCAATGTCTCTGACAACGGTTCCGACCCGTTTATCATTGGTAATGTCCTGATTCCAGTGAACCTCCCACGACTAAAGTCGCGGGCTTCCCTCCAATTTATTTAGGAGGGA